TTATTGTATAATAAATATATAAGGTTGGGAAGCAAACCACCTTGTAATAAAATAATTTTATAAAAGAGTAAACGGAGGAAAATCTAATGACTGAAGGTTCACGCAAAGTATTTAATTTTTTGAAGGAAAACTATGGTGAGAAGCTGACTAACGCTGATATCGCTACTTCTCTTGGCCTAACTGGTCCTACTGTTGTAGGTTCTGTTAATGGTCTTGTAAAGAAAGGCTATGCCGTCCGTGAGGAAGTTACTATTCCCGCAACAGAAGAAGGCGGTAAGGATGTTAAAGTTAAGTATATTTCTCTGACCGATTCTGGCATGAGCTTTGACCCTGATGCCGAAGCGAAGAAAGACTAATAGATAATCTTCTTTAGTATAAGAGGAGAGATTTTAGACAGAGAATCTCTCCTCTTAAAATTTAAGATTATTTAGAAGAAACCAGTATTTTATAATAATTGTGAGGTATTTTAAATGTTGAGACAAGCAGATAATAAAGTGCGTATTGAGGGTATTCTTAGTGAAGTTGATATTAAGACTGGTGAATCTAAGAAAGACGGCAAGCCTTACGTAATGGGCGAAATCAAGGTTAAGGTAACTCAGGATATTAACGGAAAAACCGAACATATGGAAATTCCTGTTAATATGTTTGCTACTAAAGAAACCAGGAAAGGCGGTCTTAATCCCGCTTATGAAAATATTATGAAGATTAAGGAAGAGTATACAAGTATTGCTTCCTGCGGCAACGAAGATGATGCTAGTAGAATTCGTATCGACAGAGCTGAGATTGGAGAGAATGCGTTTTGGGGTAATAATGGGGTTCTTGTTTCCAGACCTCGTATCCGTGCTTCGTTCTCTACTAGAATCAAGAAAGATGAGTGCCAAGAAGTTGCTAACTTTGAAGCAGTAATTGTCATTGGAAATATTAAAGAAGAAGTAAGAAATGATGAACCAACTGGACGCCTTATTGTAAAAGGTATTCTTGTTCAGTACGGCGAGAGAGCAGATGTTGTTGATTTTATTGTAGCTTCCACTGATGCCATCAATCACATTCAGACTTACTGGAATGAGGGAGATACTGTTCGTGTTGCTGGTAAAGTAAACTTCTCTTCTCGTGTTATCCATGAAGAAAAAGAGGTAGGATTCGGTGACCCGATTATCGAAGACCGTACTATTTCTGTGAAAGAACTCATCATTACTTCTGGCTCTCAGAGTGCTCTTGACGGAGATTTAGCTTATGAGGCTGACGAAATTAGAGAAGCTCTAAAAAGACGCCAAGCTACTCTTGACGAGCAGAAAGATAATGCGTCTAAGAAAGAAGCTGCACCCGCGGAGAAGAAAAGCAATGATTTTGGATTTTAAGGAGGTAATCAACAATGATTAACATCCTTGAATTGCAGCCAACCAAAATCAGTAGGAACCTAAAAGGTAAGTTTATGTTAATTTATGGAGAGCCAAAAACCGGAAAAACGACTCTCCTTAGTAAACTCCCTAAATCACTCATTTTAGCTTTTGAACCCGGTACCAATGCATTAAATAATATTATGGTTGCTCCTATCACAAAGTGGTCAGATTTTAAGGGAATTTTAAAGCAATTAAAAGCTCCCGCTGCACAGGAGAAATATGATTTTATCGGAATTGACACCGCCGATATTGCATATGAAATGTGTGAGAAATATATCTGTATTCAAAATGGAGTAGACAATATTGGAGATATTCCTTATGGAAAAGGATATGCTCTTTGTAAGAAAGAATTTTCTGATTCTTTCCGAGAAATGGCTCAATTAGGCTATGGTATTTGTTTCGTTTCTCATAGTGCGGAAAAACAGTTTAAGAATGAGAAAGGCGAAGATTATACAAGAATTGTTCCTGCTCTTCCCAGTCGCCCCTATGATACCATAAATAAGATGGTAGACATTATAGGATATATTCGTAATATTAAAAATTATGAAACAGGTGAGTCCAAAACTTTCTTGTTCTTCCGTGGAGACGATAGATTTTTGGCTGGTTCTAGGTTTAAGTACATTGAACCTAGAGTAGAGTTTAGCTATGAAAATCTCGCTAATGCTATTTATGATGCAATTGATAAGCAAGCAAATGCAGATGGTACAACAAGCACAGACGAATATAACTCTTTCTATAAGCCCGAAGAGGAAAGTCGCTCATTTGAAGAAGTTATGAATGAGGCAAAGGAACTTTGGGTAAAATTAACTGACGGAAATGAGGCTAATGCTATTAAGATTTTAGACGTAGTAGAAAAAACTTTTGGTAAGAGAATGAAATTATCAGAAGCTACCGCACCTCAGAAAGACTTACTTGAACTCGTCGTTAATGAAATGAGAGATATGTAATTTTGAGGAAGGGCTTTATAAGTTAAAGCCCTTCCTCTTTTATTGAAGGAGCGTATAAATGAAAGTAATAGACACAAATATTCTACTTCATAATCCTAATATCTTAGAAGAAATAGAAGATGCTGTTATTACTATTAGGGTAATCGAAGAAATTGACGGCTTAAAGAAAAATATAAATCCAGAAGTAGCATATCAAGCACGGCGGGCGAGCTATGCAATTCTTTCTAATGATAGTAAAATAACCTATTGCGAAGAAAGGAATGATAGACTTAGCGTTGATGATGAACTTGCTTGGCTCTGTAAAAAACATAAATGGGAATTGATTAGCAACGACCTAAATCTTCAAATTAAATGTAGATTTAAGAAAGTGAAATGCTCTGGATATTCTAAGGTTAAGAATAACTATACTGGCGTTATTTATTTAGCTTTAGACTTTGATGAAGCTGGATATAATAAAGATTTAGAAAAGTTACTTAACACAAAAACTCCTCCAGAGCCTATGGCAGAAAATCAGTTCCTTATTGTTCAAGATAAAAACAAAGAAGTCACTGATTCATACGGCCAGAAACATAAGCAGACAATAATGTCTTTTATCTGTAAAAACGGAAAATTAGAAATAGTAGATAATCAATTTGTAAAAAATAAATTTGTTAATACTATTAAGCCTAGAAATGCAGAACAAGAGTGTTTAATTAAACTTCTGAAAGATAAAGATATTAGTATTATTTTGGCCGCAGGAACTTTTGGAGTTGGTAAAAGCTATCTTCTTATAAACTACGCTCTTCAAGAATTAGAAAAAGGTAATATAAATAAAATTATCTATGTACCCAACAATGCGTTTAATGAGAATACTAGAGAAATCGGTGCTTTGCCCGGCGATTTATTTGAAAAAGAAGCTATCCATATGGGAACTCTTATGGATATTGTTGGCCCTATAATTGTTGAAGAAATGGTAAGAGAAGAGAAGATCGAAGTCGCACCAGTATCAACTATGAGAGGAAGAAATTTCACCAATAGTATTATTATTGTGAATGAAGCACAAAACTTAACAGAAGATCATGTTAAATTGTTGATTGCTCGTTGCGGCGATGGGACTAGAATCTTCTTTGATGGAGATATTAAACAAGCTGATAGTCATGTTTTTAGAAATAAAAACGGATTAAAACTATTGCAAAAACTAAAAGATAGTCCTATTTTTTGTAAAATTTTCGGGACAGTAAAATTAGTCACCATTGAAAGAAGTTTAACTGCACAGGCATCTGCGTATTTAGATGATTCAATTTGACAATAATCAGGAATTATGATATAATTAAAAGAAAAGGGGTGAGAAAATGGGTAGATTGGTTAAATGCCAGTATTGTCAGCAAATGGTTGATAAAGATATAGCTGTAAGATTTGATGAAAAAAACTTTCACGAAAAGTGTTGTCAAGAATATCAAGACAGAAAACAAATCTTTAAATATGTCGCTCATTTATTCGGGTTTAAAAGCGAAAATAAACCCGGCCCCGTCATAATTTCTCAATTAAAAAACTTTAGAGAAAAATATCCGTATTATACTTATAAAGGAATTTTAAATGCTCTCACTTATTTCTATGATGTTAAGAAAGGTTCTAAAAAGAAAGCGAATGAGGGAATCGGTATTGTTCCTTTTGTATATGATGAAGCACAGGACTATTATCAAAAATTAAGTTATAAACAAGAAAAAGTGGCGGAAACAGTTATCAAACAATTAGAGCAAGAGCCGGTGGTTATAAAGGTGAAAAAACAAATGGAGAAAAAGGAGAAACCACTTTATAATTTAGAAGAATTATAAGTATTGGAGGTCGCATTAGTGAATTTAGATAAGAATACGATTCTTCAAATATTTGGCTCTCTTATGAAAAATCCTATGCTTTTAGCAGAGGTAGATAAGTATTCATTAACTCCACAAGATTTCTCCACTAACTTTGAAAAGTATATTTTTGCCGCAATAAATAATTTATATCAGAATGGTGCAGAAAGAATTAGCGTAGTTGATATTGATAATTATTTAGTTGGTCATGAAACTGTATACGGAGTATTTACAGAAAATAATGGTATTGAATACTTAAATGACGCAGAAGATTTAGCAACTCTTGAAAATTTTAATTATTACTATAATAAGTTAAAAAAATATAATGCTATTAGAGATTTAAAACTTATGGGTTTTAATACTAATAAGATTTATCCAGAGAATATGCTTGATGAAGATAGAGAAAACAAACTGAATGAGTTTGAAAAAATGTCTGTTCAAGATATTTTTAATAGTGTTAAAGCAGATGTTGCGAAAACAGAGTCAAAATACGCAAAGAAATCAAATACACAAACTTTAAAAGCAAATGATGGAGTTAGGAGTCTTATTAAAAAACTTAAGACAGCTCCAGAAATTGGAGTTAATTGTCAAGGAGAAATATTTAATACTGTTGTTAGAGGAGCTAGACGAGGAAAATTTTATCTTCGTTCCGGTGGAACTGGAACAGGTAAGACAAGAAGTATGGTTGGCGATGCTTGTTATATAGCTTATCCCATTAGATATAATTCAAGAACAGAACTTTGGGAAAATACAGGAAGTTGTGAAAAGATTCTCTATATTGGAACCGAACAAAAGCCTGATGAAATCCAAACTATGATTTTAGCTTATCTTACAGACATAAACGAAGAAAAAATTCTTTATGGTAATTTTAACGAAAAAGAAGAAGAATTATTAGAAAAAGCAATGAAACTAATGGATATCTATGAAGATAATTTTATTATTTCTCAGATTCCTGACCCTAGTATAAATGAAGTGAAAACTCATATTAGAAAATTCTGTTTAATTGAGGGAATTGAAAATGTGTTTTATGATTATATTTTCTCTAGTCCAAGTCTTCTTAGTGAATTTAGAGACTTAAAAATTAGAGAAGATGTAATTTTAATGATGTTATCAACTACTCTCAAAGATATCGCGGCTGAACTAGATATATTTGTTATGTCAGCGACGCAAGTCAATGGAGAATTGGATGATAAGAAAGGTATAAAAAATCAGACTTGCTTACGTGGAGCAAAAAGTATCGCAGATAAAGTCGATGTTGGTTGCATTACAATGAAAGTTACTCAAGAAGAATTGACTACTTTAGATGTTCTTATTAAAAAAAGAGGTATTAAGCCAACTCAAGTAACTGATATTTATAAAGTAAGAAGAGGTCGATATAACGATGTTCGTATTTGGAGTTGTATGGATTTAGGAACTTGCAGAAAGCAAGATTTATTTATAACTGACGCAAACTTTAAAGAAATAGATGGCTTTCAAACGATTAGGATTTTATTTGATGAAGATAAAATAGGCGAATATGATTCTATATTAAAACTTCTTAATACTGGAGAAGTTACAGAAAAGTTAGAGGAAGTATTAGAAGAAAAAGAATTAAAGGTGGAAGAGCTAGGAAATTCTGACCTTAAAGATATTATCTCTGAACGTCCAGTTTTTGCTGGTTTATTGTTTTAAGAAAGGGGAGATAAAATTTGGAGAAGTTAGACTTATATGAACTTCAAAAGAGTTTAACTACTGAGAATATTGTCACTCTTGTCACTAGTCTTGGTGCTGATAAATATGAGGATAGAGAAAATTATATTATTTTTCCTACTATTTGTCATAATGAGAATTCAGAAGATGCAAGTATGAAATTATATTACTATAAAAATACAGGATTATTTACTTGCTATACAGATTGCGGAGAATCCTTTAATATCTATACTCTTATTGAAAAGGTTTATGGTCTTCAAGATAGAGAAATTAGATTCTCAGAAGTTGTAAATCTCGTTGTTGAAAGATCTGGTATTGATTCCTCTCTATATCAGTTTGGAGAGAAAAGATATAAAAGTACAGCAGATAAATATAAAAAGAAAAATAGGCAAAGAGAATTAGAAATATTTGATGATAAAGTATTAAGTGTTTTTGATAAACATTATCCGATAGAATGGATAGCTGAGGGCATATCAAGAGAAAGTATGGATAAATATAATATTTTATATTCTATATCCAGAAATAAAATTATTATTCCTCATTATAACATTGATGGTCAGTTGATTGGAATAAGGGGAAGAAGTCTTAATAAAAGAGAGATAGAAGAATTCGGTAAGTATATGCCTGTTGAGGTAGAGGGAAAATGGTATTCTTTTCCTTTATCACAGAATCTTTACGGACTTAATATCAGTAAAGAGGGAATAAAAAAGAAAAAGAAGATAATTCTTTTTGAAGGCGAAAAATCTTGTTTAAAGTATGATAAGATGTTTGATGATAATATTAGTTGTGCTGTTTGTGGAAGTGCTTTTAATAAGAATCAATTAAATATTCTTTTAAAAAATTTTGAATTAGATGAAATCATAATAGCTTTTGATAAAGAATTTGAAAAGCACAATAGTGAAAAGGGAAGAGAATATTTTGACAAATTAGAGTATATTTGTAAAAAATATCAGAACTATTGTAATTTTTCATTTTTATTTGATAAGGAGAATTTACTAAAATTAAAAGATTCCCCAATAGATAGAGGAAAAAATATTTTTCTTCAATTATATGACCAAAGAATTCGTATTAGGAGTATATTAAACTAATGAAATATAATTGTAGACACATGATAAAAGAGAATTTTTTAGAATCTCTCTTAAGACTAAGAGGGATAGATAATTATTTAGAATATCTAAATCCAAAACCAGAAGATTTATGTAATCCATACAATCTTGACAATATTTCTGAGGCGGCAGATTTACTACTAGAGAAGTTAGAAGATAAAACTAGTGAAATCCATTTCATTGTTGACTGCGACCAAGATGGGTATACTTCATCAGCAATGCTATGGAATTATATAAAAGAACAATATCCAGAAGCAAAACTTCATTATCATATTCATTCAGGAAAGCAACATGGCCTTGAAGATATGATTGATAATATTGAAAGCTCAGGAGAAAAAATAGACCTTATGATTATTCCAGATGCAGGAAGTAATGATTACGAATATCATAAGAGATTAGCTAATATGGGTATTTCTACCATTGTTCTTGATCACCATGAAGCAGATAAATATAGCGAAGATGCTATTGTAGTAAATAATCAACTATCAAAAGATTATCCAAATAAAGGACTTTCTGGTGCGGGCGTAGTATATAAATTTCTTGAAGTTCTTGATGATAAATTAGGTATCCAAAAAGCAGACGATTATATGGATTTGGCCGCCGTAGGTATAGTTGGCGATATGATGACTATGACTACGATTGAAAATAGATATATAGTGTCAAAAGGATTAAGTAATATTAAAAATAATTGTATTGAAGAAATTATAAATAAACAATCTTTTTCAATTAAAGATAAAGACCATATAACTCCAATTACTGTTTCTTTTTATATTGCCCCTCTAATTAACGCAGTTATTAGAGTCGGAAGAGAATCAGAAAAAGAAACTTTATTTCTCTCTCTCATTGACGGAAAGAGAATGGTTCCAAAAATTAGCAGAAATAAAGTTGTTGAGGGGCAATTCGAATCACTTGGTGAACAGAACGCTCGTAACTGCGTAAATGCGAGAGGACGACAAAATAGAGCTAAAGATAAAGCGATTGAGCAACTAGAAATGAAGATTGTTAAAAATGGCCTTGATGAAAATAAGATTATTTTTGTTGAAGTAGATAATGAAGATATTGATTCTACTCTTACCGGTCTTGTTGCGATGCAACTGATGGCTAAATATAAAAAGCCAGTAATTGTAGCAAGAGAAAATGATGAAGGGTTCTTAAGAGGAAGTGCTCGTGGAGATACTAAAAGTGCTTTAAAAGATTTAAGACAATTCTTTATTGATAGTGGATACTTTGAATATGCTGAAGGACACGCAGCTGCTCATGGTGTTTCTATTGAAAGAAAGAAATTAGAACCATTTATCAACTATGCTAATAAAGAGCTAGCTGATGTTAATTTTAATGAAGGAGTCTATGAGGTTGATTTTGTTTTCAAAGCGGAAGAAGGAGATAAAATAGCTGAAGCTGTTTTGGATTTGACTAAATTTCCTGATATTTGGGGGAAAGATAACGAAGAACCTTTAATAGCCGTCGAAAATATTAGATTAAAAAGAAGTGATATTACAGTTTACGATACTAAGTCTCCAGCAACAATAAAATTTACTTATGCCGGGATTGATTATTTAAAATTTTCTGCTGATGCTTTTAAAGAAGAATTAGACGAAATGAAAGAGATTGAACTTACTATTGTTGGTAGAGCAAATCTTAACGAATGGCAAGGTACAACAAAACCACAAATATTTATTGAAGATTATAATTTAAGAAATCCTGTTTTTGATTTTTAAGGAGAAATTTTATGGTTATAGAGAAAACTTACTGTGATTTTTGTAAGAAAGATAAAGAAAATATAAAGAGAATTTATGTCTTTAAAAGAAGAAAATGTGATGCCGCAGGACAAATGGAAGATGATGATTATCCTATAGATTTATGTCCTAACTGTATGGCTAGAGTAATTTCCGCAATGCAACACGGTGCGAAACTAACAGAAATATTGCCAGAATAAAACTTAAACTGATAAACCTTCAATTCTTGACTTTATTATAATAATATGTTATAATATAAGAAAGAAGGTGAGAAAAATGATAGGAATTTATAAAATCACTAATAAAGTAAATAATAAAGTTTATATAGGAGTATCATTAGATATTGAGAAACGATGGAAACAACATAAAATAAATTATCTTAATTCCTCAAACAAAGAATATAATAAATATCTCTATCAAGATTTTCGTAAATATGGAATTGAAAATTTTGTTTTTGAAATTTTAGAAGAGTTGCCTAAATCAGAAATTTATGAAAGAGAGAAATATTGGATAAAATATTTTGATTCTTCTGTTTCTGGTTATAACGAAACTTTAGGTGGAGAATGTGGTAGTTTAAAAGGACATTGTTCAGGAGAGAAAAACGGCAGAGCTAGATTAACTAAAGAAGATGTTATTTTAATCCGACAAGATTATAATAATCATATAAAGAAAAAAGATAGTTATGAAAAATTTAAAGATAAAATATCTTTTGGAGGTTTTAGTAAGGTTTGGACTGGAATTACTTGGAAAGATATAATGCCAGAAGTTTTTTCTAAAGAAAATAAAGAATGGCATTCTACTTTCGGAAAAACTAATTGCGGAGAAAACAATGGATGCTCTTTGTTAAATAAAAATCAAATTTTAGAAATTAGAATTGCGAAAAAGAATGGTAAAGATAAAAAAGAAGTTTTTCAAGATTACTCAGATTTAATAGCTTATTCAACTTTCGAGCAAATTTGGTATGAAATGACTTATAAGGAGGATGTTTTATGAATATAAATGAGATTCCTAGATGTGAAACACATAGTCATAGTCATTTCTCTAACGTCCGTTTGCTTGATAGCATAAATAGGCCAAAAGATTTGATTTTAACAGCAGCAAAGTTAGGTTTAAAAGGTATTGCTTTAACAGACCACGAAATTTTAGCTGGTCATGTTGAATGGCTTCAATTAGAGAAATCTTTAAAGGAAAAGGGGGAAATCCCCCAAGACTTTAAATGTATGTTGGGAAATGAGATTTATTTGACTGATGATAGGAGAAAATCTCAAAAATATTTCCACTTTATTTTAATTGCGAAAGATACAGAAGGTCATAGGCAGTTGAGAGAATTATCTTCTAAAGCATGGTATAACTCTTACTATGATAGAGGTATGGAAAGAGTTCCAACTCTTAAATCGGAATTGAAAGAGATTATTGAAAAAAACAAAGGCCATATAGTAGCAACTACAGCTTGTCTCGGCGGCGAGCTGCCCAATCTTGTTTTAGCTTTAACAAAAGCAGAAAGTGCAAGAAATAAAAATAATGATGAAATTAACTCTATCAAAGGAGAAATTGTCAGTTTTTTAAAGTATTGTACTGACCTTTTTGGAAAAGATTTTTATATTGAAATTGCTCCAAATGCAGATTCAAAAGAGCAAATAACTTTTAATAATAGAGTTAAAGATATAGCAAAAGCTCTCGGAATTAAAATGATTTTTGCAACTGACGCTCATTATTTAACAGCAAAAGACAGACCAATGCATAAAGCTTATCTTAACTCTAAAGATGGAGAAAGAGAAGTCGATGGATTCTATGGTGCGGCCCACTTAATGGATAATCAAGAAGCTTTTGACAATCTTTATCCTTTCTATAATGAAGAAGAGTTTAGTGAACTGTGCGGCAATACCATGGAAATATTTGATAAAGTAGAAAAATATGATATTTTTCATAACCCTATTATTCCTATGGTGGATGTAAAAGATTATCCAAAAACTCTTTCTTATTTTGGGGTTAATAATAGTTATAGAGATGAACTCGATTCAAACTGGAAAACAATTAAGTATTTACTATTATCTGATAATATTCAAGAGAGATATTGGATAAACCAGTGCCTTGAAGGGCTAATAACTAAAGATCTCTTTGGTAAAGACGGATATATTGACCGCATAGAGATAGAAGCAGATATCATTAAGACTATTAGTGAAAAATTAGGGAACTGCTTATTTGCTTATTTTAATACTTTTCAACACTATATTGATTTGTTTTGGGAATGTGGCAGTTTAAGTGGCCCTGGTCGTGGTTCTTCAGTCTGTTTCCTTTCTAATTACTTACTTGGTATTACTCAGTTAGACCCTATTAAATGGGAACTTATGGAATGGCGTTTCTTAAATAAAGAAAGAGTTGAACTTCCTGATATTGATACTGATTTAAGCCCAAGTAAGAGAAAGTTAATCTTTAAAAGAATTAGAGAAGAGAGAGGAGAACTTAATTTAGTTCAAGTTTGTACTTTTGGGACAGAAGGAACTAGAAGTGCAATTCTTACTTCTTGTCGAGGATATAGAGGAAAAACTCTTGAAAACGGAGAATTTGAATATCCTAACGGTATTGATGTTGATATTGCTCAATATATGACCGGACTTATTCCTCAAGAAAGAGGATTCTTATGGCCGCTAGATGATGTTATTAACGGAAATGAAGAAAAAGAAAGAAAACCTATTAAGGCTTTCTTAGAAGAAGTAAACAAGTATGATGGTCTTTTAGATATTATGCTTTCAATTGAAGGACTTGTTAATAAAAGAAGTCAACATGCAAGTGGTGTTATTCTTTATAATAATTCTCCTTTTGAAACTAATGCTTTAATGAGAAGTCCAAATGGAGATTTAACAACTCAATTTGCTTTGCACGAGAGTGAAGCATTAGGAGATACCAAATTTGACTTTCTAGTAACGGAAATTTGTGACAAAATTACAAACGCTTTGAATCTTTTAAAACAAGATGGATATTTTAAAGAGTGTAATTCTTTAAGAGAAATCTATGAGAAATATCTTCATCCAGAAGTTATCAATCTTAATGATAAAAAAGTGTGGGAAGCTCTCGCGGCTGGAACAGTTCTTGATGTCTTTCAGTTTAATAGTGACGTTGGACTTCAAGCAGCAAAACTTATTAAAGCAGAAAATCCTATTGAAATGACAATGGCAAATGCTCTTATGAGATTGATGGGAGAAAAAGATAAAGAAAGACCTCTTGACCGTTATGTTCGTTTAAAAAACAATATGAATGAATGGTATAGTGAGGTTAGGAATAGAGGTTTATCAGAGAATGAAATAAAAGTTCTTGAAAGATATTATCTTCCTCGAAAAGGAGTTCCAGCACTTCAAGAAGATTTGATGTTAGTATGTATGGACAAGGATATTGCTCATTTTACTTTAAAAGAAGCAAATAACGCAAGAAAAGTTGTTGCAAAGAAGAAGATGGATCAGATACCTGAACTCAAAGAGCAATTTTTAAATAATTGTCCTAATCATAATTTTGGTGAATATGTTTGGGAAACAACAATGGGGCCGCAGATGGGTTATAGTTTTGCACTCCCTCATAGTTTGGCTTATAGCTTTGTTGGCATTCAAACTCTTATTCTCGCAACTGAATATCCAAGTATTTATTGGAATTGTGCTTGTCTTATCACCAATAGTGGTGGCAATGAAGATGCAGAGGATGAAGAAGATGACGATATCAAGAGCAATCAAAATTGTGTATCCGAGCTTATATCAGTATCAAATAGTAATGATGAAAATGATGATGACTCAGAAGCAGAAGAAGACGATGAAGATAGTGGCGAAGAAGATGCTCCAAAGAAAAAGAAAAAAGCAAGAAATACAAACTACGGGAAAATCTCAACCGCAATCGGAACAATGCAACATGCAGGAATCTCAGTTTCGCCACCAGATATAAATAAGTCATCATTTACTTTTATTCCAGATGTTGATACAGATACTATAATTTATGGGATAAAAGGAATTAACAGAATAGGTAACGAACTAGTTAATGAGATAATTAGTAAAAGACCTTATAATTCGATTAACGATTTCTTATCAAAAGTAAAAGTAAATAAACCTCAAATGGTAAGTTTAATTAAATCTGGAGCTTTTGATAAATTTGGCGACTCAAGACAGGAAGTTATGAATCAATATATTGATTTAATTACTGAAAAAAAGCAAAGATTAACACTTCAAAATATGAAAATGTTAATTGAGCATAATCTAATTCCGGAAGAGCTTTCTTTTGAAGTTAAAGTATTTAACTTCAATAAGTATCTTAAAAAGTGTAAAACAGGAGACAATTATTATCTTGATGAAATTGCATATAAGTTTTATGAAAATAACTATGATTTAGATTTATTATGGTATGAAGAAGATACTTGTTTAATAGCTCAAAAAGATTGGGATAAGATTTATAAAAAACAAATGGATTCAGTAAGAGAGTTCATAAAAGAAAATTCTTCTGACTTGTTAAATAAATTAAATTCAGAACTTTTCGCTGAAAACTGGTCTAAATATTGCGGCGGCAGTATCAGCAAATGGGAAATGGATAGTATTAGCTTCTATTATCATGAGCATGAATTAGCTGATATTGATGAAAGTGCTTATAATATCTGCGATTTTACAGAGTTATCAGAAGAGCCAGATGTCGATAAAGTTATAGTGATGAATGGTAGAGATGTTCCATTATTTAAACTTCACCGAATAGCTGGGACTGTGCTCGATAAAAACAAAACAAAAAACTCTATTACTTTATTAACAAATTATGGAGTTGTAAATGTAAAAATCTATCAAGCTCAATTTGCAAAATATGATAAGCAAATAAGTCAGAAACTCGCGGACGGCCGCAAGAAAATTATTGAAAGGTCATGGTTCTCAAGAGGTAATAAACTTATGATTACTGGAATAAGAAGAGGAGATAATTTTATTCCAAAAATTTATAAGAATAGTATATATAAAGAACCAATAGATTTAATAAAAGAAGTAGATGGAAGTGATTTAATATTAGTCACTCATAGGGCGGAGGAAGAGTAATGGATATAGGATTGCTAGACCAAGATGCTCTTTCTTCCCCAAACACTTTTCTTCCTAACTTAGAGATAATGAAACTTTCAACTTATTATAAAAAAAATAAGAATTATGTTTCTTTTATCTTAGACCCTAATAAAATAGAGAGATATAATAAAGTCGTTCTTAGAAAAGATATGAATGACGAAGAGTATCTCTCCGAGCTATTTTTAGAAGATAAGTGTGAATACGGCGGCCTTGCCTTTACTAATGGAGTATATGTTCCCTTAGCTGAAGAAATAGAAGATTCTGTCCCTGATATTTCTATCTATAATTCTTATTTCAAAAAGATACTTATAGGAAAGAAAAAATATGAAGATTTACAAAGAAAATTATTAAAAAGTTCTTTTATTAGATTATCTTCAAATGGACAGACTTGTAATTTAGATACTTCAAAAGGTTTTATCGGAGACGGAGCAAGAATTGAAAATGTTATTTATATTTACGATATTGGAATATTTAATATTCTAAACGCATATGAAGCTATAGATAATATTGTTTTAGGGAAAAAACAAAAGGCTAAACTTATTTATCCTCAATACTCTGATGATTTTTCAGAAATTGAAAAATGGTGCAGAAAGAAATGGAGTCATAGCGAAAATCGTTTTATATATGATAAAATAATTCTAAATAAAGAATTGAAAGAAATTTGTGGAAAATCTCCAGAATTTGTGTCTAAGCCAGTAATTTTAATGTGTAATGACAAAAGTGAGACTTACACAGATAATTTTTTAAAATCTGATTTTAGAAACTCTCTAAATAGAATAATTTATACAATGACAGGAAAATTTAAGATTAAGTTTGAATGTAAAAGAGAACCAAAAGATAAAAACTTTAAAATGTTATATAAGAATCTGATATTGTGGAGTAATGGTGGATTCGGAAAGTTTACTTTTAGAGAATATCTTTTTGGGAAAGGTCAGAAAAAAACAACTATCTTTTTAGATAGTCTTGCAGAAAATGATGCTTCTTTGAGAGAGTTAATTAGTATTGCTCCTCAAAAAATTTATAGCAAAGGAGGAAAATGGTTATTATGACTGATATTGAAAGAAAAGATAGAATTGATTTTCTTAATAAGCAAATAGAAGAAATTCTATCTCCAAGTAAATTTACTCTTAATAATATAGTTTTAGAACTACAAAGAGAAATTGGAAAATTACAAGACGAATGTAATCATAAATATCATGAAGGGTTTTGCGAATACTGCTATAAATCCGAGGAGTAATAAATGAAAAAATCGACCGTAATTAAATCTAACAATACTAAAAATTTCAAAATTCATAGCGTGAATATTCCAGAAATAGACAATATTCCAGATATGCCGCCAGTAAAGAAACCTTGCGGGCCAATTAAGAAAGCTGTAAGAGATTTCTTAGACACAAAAGAAGTAAAAGATTTTAATAAGATTCTTGAGATTGCAGATACATTAAATAGAACTATTATTATTGAAGAAATTGATGAAGAATCTGGCGTTGTAGCAGAGAGCTTAATCCGTTTTTGGAATAGATATGATGAAGAAAATGAAATCCCTATTGAAGAGAGAGAGCCAATTAAGATATACATTGATTCTCCTGGTGGTTATCTTACTTCTACTTTTACTATTATGGATTCAATTAAATTATCAAAGACTCCTGTTTGGACGATAAATATAGGTTGTGCTTATAGCGGAGGATTTTTTATCTTTATTTGCGGGCACAGAAGAATTGCTTATCCAACCTCATCTTTCTTATATCATGAAGGTAATGGTAGTGTTAGCGGAGATGCCAATAAATTCCAAAATCAAGCAGATTTTTACAAAAAGCAAAGACAAAGATTAAAAGAGTTTACTTTAAAATATACAAAAATTACAGAAGAGCAATATAACGAGCATATAAAAGATGATTGGTGGCTATTCGCTGATGAAGCTTTAGAATTAGGAATTGCAGATGAAATAGCAACTGAATTCATCTAAGGAGTAGCTAATGGAACTGCTTATTATTCTAATTATTATTCTGGCCTTTGGAGCTGGAATTATTATAGGATATTTTGTAAAAAGAAAAATAAATCAACAAATAAACAATGATATAGTGAAAGCAGAAATAGATATTCTCAATAACTATCGTGAAAAGATAGAAAGTGCTAAAGAAGAATGGAAAAATTTAAAAGAGCAAACAGAAGAGGCAACATTCGCTTTTAATAATTTAACTGCAAGTATGAAAGAGGCACAAGAAAGAGAATTGAAAATTTGCTACGAAAATGGACTAGAAGAAATCAAACGGAAGCTTCTCAAAGCAGACTCTGAATTGAATGCAAATTATCAAGAAAATAGATTAAAATATAGCAAAGAAATTAACGAGATTAAATCTGAATTAGACTTTTTTAAAGCCGCCCGCAGAGCCATAATTGATGACCAAAAGCGGCAAGAAGAAATGGAAACGAATAAAGGTTTTTATATGCTTCAAATAGGACAATATGATAAGATGGATATAGAGCAATTAAGACTTATTGAACCAAAACTTCATAATAAAGAAGTATTAAATAAGTTGATATGGTCAACCTATTATCAAACTCCTTATAAAGATCTAATAGGAAGAATATTTGGGACTAGAAAAGTCTCTGGAATATATAAAATAACTTGCGTAGAAAATAATAAAATTTATATTGGAAAATCTGTTGACGTTGCTAATAGATGGTCTGAGCATATTAAAAGTTCTCTTGAAATAGGAACAATAGCTAAAAATCAACTTTATACCTTAATGAAGGAGAAAGGAGCAGAAAATTTTACCTTTGAATTGCTTGAAGAAGTACATAAAGATAAGCTCCTTGAACGAGAGTCGTATTGGATAAAGTTTTACGAAACTGATTCTTATGGTTTGAATATGAAGGGGTAAGTCTAAATTTGACTTATCCCTATTTTTATGGTATAATATAATTAAAGAATTGTAAAGGAGATTCCTAATGAAGAACTTAATAAAATACTATCCCGAAGGAGTTTTATGGCAATATATGAGTAGTAATGATCATCATTGTCATTGTGGCTCAAATGTTTATCATCATGAATATGACGGAGAAAATATTTGGGGAGTATGTAATGCTTGTGGAGAAAAACTATATCAATTAAAAGACGAATATGCCGAGAGAGATTTGGAAGAAGGGGAATGGAAATGATTAAAATAGACAATATTGAAGTATTTAATTTTGAAGGTTCTTTAAGGGGTATGCGAAATCCCATGAATAGTTGGGAAAAAAGTGACAGTTTTTGGAAGATAGATGATATACAAGAAAGAGTAGAATTATATAAAGATAATTGCGGATATGTTATTGGAGAAAAAGATTTAGAGCTAGCTCAACGCCTAATTAGTGGCGGCCCAGTCCATTCAAAATTTATGAGACAGATTTTTGTTAGTATGGATATTGATGCTCCTCTTTATTGGTGGAAAGAAATGGATACTTATAAAGTAGGAACAACCGCCAATTCTTGTAGCACAATGCACAAGATTCATAGCAATAATATTGATAAAAATTTATTTAGTTTAGATAATTCTTATTCTTTAAATGAATATGAAAACGAAGTTATTGATAGATACTTGCATTTACTAGAAGATTTAAGAGTAAAATCTAATAATAATGACAAAGAGGCTTGGCGTCTCCTAATTCAATTACTTCCTGAGAGTTGGAATCAAAAAAGAACTTGGACTGCTGACTATGAAACTCTTCGCAATATCTACCAATGGCGGCGAAACCATAAATTAAATGAATGGCATGATTTTTGCCAAATGATTGAAGAACTTCCTTATGGGAAAGAACTTATTTGTTATAATATAGGAGGAAACAACAGTGAAGCATAAACTATTTATTCCTATTTTTCAAGAGGGAAAATATGTTTTTCAGTTTACCAAAGAAGAACTTGAAAAACTTTTAGACGAAACTTATGAAGAAGGATATAAAGAAGGTAGAAATACTTGTCTCTATCCATATTCAATTACTACTAGTAATAGTGGCACGCCGACCTACGATTCTACTAAAATTACCTGTTAAGGAGAAAATAAAATGAGATTGCTAAAGAAAACCGAAGAATATCGTGTGGATAGTGAAATTGAAGCAAAAGAAGTAATGGAAAAATTTCGTAGTGAGGCCGCGGAAAAGGGCTATAGTGTAGGTTCTTGTGGATATACTTATAAAGAAAAGAAAGCAAAAGGGGAAGTAATTGACGAAGCATGGATTGTGAAAGTTGTGAAAATTTACGGAACTGTTTGGGATAATATTTAATAAAGAGAGGTAAAGATAATGGCTGATATTTTTGATATGCAAGGAAATAAAATAAGTTCTGATAAAGACGTAGAAAATACCGCTATGGGGTTAGCTTATATTTTTGATATGCCAGATGAAATGTTTAAAATGGTATACCCCCAGATGAAAGAAGAGTTTATTAAAACTGTTAAGAATGGAGAGTTTGAAAAAGAAGCTTTTCAGCAAGGAGTTTCTGCAAAAGAGAAGCTAGAAGCAATTAACTCTTTTAAGGATTTAAGAGAAGAAATCAAAGATGAGTTGAGTGCAGAGAAATTAGATTTTTTATCTCTCTTAATTGAATCTATGGAAAATATTCTTAACTCAATTGGATATCGTGATTCTGTTGCTGTAGCAATAGAATTTTGCCACGAAAATGCAAAAGAACCAACTTATGCAAATCCTGACGACGCTGGCTGTGATGTTTACGCGGTTGAAGATGATTTAATTGCACCTGGGGAGACAAAGATTATCCCTACTGGTCTTAAAGTTGCTATTCCAGCAGGTTGGATGATTAGTGTAAGACCAAGAAGTGGAATGAGTGCCAAGACAGGCATCAGAGTGGCAAATGCTCCCGGAACTATTGATACTGGCTATCGCAATGAAGTTGGAATTATTCTTCATAACACTAGCGGCATTCCTTATGGCGTCCATGTTGGGGATAGAATTGCTCAATTTGTTATTGAGCCAGCTCCGATGATTAAGTTTAAGAAAGTAGAAAGTGTAGCAAATATCGGAGAGAATAGAGGTGGAGGATTTGGTCATACCGGAGACTAACGACTTTGGCACTTTATTTGATGCGGAAGCTTTCTTAGACGAAGATAATGATTTAAGATTAAAATTAACTTATCTTGACAAAGAAGAGAACCATACAACTATAACAACTGGTAAAATACATTATTCAAGTTTAGAGGTAGAATGTTGTGGATTTGAAAAAGAAGCCAGAGCAGAGATTTCTATTGTTCCAGATAAGTTAGGAAACTTATTTATAATGGAGACTTATAAATGAAATTCAAAATAGAAGATATTAGAAAGGAGTTGGAGGATAGAGGCTGGAAATTATTATCAGAACAATATCACAATTTGGACACTGAGTTAGAAATGATTTGTCCAGAAAATCATAAAGTATACTTAACTTATAGAAAATGGAGAGTATATCACGAGTGTCCAGTTTGCAGTAAAAATCCTCTAAAATCTTCTGAGATGAAAGTTGTTCCAAAAAGAAGCGGAGCAACAAGAATATTAGCTCTCGATCAAGCTACCAATGTTAGCGGTTGGGCTGTATTTGACGATAAAGAGCTTATCCAATGCGGGACTTTTCAATCTAATCAAGCTACTTTAATAGAGAAGATAGAAACTGTTCGGCAATGGGTGGCTAGTATGGTTGATATGTGGCAACCTGATAGGGTAGTTATTGAAGATATTCAACTTCAACAATTTGGAGCAAAAGACGGCAATAATGTTGAAGGAGTAACTACTTATAAAGCCCTTGCTCATTTACAAGGAGTTCTTTTAAATTTCTTTTATATAAACAATATTAAAAATGATGTTGTTCATGCGGCCACTTGGCGGGCCTATTGTGGAGTAAAAGGAAGAACAAGAACAGATAAAAAAAGGAGTGCTCAACTTCTTATTAAAGAATGGTATGATAGTAGTGTTACTCAAGACGAAGCAGATGCTATTTGTATTGGAAAATATGAAGCAGAACAAAATTTTCATAATAATACTATGATAGAATGGTAAAAGAAAAAGAGAGTCTATTGACTCTTTTTCCCTTTATATTACGCGGTAGGCACCCCAAACTAATCTGTCTTTCGGATTAAAAGTATCATATATTATTCCGTCAATACTGCAAGTTATGTGTCCATTCATGGTGATTAAATAAACTCCTCTTGGGTGCGACCGCACGAATTCACCAACAGAAACTTTTAATTTATCTTTACATCCACATATTTTTTCAAAATTTCTTTCTAAGTATTCATCAATATATATAACGTCGTCGGGCATTATCGCCTGTGCTTGAGCAAACTTACTCAATTCTTCAAAAGTTTCGTCCCAGGAACGCCCTGTTGCGAGAGAAATTGCTCTCACAGTGCAATCATTAACTCTTCGACCTCTCGGATTGGCGTTATAATATTTAAACATTATAATCAGATATTTTTAAGTTTCTGGATGTGTTTTCTGATAATTTCTTTTTCCTCTGGAGATTCAGCGAAATCCATAGTAGATTCAATGAACATACAGATAGCGTACATTAGTTTTTCAAGCCCATCGTACATTCTTTCACTGTCCCCGCCATCACGGTAACGACTTCTGCCGTACTGATACATATCAGCTCCATCCATGATACGGTCTAAATGCTCATTCCATCTGTCGTCTCCACGATATCTTCCACCGCGGCCACGCCCCGAACCAGGGACGCCTCTTCTACCATAACTATCATCATCATAGTTGCCATAGCCACCATCACGATAACCGCCATCTCTATAACCTCCACGTCCATAGCCACCTTCGCCGTAGCCATCGCTATATCCGCCTCTCATTTTACCTTCACCTTCCTCCATCATCTGTAGTTTACTGATATTTTTTGCAATATCAACTAATTTATAGGCATTGTCTAAATTACCAGCATTTAGACCTGTTTCTTCAATCTGTTTTAATTCTTTCTTTGCATTTTCTAATAGCTTATGCATTACTTATCAGCTCCTTTTTGAATAGAATTTACTGCTAGTGCAGCAGCTTGAGCTGGTGCTGGGGCGGCCGCAGGAGCAGGAAGAGAAGCTAAATAATTTGAGCATTGAGAGCAAGGAATTCTTCCCAATAGTTTGAATACACCACTAGCTATATCGGTATGGACGCATACTGAATATCTAGTTCTTCTATTTATGGCACAAGCAGTTACGTTAGTGCAATCTCCATTTAGAAGAGGATAAGTAGTAGCTGTATCTGTTCCAATAGTGATCGCTACTGGGGCTGTTATTGTAGTAGTATCAGGCAAGTTTTGTGCTATTACAATACAATATTTTTCTTTGTTTGCATAATTGCCTTGTGGAATATTTATTACTAAAGTATTATCAGCAAAAGTCACTCCACTAGAAATTACAAGTCTATCACATAGTCTTTTATAATTTGGGCAACTCAATATAATCACTCCTTAAAGAAGAGGAGAGTATATAGTTATACTCTCCTCCAAAATCACGCATTAGCGGAGAATCTGTTTAGTTAATTAGCAGCATCCGCAACTAGATTGGCAACCGCAACCGCAACCAGTTGGCATACCAAAAGCTGCCGCATAAGGACTGCAAGTAATATATGCAGGTTTGGCAACAGGCATTAACTGATTAACGATATTGCTAGTTTGAGAAAGCTGTGATAACTGGAACTGAGCAGATTGTAGTTCAGTACGTAAGCTCTGTAGTTCGCTTTGAGTTAAATAGTTGATGATTCTATCAGTGTTTTTGTCAGCAGCTACCATAATGTCGTTAGTTGATTGAGCAAGAGCATATTTAATATTCTCTTGTCCACGGCCTAATTCGCAGCAGCAAGAAGCTAACTGATTAGTTAAGCTATTAAATCCAGATTGATTATGGAAATCGCTCTGCATAATAGTTTTATCTACTCCGCAGAATCCCTGACCAACCTGATAGCCTAAGTTTGCGATAGACTGATTAACTCCATTGAATCCTTGGCACATACCAAGTTGAGTCTGGCAGCAGCAATTCTGAATAGCAGAAAGTACGCCATTGATGGAATTATTAGTTGAGTAGAAACCATCACACATACCTCTTTCTAATCCACGAATCCCATTGTCTAACTGATTGAAATTGAAAGCATCAGTCACGCCTTGAGCTGTTGCAGGAGTGCAGCATACGTTATACCCACTTGCTCCACCGTTGACGTCGTTTCCGCCATTACCGCCGAAACCTCTGTTACCCCAGCCGCCAACTGCGAAGAATAGAATAAGGATTATAACCCACCATGCACCATTACCTCCGAAAGCTCCATCTCCATCACCATAACCATTATTACCACGGCCAAGAGCAATCGCGTCAGCTACGGAAATTCCTTCACTACCCATCATTTGTAGACCTCCTTATAATAAAATAATTTTATAATAACAGTTTGCTTATAGTCCTTTTATCATATTCATTAAATTACTCATTTCACTATTAAAGTCTTTTCCTTGTTGACCTAAGAACTGTTGAGCAAACTGTTGTAAACCTTGAGTATCTCCCTTTTGGCCCATTTGTAAGATATTTTGCATTGTGGGGTCGTTAGGGAAATTTTGTTGAATAATTTGTTCTGCTACTGCCTGAGGATTTCCTCCTTTAAGCATACCTAATAATTGCATTGGATTTAAAGCTGCCATTCTGATTTACCTCCTATTCTGTCTTTCATCTTGGCTAGTTGATTTTCTATCATTTGAATTTTTTCGTCATGTCCCTTTAATACTTCAACCAAACGCTTATTTTCTTTAATAAGTTCTTCGGTTTCTTCTGACGGAACAGGACTAGCGGCTGCACCAGAACTTGCACTTGCACTTCCTTCTATTGGACTTAATCTATATCCTAGTAACATAGGATTGCCATTTTGTAAAGCTTTAATATACATAACATTTTCTTGTAAACATAACCCAACAGATATACCTACTCCTGCGGGAACATTGCCGATATCAGAAGCTGTATTAAGATTATAAACACTTCCCGTTGGTTGCGGGAAAAGTGGCTGATTCATTTGATTCCCTTGAAATTGTTGATTACTCATTAAAAACTGTGGATTCTGTTGCGGCGGTGCGACTTGCTGGACATTTGTTGGCTGATTTGAGGGAGGAACGGAAGTTGCACCCTGTCCAGTCTGTCCAAAATACGGATAGTTCATTTAATCACCTCAATTTTATTTTTCCTTCCAGATATTAGTGAAAAACTGGGAGAAATTTTACAAAAAATTGGGTATCACTATAAAAAAATTTCCAATTTTCAACTTTATATAAAAAAATACCCTAACCTAATGGTTAGGGTACTTATTTTTATAGAGCTTATTCGATTACAGGATCTAGTGCATAAATATCACGAGGTGAGAGTTCTAAAACTTCGAGTTCTTCAAGAGTAAACTTGGTATCTGGAATATCTACTTCAATATCCTCTAATTCCCTTACTCTCTCATTACACTCAACTTCTTTACCCTCAATAATTTCAACATTGCCATTTTCTAAGAAGATAGGCTGGCCATTCTCGTCTTTCTTTCCAAATTCAAAAATAATATCTCTCATTTTTTCATTAAAGAAAGTTTCTTCTGTTTCAATAGCTTTAAGCAGTTTCATAAATTTGTAAGCTGTTTTAGTGGGCATTTTAGCGTCCACAACGGTAGCACCGATTCCTTTAATCTGTAATGCAGTATTCATATTAACTTTCATTAAATAGTCAACGCTCCTTTTAATCTTTTCTGTAATTATATTATACCAGATTTTTATAATAAAGTCAAGTTTTAAACTAGTTTCCCGCAATCAATAAATCCTCTCACCATATGGGCATTTGTTAAATCAAAGCGAATAAAAGGGTTGTTTGGTATTCCTGAATCAAATTGAACATAACTATTTCCGGTTTCTCCCGCAGAAACTTGAAGAGTATGTTCTGGTACTTTTGTGTTTATTCCAACTTTTTTATCTCTAATGCTCATTGTTGGCCTTAAACTTCTTAAAATAACCGGAGAGCTTTCAGCTATTAAAGTATATCCATTTAAGACAGAAGTATCTCCCACCAAACTTTGGCCAGACTCTATTTTTGCTAATGCTTCTTCTGATTTTATATTAGTACCAACAACTAGTCTGATTTTTACATACCAGTTTTTATTAGCATCTTTTGTTAGAGAATTATTTGAGTATAATATTGGAAAAGTTTTATCGGTATTTTTAAAATAAGAATCTTTTACTATGTCTATAATTTTAGGCTGTCCATTAAAATTAAAATTTGTTAAACTATCTGAAAATGCAATTTGTGCTATTATAAATCTTCCATCTTTGTTCTCTTTTAAATCTCTTTCAAAGTTTTTATAAATAAATTTCTCTAATGTTGTCCCTTCACTAATAACAGTTCTAGTATTAAAGTAGTCATTGGGAGAAGTTATAAAACTTCCTCCTATGTCAGCTATTGAAAAATTCAAATTTATTGGATTTTCTTCTTTTGGTTCTGAGCCGCTAAAGGCGATATTATTTATTTGAATTATTGGAGTAGTTTTTCTACAGACAACAATGTCCGAGAATGAATAACCACCTTCTTCTTTAATAAAATCCGTAGAAATTTGATTAGAGACAATTTTTCCATTTTCACTTAATCCTTCATCTACAGCTATAATCTTAAAATCTATATTTGCGTTTTGATTATATTCTCTTATGACATGGTTAGTAGTATAAAAACTATTATCACTTATAGATTTTTCTCCAATATCTGCTATTGATAACGTTTTTAAAATTGTATATTCTTGATTGTTTACTGAATATAATATCCTATACTCTGAAATTCCTCTCTTCCCATATCCATTCACGCTTCTAATACTTCTTGCTGGTGGGAAAGAAAATTGAAGTTCTTCTCCTGAATTCATTAGTCTTGGCAGTTGTCTATCTTTTAAAGAGGTAGCCTGTTGGCTTGTACTATTTGTGATATCGTGAATTGTAAAAGTTTCGTTATCAAAAGTTGGTTTATCTGTGAAATCAATTATTATTTTTTTAGAAGAATAATTATCTGATTCAACATCAAATGTATCATAAGCATAAATTCTTAATTCAACACTATATGTCTTTGTTTTATTTATATTACTAATATTTGAAAAACCTATAAACTGTTCAGTACTACTTCCATCAATAAAATCAAAATTTTGGACTAATGCATCTGGATTGCTTAAACTTAATTCATTTAATAAAATGTCTTTTATTTCATAGATATTGCTATTATTTTCTCCAATAATATTTGAATTAAAATAAAATTTTGCCTTATAGTTATTGCAAATTGAAGAATTAACATTATTGACTTTAACATACTCATCCGGCTCACTTCCATTTATCGCATAGCTTGGAGCAGCCAAAGGAAAAGAAATAGTCATAGATTCTGACGACAATGCTGTTGTATTTGGTGTAATATGCAAAGTGATTGATGAAGATGGCGTTATCAAAGTGTTTGAAAAATGTGGAGCTGTATTTGTAATAAACTGGTCAGTTTCGGCAGGAATGGAAGAACTAACCCCAAAATTATTCACAAAAGTAATTCGATATTTTACCCAATATTGTCGATTTTTCTCATTTATAATTCCTGTATCAATAAAACTTCCTGATAAGATTCCATTAGAAAAAGCAACTTGTAAATTTATGCCAGAAAATTGATTATCTGTTAAGCTTTCATATATTATTTGAGAATAAGTAAAAGAATTTGGAGATGATACGCATGAGCGTTCTATTTTTATTCTTGAAATAGAAGTGGTCGCTCCTATATTAAAGGAAAAATTTAATTTCGCTTTTTCTTGAATTACTTTATATAATCTTATCCTATTTTTTAAATATCCATTAGAAGAATCGTTGTCAAAATTAAAATAAACAGGATTATTTTCAGAATCATAAGCGATTGAATATTTGGGAACAACATTTCCGTCTTTATCAAGAGGAATATTAGTAAAACTACCTATATAATTTGGAATAGGAGGTCTCTGCTTGATAGGAGTATGAGCAATGTCTGAGTTTTCTATTGAATCATTAAAAATTAAATCTAAACGATAATACTGTCCAACCTCGATATAGGGTAAATAAATATTTGATTTATCATTATAGTCTATGGTCAAAATATAATTATTATTAGACGGAGACATATTTATTGACGATACCGTTTTAGATATAGAAGCTCTATATTGTAAAGTACTAGCACTATTTCCAGTGTATATGTTAATTTTAAGAGTGGAGCCGCCCTTTTTCCGTACTGCGGCCGCACCAGCGACTAAAGCTAAGGTATAGTCTATCCTTCCATCTATCGTTTCTGTTTTTACGATAGTAGTAGTTGGCTTTGTATTTTTATATACTGTTACTTCTTTATAACTTGAAGTGTTATCAAAAATTTCAACCCTATACTTATTGATATCATTTACTGGACTCGCATCAGTATAAGAAGTAGAACTTCTTTTAGAAGATATTGTGGAACCATTCCTTTTTATATTATAATAAATTGTATCTCCATCTATATCTAAGCCACTATAATTAAGAACAGGAGAATCAGAAGAACTAGCAAAGTAAGTTTTATTTATTGATAAACTATACATTGTTGCTAATGTATTGTCAGCAGTTATTCTATTTGATTGATTACTATAGCTTGAATTATAGTGATTTGCATCTCCATTTGCCATAACTCTGAAGTAGTAAATACTTCCTACTGAATAACCGCTAAGATTTTTCAAGTATAAATTAGATACTGAAGTTCCATTTACCTGACCATAATTTATCCAACTACCATCATTTTTTTTATATTGTAAATAATAACTCGCTGCACCAGTAACAGAATTCCATGAAACATTGAAAGATTCTTCTCTTTTAGCTGAGGTTTTACTTACTGTTGGTGCATTAGGTGTTGCACAATTAGTTATATAAGATGGAATAGTAATTGTCATATTCCCGTTACTAGTAAACCCATTATAGATCTGTCCAGAATATTCTAATTCTCTCATATAATTACAGTTTACACTAAAGGTATAGGTGCCTGGTGCTAAATTGTAAAAAGTTTTATCCCACATGTCGCCGTAATGTCGAGTAGTTCCATTAGAATCAGATATTGCCAGAGTATTATAAGTCCCAGCCATAGGAGAAGAACCAGATATTGTAAATGGAAAAGACCCTAAATATAAATTCCAGCAGTAATATTTTAAAGATAATCTTAAATTAGAAGTTGTACTTGTACTAGAGCTTCTATCTATTTGATATTGTAGGTGCAACTGGAATTTTCTTCCAGTTGCAACACTACTTCCTACTTTAGTACTCATTTCTTTAAGCTGTTGCATTCCTTTTCCTCCTTTTATTTGATAACAAATATATCCACTCCACCTTCAACAGATTTTACTGAAACAGTATTTATTGGATTGTTTATATTATTTCCATAGTTAAAATTTACTTCTGGAGTTTTTAATACTATTTCTACTTGTTCTTCTTTTGTATAAACATAGTCTTTAAAAATTTTAATTGAAGGAGTCTCTGAAGAGTCTATATTAAAAGATAAGTTAGTGTTATTTGCTTCTTCATTTACTACAAAACTAACTAAAGAAGTATTTAAAAAGCTATCTTGTAATCCATCTTTCCGTTCTCCGCCCAATGCTGAAGCTCTATTAGAGCGAGTTTCAATAACTCCTTCCTCAAGCTTTCTTTTTACAAAATCAATTTGTTTTTGTCTAATTAAAACGCCATAATCTTCTTTTGTTGAATCAGGAAGCTCAGAAATAAGTATCTTTTGAGAGATAAGTCCCTCCATTGTATCATCTGAGAAAATATATGGAGTTTCACCAGTTGGAGGAAAGTCAGAAAGAGGTACTTTTTTCTTATATATTTCTAAATCTCCACCAGAGAAAAGCTGCAATCCATTTCTATTAAAAGAAGCTGCAACTATTTCCTCTTGCAATTCCGGGTCTGTATATGAAATATATAATTCTCCAGTATTATCACCAATTTTTAGTCCTCCAATTCCAATAGTTCCTGAGATCTCCGCGTTGTCACTTTTTATAGTTCCAGCAAAATATCCTTGTTTTGCAAATAAGAAACCGTCATTAGAAACAAAGAAATTTGGAAGATTATTATATTTATCTATATCAGAGCTTCTCCAGAAATCAATAACGTCAGATTTATCTGTAAATTCATTATGTTCAAAAGAGATTTCATTCAAATTACTATCTGGCTTTGCTCCTCCCCACAGAACTAGCCCATTCTTTTCATTTAATAGAGTAGTAATTCCAGTTTGTCCAGTAGTTATAGTTCCTTTTAAGAAAGCATTGTCTGAATAAAGACCATATCCCTCTAAGTTAGTCAAAGTTGAATCTGACAAGATATTTTTGAAAGCTTCCGAAGGAATATCAGTAAGTTTTCCTATTACTACTTTTTTTACATGACTTAAAGTTTGTCCTACCTCTTCATTCTCATAGACAGTTAAAGCCAAACCAGAACCGAATCTAGTTTCAGATAAGCTATTTAAAAATAAACCCCCTTCTCCCTTTTTACCAAGCGAAATTAAAGTTAAATCTCCAAAATAGCCTTTATCTATACTAATATTTGAAAATTGAGAATTTAAATTAGTCTTTAACTTTAAAAATATAGATTGTTCTCCTTCAACATTTTCTATTCCAGCTTCATATCCAAGTATTTTAATTTCTTGAGATTCTCCAAATGATTGTTGTACTAAACAGACGTTATTTATTTCTAAAAAGTCTGGTACAGTAACTTTAAATGGAGTGCTTGAAATATCATAAGAAAACATATCTTTATCTTCTAGCCATATCCAAGTATACTCATTTCCATCTTGTGTTTCTACTTCTAATTTATGAATTTTACTTGCCGGTCTTACTAAAATAGCTCCGCTAGAACATTGAATTTCATTATATTTTAAAACAGATGCTTCTATCGTTCCTCTAATATTAACATTTTCAAAAGTAGCTGAACCATCTTTTTTTATTTGCCAAGCTTTATAACCCTTATCAGTTTCTTGATAAATACCGTTCGTAGAGGAAATAAATATTTTATTATTATCATTATCTTTACCTAAAACTAATTGTCCAGTAATTCTGCTGCTATTTCCAGTAATGTTTAAGTTACTTGCAGTAACTTCTCCTTTTGCGGTAACTATAAAATTAGATAATTCTTTAATTTCAGTATCATCTTCGCCTGTTTTATTTTCTATATCTAAATATTTTTTTAAGAAATTTTTTCCATTTTCAGGGTCATTTGGATTTTCTTCATTGTTATAAATTTGATAATCCCCGGATAGGATAACTGCACCATTATCATATAAATCTCCATTGGCAGAGGTTTTAGGAGGATTTATTAAAGAAAAATTATTTCCCACTAATACGTATCCTTTAATTTCTGCTTTCTTTGTTAGATTTAAATCTCCTGTATTTATTGTTCCAGTTCCAAGTATTTCAAAAGTTTTTGAAGTATTGTAGATAGAAGGAATTGAGGAGCTGCCATCTAAAATAATTTGATTTTGTAGTCCAACTTGAAATAGACCATTTACTATTCCAGAATCAGCAGTAATTGACCCTTTTATGACAGCTTTATTACTATATAATTCTCCATTATGAGTAATATAAAAAGTTGGCCCATCTTCTTTTTCAATATTTGCTTCTCCTTGCTGGAAAAGTCTACCGGCCCATATCGCGTAGAAGTCAGTAATTTTTTTATTGACTTCATCTAAATTTAAGACATATGTATCATTATTATTTATGTCTTTAAAAGTATAATTTCCTAATTCTTTACTTACGCATATAACTGGAATTATTTCATTATTGCTTTTACTTAAATAGTACTTCCTATTTATATGAATATCATTTAAGGAATATGCTTTATCAGAAGAAAAACCAGAGTTATAGATTTGTTCATTTTCTACTACAGCGTATGTCTGTCCAATACCCAAAACACCAAGAATATTACCACTTCTAGCGATCAGATTTCCATCAAAACTACTATCACCACTAATCTGAATTGAATTTGCTGATAAATGTCCTGTATTATCAATAGTAAAATTATAAGAAGTTGCTCCAGTTTGTTCACTTGGTGCTCCTTTAGACCAAAAAACATAGTCAGAGTAAGAATCTTCACTTCCCTGATTTTGATATGCTCCTCCTTGAATACCGATAACAGATGTTTCGGCGGTTCCGCTTAATCCATCTTCTGAATCTGTATCTCCAATAAATAAATTTTCTGCTAACCACAAACTACCATGTTTATTTGTTTGAAGAACAATTTGTCCATATTCATTTCTTAAAGTAAGTCCATATAAAGATTCTATTCGTTCGGGCGATTTTGAATTAAAATCTTTTCTTCTAGGTGCTCCTATACCTTTCTCAGAAAATCCTAAATCTATTCTTGCAACGTTATTTGGATGAAATTGAGCTTCTCCTCCATTACCATCGCTATTATCATAAATTCTTATTGAAGGTAAATCAGTGCCAATTTCAACTGAACCAGTTTTACTATTTATAGCCAAACCTCTCCAAGTTAAACTAACTAGAGATTTTTTCCCGATATAATCAAGTCTATCTTTCCAAGTAGGAATATCAATAGTTCTTCCTAAAACAGGAGTCATCATCTCTCCACTCATATACCAAGGATTTCCTTTTTGGTCATATCCAAAATCAGCAGAGGAAGCTCCTTCTGTTAAATTTTCATATATTAAAGATTCTACTTGAGATTCATTTAAAGAATACTCCTGGGTTTGCCCCTTAAAAATATAACGAAATTCTAAATTTCCTGATAAGTTAGTTTCCTGTCTTGTTCCAGTAAAAACAACGACTTCTTTCTCCGCGGCCGCACCGTAGTAATACGCAGCTCCATTAGTCAAATCTCCTGCTAAGATAGGTGTTGAGGAATAGCCTTTTGATACTGGAGTGCTTAATAAATATAATCCATGTTGGTCAAATCTAACAAAACCGCTCTTATTAAGAGGTAATACTTCTCCGTTATCTGATATTGTTTGGTAGGCTGTTATTCCAAGATTATCCCAATTATAAGAAGGTATTCCTTCATTAGATATTGTAACTCTATTGGTATTTATCTGCCCAGTAGTTATAAAGGCAGCATTCATACCATCTGCTTGGAAACCAGCAGTCCAATTTAAACCACCATCAGTCGTTACGTAAATACCATCAGCAACAATTCTTAACCTTTTAGCTGTATTGTCAAGAGCTTTAACTTCAATTCCTTTGTCACTTATAATAACACTTTGATTAACAGACTGAGCCAAAGTTAATGAATTATTTAATAAAGTTTGTTGTAAAACTGAAACTAAAATTTCTCCATTGGCAGTAAAATTTTCTCCGCGAGAATAGATTAAATCTTTAGTTTGGACAGTTTGAATTGTTGCAGAAATTCGAGAAAATAAATCTTCAAATTGAGTCCTGAAATTCTGAACCGTAATTGTACTTTCATTCTGATTATCTAAAACGTCATTTATTTCTGAGATAATAAAACTTTCTTTATGGAGAGTTTTTTCTTTTCCTATTATATCAAATCCGAAAAAGTCCTCATCACAAACAAAAGTTTTATCTCCTACATCTATATCAAAAATTTCGTATCCTGGCATAGAACTTAAATTTAATACGTCTATACTGTAAGATATTTTAGGTCTCCCTGAGACGGCCGCGACTCTCTTTGCATCTAAATAGTATTTATTATTATCTGTGTAACTATTATCAGACCAAGTTCCTTCACTAATAAATCTTCTATATTTATTCTCAAATACTCTGACAAGATTTGCCCTCTCTTTAGTGATATTGTCTAAAATTTCTTGAGATTTCTTTTGCTTAATTAAATAGGGATCTGGTTTTCCTTCCTGTCCCTTAATATACTCTTCTTCATCCTCATTTGACACAGAGAAATCAATATCGCATAACCAGCCAGTTCCAGGATGAGCTTTTTCTCTTTCTTCATCAAAATATCCTAACTGTTTATTTATCTTTTCTAAAGATTTATAAAGTTCATCAACCGCTCCGGCGAAAGTTCTAGCTGATCTATAGTAATTATATAAATTGTCTGCGGAAGGCACTCCTAATCCGTGGGAAGTTGTTTCTCCCTTCATAGCTTCGTAAGTAGTTCCTGCCGTTACTAAAGTATATTTATCTCCTTGATAAATAATTCCATTTTTTACTACTACCTTATCAGCACTAGTTTTACCAGAGTAAGACCAAGTAGTTGGAATATGCTCGGCATTTATTGTAGCATTCTCTATATTAGATTGAATTTGCATAATAGTAGATATTCTTGAATCTTTTAAATTTCTAATAGTAGAATTCAATGCTGAATAATTCTTATACTCTTCATTATATTCATTCTTTTTTTGCTCCATTCTTCTTGAAAAAGCCATATCTTCCGAAGAAGTTCCAAACATGTCGTTAATAAAGGTTTTAGAATCTAAGCTACCTATATCCATATAATAATTAAAATCATAAATAAAAGATTCTCCGATAGCATTTAAATCTGAATCTGCAATACTAACAATTCCTGTTGAATTCTTTTTAGATTCAGAATTTTCTACCCAAATTTTAGTAGCAATTTCATCGCTATTTATTGTCCTTTGTATTGAAGAAATATTTGTTCCATAATGGAAACCAGCCCACTGATTTTTACCAACTACTTCTCTAAATTGGATATACTTCTTTTGATTTCCATATTTATCTCTTTTTATTTTTCCGTTTTCATAATATTCTACATTAAATCTAATCCAACCTTCAAATAATTCTGCTAAGGTTTGTAATAAATTATAATAATTTGACTTCTCCTCATTCAAAGTTCTTACTTTTTGAGTACCAGACTCTGTATATTTTTCTATTTTTGCGTTTTTACCAGCTTCAAAATAAATAGGATTAGTAGAAGTATCAGAAGAATAGTAATATAATTTAATTTTTTCTTCCACAGGAGCATTCGTAATAACATCCTCATCATCTGGGAAAATATATTTATTACCAAAAGCACTTTTTGATATTACTTTTGTTCTTTTTCCCGAACCAGATAATCCTAAATCAGAAGCAATATCATTAGCAGATATCTCTTTTAAATCTTTAGGAATAACTTTATATAATTGAACCTTTTTTATTTTAATTCCGTATTTTGATTTGTCGGCTCCAGAAGGAATTGTTGGTTTAATCATAAAATATGGATTATTAACTTTATCATTTAAAGTAAAAATTAAATATTGCTTTGAAGATAAAGATTTTTGTTCAATCACTTTTGCATTATTTGCTTCGACATTATAAGAGTTAGTTTGAATCAAAATATCAACAGTAGAAGCAACTGAACTATTTGCTTTTTCAAAATCAACCATAATAGCATAAACAGTATCAGAATCTAAAACTGTTTTAGAAGTTTTTAAACTTTCATTATATACCCAAGGGTCTTTTTCTCCTCCATATGGAGTTATTACTAAGTTATAAGATAAGGGGGTTTCTGGATTAGCCCATACTCCTTCTACTAAAGTTGTAACGGATGCTCTATCAGTTCTGGAATTTACTCCATTTAAATAATCACTTGTTGATTTCCAGTTAGAAGTATCAGTAAAGTTTTCTCCATTTGAGAGCAAATTTTTTGCTGCTTGTGGAGTGTATGAAATTATATCACTATAGCCCCAAATATCTCTTCCTTCTTTTTTATTTATCCAAGTCTCTCCATTGTCCAAAGAATATTTATATCTAAAGACTGCTCTTTTTAAATTATCATCAAGTTTAGAAATTGGGACTTCTACTGGTTCATCTTTTACACTTATCTTTCCAGTAATTTCATCAAAAACATAATTTCCATTACTATCCTTTTCGTAAATTTCTTCTTTTTCAATAAAATCATTATCCTTATGGTCCAAGTAAAGCCACTCTGTCCTTGGCTCACAATTTGACCAATCTGCTCCTATTATATTCCCTTGTTCGTCTTTCTCAATAATAGGTTCTCCATTTTTGTATAAAATTTTCTTAGATAATTCATCTATTGTCCCCTGGCCGCCGTGTTCTTCGTTAAAAGAAAGTTCATATCCTGTTTTAGATAGCTCATAAATAAGCATATCAGTGCAAGAATAATCAAAATATACAATTTTACCTTCTCGTCTTTCTTCTCTATTTGTAATAATAAAAGAATACCATTCATTTTTATAATAAAGTTTTACTTTTGCTTGAGGGAAAAAGGTATCTAATAATTCGTTTTTTTCTTTCTTTTTTCCTATGTAAAAATATTTAGGAATAGAAAAAGAAAGAAGATTCATCCCATTTATATTTCTGTTCAAATTTATATTGATGGCTTTTCCGGGATAAGTAGAAGTATGAGAAGCTAATTCTAATACTTCTACTTCATCAAAAAATTCTTTTTCTATTTTAATATCTTTTAAAGGAGAGGTATGAATCTGAACCTCTTCTAAATATCTCCATTTTACCTCTTTTGTTTCTTCATCATAACTTACAAAAATACTATTTCTATCATTTCCTGCTACTTTAATAGTAGTTTCTTGTGGAACCGCAGTTAGCATATCTGTAGTCATAGCGAATACTTCTAATTTTACCCTCGTATCTTTCCATAGACTCAATCTGTAAGGGCTAATACTCATTTTATCTCACCCCTTAATAATATAAATAATTATAATCTATTTGTAATTCAGAGATACCCTCTGTTATTGCGTACATCATTCCAGTTGTGGTTACTGGAATTTTAAACATAAATCCTTTTTTCAGAAGAAAATAAGCAGGAATAGTTTTTTGTTCGTTATCTGTTCCCATATAAGTAAAAGTAATTGTATTATTGTTTGTATTTATTTCTATATATCCAGCAGTATTTGCAACAAATTTTTCTTCTTCTGATACCGGTCCATATAGTTTAATATTTTCTTCTGTAGACGTACTTCTCGCGGAAATAGTGAAAGAATTTTTAGAACTTTCATTTAATGTTGTTGAAATTGAATTTTCTAGCCAAAATTTCTGTTCTAATAATTCACTATTTGTTTTTCTAAAAATTATTTTAAATCCAGTTTCTCTATCTCCTGGATTGTAAAGTCTTGCACCATATCTTCCTGTGCTAGAGTCAAATTTATTATATTCTATTGGATTTGATAAATCTTCAAGCATACCAGTGCTCGCGGCCCATTCGTCAATATTAGAATATTTTGCCCCATAGATTCTTAAAGAAATATCCGCTATTGAATCCGTGAAGTAATTGAAGTATTCTGGATTTATATTCATAATAATATTAGAATCGTTTATAGAAGAAGTTAGAGAAAAAGGAGAAACTTCTTCTATTTTTGTCACTACCGGCTCGGCTATCTGATACACAATCGTCACAGGCGTACCGGCCTCCTTCTGGGCAGCGAGCCAGGCTTTCCATTCGTCGATAGTGGCAAGCGACGATACAAAATACATATAACTCACAGTGGTATGGTCTGTGTACAAACCAGGACTACCAACATTAGCAGAATACGCACCATATTTATTGATAAAATGGCTGCACAAGCTGGTCTGATATCCGATGGCCTTATCGCTTGGCATCAATAAATAGACATATTTTGCATAGCCCGGATTAGTAATTGTCCTCCATGATTCCGTCCCGTCCAGCTCTATTCGTTTCCAGCGTTTTGTCTTCATACCAGTGGTTGCGTCATACTCATCATAAATATAATTATTTCCGTACAAAAATTCTAACTTTGGGAAAAGAGCTGTTTTGCCACTGTATTGCTGGTATAAAGTAACAGTATCTCCATATTCAATCTGTAAATCTATTGCATTACCAGATGAAGAATAATTTTTTTGATTTTTAAATAGTATCCAGCCATAATTATTGACATATTGGAGATTAGAGTCTTTAGAGATTTCAACTGTTGTAGTTACTATAACAAAAGCTCTTTTACCTTCAGAGAATGGCCCAATTGTTTTGATGTTTTTAAAAATGTACTCATTCGCGTAATAAGCTTCATTTGCTGGGATATTTAAACTAATAGTATATGTTGTATTTGGCTGTAACTCACAATCTGCATATACACATCCTTGATATTGATTAGATGCAACAAATTGAGGATTAGCAGCTATATTTTTCCCGCAAGTTATTAACTTAGTAGGCTGTGCCCCACTTATATCATACGGGTTATCAGGACTTTTCTCTCCCTCTCCAATTTCGATAGTATTTCCCCTTATTTTCTCTAAAACCGCAATCTCTTTATCTTCTAATTTATAATTTATAACAGAAGAATTTCCTCCAATACTTCTATAAATTCTATCGTCAATTTGTTCTCTATACCAGCCTAATTGTTTTTTTTCTCCGCTAACTACTCCTAAAGGATAATAGCAGATAAAGTTAATAGAGCCTTCTCCTTTGTAAACTCTTTCTTTTTTACCAGTCTCTTTATTATAAGTATCAAAGCAAATAAAAGATAAACTAGGAGAAGTACTAATTTTAGCTGTGTATGTTTTATAAGGTCTTTCGTCAAAAATTAACTCTCCTATTGCGTCCGGAGCGAGCCAATTTCTAAGTTCTCTAACCTGTCTTTCTGTTAATTTATCATAAGCGATACTTAAAGGAAATTCTTTAATATCTATATCACTACCAAAATAACTTTGACCCACTCCTCCTGGTATCTGTTCTGTATAGTCGATAGGACTAGGTATCAAGCTATCTTGATACCTAGACCCATCACTTACTGAATAGATATTAAATTCAGAGGAGTGGCGTTCATTAAAAGTAAATCCAATAAAATCTGTGTTTTTCGCCATCTCCATTTCCTCCTCATCTTGTCCTATTCAAATTGGTAACTTTTCTGTAATTTGACTTTTGGACTATATATTTCTCCATATCAGCCATCATATCTTTAGCAGAATAGTCATCACCTAATTCTTCTACATTTATGTGGAATTCGTAGTAAGTATCTCCAGTATTTTGATTTTGTTCAGCAGTATTAGAAGAAGAGCTATTTGACTCAAATACTTTTGATAGGATATCGCGGAGTTTTGCAATATTAGCTGTATCTGCGGCTGAAAGGAAAGCCTCTGGGCGAGTTTTTGTTCCATCAACCCAAGCGGGACCAGTATAGTCTACCATACCACCGGTTGCATATGAATTATAATGCCATCCAGTATCCCAAGGATATTTATTCATAAATTTAATGGGAACGTATACTATTTTATTATTTTCATCTTTTGCTTTCTGAGTTCTAACTCCATTTACCATACGAATAGTTTTTTCTGTCGTTTTAATACCCCAATCATTTTTCTCTCCTACTATCTTTTGTTTATTTTCATTAAAATAATAAGCAGTTTCTCCATCTCTGTTTTTTAATTCAAATTGAGTTCCAGAAGCAATAGGAGTAATTGCAGTATCTATATCCTTATCATCAGAAGCCCCTTTGGTTGTTTCTCCCGCTCTCATTGCATAATAATCAGCAATATTATATCCATAAGCAGAACCAGTTATACTACTAGATATGCCAGCAGTATTAGCGCTTTTTACATTTCCACCTTTACTTTCAAACAATCCTAATCTTCTTTTATATTTTCCTCTCAATTCTTCTACTAATTCATCATTCCCGATTGCTGCGGCATCTTCAATTTGAATTAACAAATTATCTAAGTCTGCTTGAGCTTGCTTCTTTGCAAAATTGTCATAGGTAGTTTCAAGAACTTCTATCTCTTTTATTGCTGCTTTTATGGCAGAAGTATCTGTTTTTACTACTAAAGGAGTATTACTGGCCTTATTTATAGCTGCAATATATTGATTTATTCCACCAGTTTCAATTTCTTTAAACTTTTCAATAATAGCTTTCTTTTGGACTTCTACATCTTCAGTTAATGCAGCCTGAGCAGATTTCCCTTCGTTAATTTGTTTTGTCCAAGTTACAATAAAATTTTCCTGCTCTGTTGTTGTCGCTCTTCTAAAATCTTCACTATGCTGAGTCATCCAAGCCAATATTTCAGAATCTTTCATTTCTAATAATTCTGCAACTTTTTGATTACTAATAGCATAAGTTTCTAATTCATAATCAAGTTGTGATTGTAAATATTCACTTCTTAAAGTTAATTCATCTGAAACTTTTTGAGTTTTTGCTTCTTCTTCCTCATATAACCTATCAAGAGCGGTGTTTGATTTTTCCTGTAATAATTGGTCAAGCTCAGCTTGCAAATCTTCTAATTCTTTAGTATAAATCCCAGAAGTGTCTCTACTTAATAATCCTATTCTATTCTGTAAAGTTTCAATTTGCTTATCTTGGTCTTGGTCTGATTGAAGCTGTTTTCTCTTATTGATATTCTTTTGAAGAGAAGACAAATATTTTTGGTCTTCTTGTTTAATTTTATTATATTTATCCTGAGTAGCTTTTACTTCTGCTTGCATCTCTTTTATTATCATATCTCTTAAAGTTTTCTCTAAGTTTATTTGATACTGTCTTAATTGAGATTCTAATTTTTGTTGTTCAATTAAATTTTGTTTATATTCATTAGAACTTGAGATAGCAGAATCATATAAATCTTCATACGCTCCTCTTACTTCTTCAATCTCATCCCATAGTTTCTGTAACTGTTCTGCTTCTCCCTCTGAAGCACCCTCCATAGATTTAGCAAGATTAACAAGAGCATCAGTATTTTGAAAAATATTTCCAGATGCGTCTACCGTTAAATATTTTCCATATTTATCATTAACAAAATCCCCTAATTCTTTCAAATCTCTATCGTAGATTTGTTTTGCTTGCTCCAGTGCAGCCTGCTGCTCCGCAAGGTTGAAAATTTGATTTTTTGCAATTTGTCCCGCTTCTCCACTATTTGAAGCTAATTGGAAATCTAAATCCAAACTCTTTTGAGTATTTTGAAGTTGTAAAATAGTTCTTTGAAGATTATAATATCTATTCATTTCAGCAATCATATCTTTATATTTTTGTATTAAATCATAAAGACGTTGCTTTTCTTTATCCGCAGCTTCAGCAGATGCTTTCATTTGTTTAGCTCTAATATCTGCCTCTGCGTACAAATAATAATTAGATGTTTTTTCTAATTCAATAGCTTCCTGTTCTAGTTGATTCTTCTCTTCTTGAGTCTGAGCTATGTCCATTAGTTCTCTTTTATACATTGCTGCTTGTTTTGATTCTTCTGCCATCTGAATAAAGTAGTCTTGAGTCCCCTGTAAACCAGAACCAATAATGCCTCCAGCATCTCCTGTAAACTTAAAACCATCACCAGTAGCAACAATTTGAGAATTTTTTATTAGTTCTTGTCCCATATCTTGAAGTAAACTATTCATTTTTTCTATCTGAGCTAAAGACAAGGAACCTTCAAGATTTGCTCCAAGAATATCAATTAAACTATTAACAGATTCAAGTTGAGCTTCTATATCACTAAGAGCATCTGTTGCCGTTAAACCAGTTCTATTAAAAATAGAACCCATACTATTAGTTAAATTAGACACATCTTTTTCATCCATGCCTATTTTAATCAAAGCAGTTGACAGTTTTGCCATAGAATTTGCACTAGAAATATTAGTTTTTCCTATCTCATTTACAACAGCTCTAATTTGTTCCTGGGATAAATTAGATGAATTTATCAATTTCTCATATTCTTCTTGGAAAGCTTGAATATATGCAGGAGATTCTTCTCCTATTTGCATGGCTATATTGGCAAATTGATATGCTTCTAATTCTTTTCCACTTTCTGCTAATTTATTTATAAAATCTTGATTTTTAGTAATTAAAGTATCATATTTTTTTGATAGCTCTTGAATATAAGCATCAGGAATAGAGTCAATAAGTTCCCAAACTTCTGAATATGAATCTCCTAAAGTAGACATTAAATAATCTTTTATTTCATTTTTGTCTACCTGTCCATCCTTTCTAAATGCCCCTATCATATTAAAGGAAGTAATATAGGCTTCTTGCTCTTTTTTAGATAATTTATTAAGAGTTGTAATCATTTCAGAAGAAACTTCTGCTCTTCTTTCTTCAATGATTTTTGCGCTTTGCTTAATTTCTTCCTCTGTTTTAGCCATGATTTCTCCGGTAGCTCCGTTTATATTCACAGCTAAGGCTTGTATTTCTTCAGGAGAGAACAAATATTCTAATTGTTTTCCAATTAAATTTCTGTTTTGAGAAGCAAAAGAAGAGCTATCTATTCCGGTGAAAGCTGCATCTAGTGAATCTCCCACTGATTGAGCTATCTTATCAAATTCTGCTTTTATTTGTGCTTCTTGTTCATCAAAACCTGCTGTCCAGTCATTCAAAGGAACTTGAAGTTGCTCTCCGATATTTGTTTGAAATTGATTATCTAATTCTTGTGTAAATTCTAAAATAGCATCTTTATAATTATCAAAATTTTGTTCAGTGATTTTTGATAAATCTAAAGTAATTCTTTTAGAGTCAAACCCCTCTCCACTTCCAGTGTAATCTACATACGAAATATCTTTAAGCTTATTTTGAAGCTCATTGAATCTTTCATCACTAGGCCCAGCAGAAATAGTAGCATTTTCTCTATTATACCTTCCTGTTGTTTTGTCATATTCAAAATCTTTCTGTTGATAAACACCATAAGCCTGATAAGCATAGAGAGTATCCATAATTTCATCATAATCTTTCTGCCGCTTATCAGTTTGCTTTTTAACTATATCTCCAATATTAGCGTTAGAAGTTGCTATCTGACTTTCTGTTCCAGCAAGAGCAGACTCTTGTTTTTTCAATTTTATTTTCTCTTGTAATTGAGAAATTATAATTTTATTTGTGCCAATTTCTTCGTCATATACTCCAGCTAACTCTGGATAATTTTGAACTAATTGATTATTTATTTCAATTAGCCTTTCTTTTTCTTCGTTAGTTAATGCGACTTTTTCAGATAAAGAAATATATTCTTCTCCTAATTCTGTCATGCTAGTATTTTCAGAAATTACTTGACTAGCTTCAGTGCCAATAGATTCAGCTATTTCCTTCATTTTTTTAATGCTTTCTTCTGAACCTATTCCATATTTTTGATTGTCTAAGCTAACTCCGATTCCTTCTCCCAAGAATGCGCCAAGAGTTCCTCCTAACGCTTGGAAAATTGGCCCTAAAATCATACCAGCACCAGGAATTAAATATCCTAAAGAACCAACAAGACTACCAACCATATTGCCGGCAGTTGCTCCGCCTAAAGCCGCAGTTCCTTTTGTCGCCGCATTGCCCATAATTGCCATAGTTCCAATATTAGCAAAGCTAGCTATTGTTTGTCCAATCAAAGGATTAAGATTTCCTATTTTTTTGGTAAAAGTAGCTAATGCTCCATTTGCTTTTTGATAGGCTTTTGCACTTTCTGCAATATCTCCTGGTTTTGCAAATAGTTGTTGCTGAGGATTTAAAACTCCTGCTTGATTTAATTTAATTCTACTATCTTGAGATATTTTACTAGTTTTTTCATATTCGGCTATAATACTTTTTATTTCTTTTTTATTTAAATTTCCCCAATTCATAGAATTTGAAGACTGTTGATTAGTTGTATTGGCTGTATTACCATTTAATGGAGTATTATTTACTCCAGCATTTACTCCATTTTTAATTTTATCTGCAAGAATTTTATCCATAATACTATTTCTAATTCTATTTTCTAAATCTACAACCGCTTGTTGATTTGCATCTTTCATCTTTGTAGAGTAGTTTCCACTGACAGTTGTCCAAGCTGCGGTAAAAGCAGTTGAAGCAACTTTAGCAGTATTTATAAAATTAGAAATGATTTTCTTTATTGTCATAATAAAGAAAGTTCCAAATACCGCGATTGCCGCAGGTCCAGCTTCTGCGATATTATTTATCATTTGCAAAATAGTATTAACACCATCTAAGATATCTTTAACTAATTCACTACCAACAACAGTCCCAATAAACTCTTCAAAACTAGATTTAATATTATTCATCTTAGCTTCTAAGCTATCAAGAGTCTTGGCAAATTGTGCTGCTGATGCTCCATTGCTATTTTGAGCAATATCAACTAATTCAAGAGTTCTCTCATAATTATCCATCATAGCGATAAAACGAGATTGCTGTCTTGAACCAGCTGCAATAGTAGCAACATAACGCTGAGTATTTCTATCAAGAGTATCCCATTTAGAGGCTAACTCTAAGAATACATCATCCAAATCTCTAAATTGCCCAGTTAAACTATCTCTTAGCTGTACCCCAACAGATTTCAAAGCAGTATCAACTTTGTTGACATCTACTAACTCACCATCAATTTCGACACTATCTCCAACAGCACTTTTCAATTCTTGGAATCTTGCAATGATAGTTTTCATAGCAGTACCAATATTTTCAGGAGCTTCACGAGTAGTTTCAATCATCTGTGATAAGAAAGCAGAAGTAGTTTCAAGTTCCATACCAGCAGATTGGGCGATTGAAGCAGTTTTTGTTAAAGCATAAGAAAGCTCATCAGTATCAACAGCAGATTCGGCGGCTAGAGCAGAGAAAACATCATTAACTCTACTTGCTTCGCTCATTTCAAGTTTAAATCCACGAAGTGCCGCAGTCATACGGTCAGTCGCTTCTGCGTAATCCATTCCTGCGATACGAGCCATCTTCATAGTTTCTTCTGTTAATTGTAGAACTTCAACAGTATCAAGACCCTGTTGATAGTAAAGAGCAGAAGTTTGAATAGCGTCAACAGTAGTAGTTCCTAACTTTTGGGCCATTTCGTTATAGATATCAAATGATTCCCATAATTGTGTAGTTGTCATATCAGTAACAACAGCAATTTCAGTAAAAGCGGCATCAAGCTCTTTGATAGCATTAACAGATTCTCTAATAAATCTATTCATATAAATAAAAGCATTAGTTAATCCAAAAACTGCCGTAGCTCTGTTTTTTAAGTTATCAAAGAACTGGTCTTGCTTACTTAAATTTACTAAATTTTCGCCCATTGTTCCGGTTTCTTCGGAAGCTTTTTCTAAACTTAAACCAAGATTATCTATATCTTTTTTACTTTTCCCTAAATCAACATTGGCAGCTTCACTTTGCAAATCTTTAAATTTTTGTAATTCGGCATTAGCCGCTTCCAATTGTTTCTCTAATTGAGCAACTTTACCACTTAAATCAGCAAATTCTTTAGCTGCGGCCGCGGCATCGTCATCTAGTCCAGAGCTATCTCCTTTTAAACCATTAAAAAACTTAGTAATATTAGAAAGAGAAGATTCAATTTTAGTTAATTCAGCTTGTTCTGATTTTAAATTTTTAACTATTTCTTCTTGAGCTTTTTCTTTTTTCAAAACAGCTTCTCTAGCTTCATTATTTTTTGCAGTTAAATCTTTTTGAATATCAATTTGTTTTTGTAAAGAAGCAGTATCGGCTCCCTCTCCACGCATTGAGGTTATTTTTTCTTTTTGAGCAACAAGCTGTGCAGCAATCATTTCTTGATTTTGTCTGGCTAAAATTACCTCTTGTTCTGCTTGTTTAAGAGACTCTTCTCTAGCACTAATAGTAGCTTGAATATCAGCTCTCTCTTGCTGTAAACTAGCTTGTTTTTCTTCTTGTAATTTTGCTAGTTTTTCAGAAGAAGAAATAGCTTCTGCCAATCCTGAAATTTCTGTTTGGTCAAAAGAAACTCCTGTTTTATTAGCAAAAGAAGAAATTTTATTTTCAATACTAGAAATTTGATTTTCATAAGCATCAAACATGGTATTAGCAGAATTCTTCAAATTCTCAAATTGTTTTTGAAGATTTGGACTTAATTGAAGATTACTGAAACTAGTATCAATTCTACCAATTTCTCCTTTCAGAATCTCCATCTGTTGTCCAAGTTTCTGCAAATGGTTATTAAAATTGTTAATTTGAGAAGTATTGGTAAATCCTTGTTTTATTTCTGCATCTATTTCTTGTGCTCTTTTTTTCAAATCTGCGAAAGTTCTCTCAAATCTTCGAGCACTTGAATCATCTAATTGTATTCTATTTAGTCTATTTTGAAGGGCATCTACTGCACTAAGAATTTCTTGAATATTAAATGTTCCTTGAAATTCAACTTTTCTTTGTGTCGCCATTCATTTCCCTCCTTACCATAACTTTAAGTTATTTTCTATTTTATTTAAGTTTTCAGTAATAAACTTATACTTTATCCTAATATTCATGCCACTGGCTAAATCGTTACCAAGGCTAGCACCATAATCTAATAAATCTCCGCTATAATCAAGAGCATCTGGATTTAACTCTCCTGCGGCTGCCATGCCAGCCAATATTTCCGATTTCTTTTCGTGAATTGCTACTGCATTTCCAATATTAGTAGCGGCATTTAATTTAACAGAGTCTCCTGTTTTATTGGTTAATCCTAAATCGTTACGATAGAAATATCCTGCTCCAGTACTATCTCTTTGATTTTCTAATCTCATAGCCTGAATTACTCCATCTACCATAACGGAAATAGGAATGAGATATTCTCCTTTTAATAAAAAGAAAGTATTTCCATAGTTACTTCCATAACTTCTTCCTTTTTTACTAACAACTTTATTTACTTCTGTATGGAGTAATTGCTCAGAATAGGAAGCTAAGATATTATTTATATATTCAAGTATTTGTGGAATTTCATCAAATTTTAATGGGTCACTCCTTTGATGACCGTCTAAACCATTGTTTCTTAACCAAGCTACATTGGTAATAAGATACTTAAATTCTTCTGCGTCTGACCCTTTAAGTCTTGATATAAAATTATTCAAAACCATATCTCTTTGGAGAGTAACATCATAAAATGGTTTTACCGTCGAATTTTCAATAGCTTCAGTGGTATTTTTTACCTGAATACCATATTTACCAATAAGAAAATCAACAGGAGATTGTTTTTTTGTTTCTGAATCATACAAATCTCCAACATAAAAAGACTTAGGAGCATCATCTGCCATAGTATCTAAAAGTATATCTATAAAAATTTGGGCTTGTATTTCTCCAATTATACCAACTCTATTATTTTTTTCTATAACCTTAAAATTCATTCTATCTTTTACTCTATTAAAACTTTTCTTTATTAAAGCCGCAAATTCTTCATCTGGCCTTAAATATAATAACATATTATTTAAGAATTTCTTTGAAGATTGCTCGGAAATTTTATCAACTTCACCTGGGAATTCTTTTTTAAAAATCTCTCCAAAACGGACTTCTATTTCAGGATTTAATTTTCCGTCAGACCTAAATGCTACTCTTAAAGATTTTTTACCAGTCTTTTTTCCCATCGACAAAGGATAAATAACATTTAAAGCTTTTAGAGCTTCGTTCATTGCTTTTTCATAGTCTTTCTGATTTAAAATTCTGCTAATATCTATATTTCTATCTTTACAGATTCCCTCAAACTTAGCAACAACTTTCTCAATAGTATCAATTAAATTGCTATCTGTCATTTTCAAGAAACCCTCTGTATTCATTTTCTGCAAAACCTTATATCGACGAAGACTTTTCTGAAAAAGTTTATTAAATTGATAAGCATTTTTTACACTATCTCCAGTATTGATTCCAAAAATAGAATAAAAATCATCTTCTTTTGCTCTTAATTTGTTTCTAATATCAATAAATCTTCTTTCTGTTTTTTCATAATATTCTTCGCCCATATAAAATCTTGAACCTACCGTCGCAAGAGAAACGGCATTTCTAAAGTTAAAAGATGAGCTATGAAGATATCCTCTTGATACGACATTTTCTCTTCCCGTATCACTAATTTCCATCATGAAAGCCATTGTATCCTCCAATAAAATAGTCAGCATAAGCAATCGCCTATGCTGACTTAATCATAAATCACTATCTATCTCATTATCTAACATGATAATCTTACAGACATATTGATTTCCTCTATCTCCAACTGGTAGCCCAACAATTTGAAACCTATAAACATAGGGGGATGCCTCGCTACCCAGTCTCATTGATAAGTCAGACATAAGTTTTATTCTTGGAATTTCAATAATTCCAGTTTTAATCAGTCCGTCAGAATCATCCTTTAATCTCATTTTGCCATCTAATTTTAAATATCCATCAACTAATCGTTTACCAACTGTCAAGACTTCCGCTTTTTCTTCATAAGCAAAAGTATAGTCAATGAAAAAAGTTTTATATGGCATCTCTAAATCAATAATATTATTTTCTATTTTATAAGATGATATTCTTTGTCCAGTTTCCGCGTCGTAAACAAAAATTGTATCATCTTGATATGGAGTATATTTTAATTCCGCTTTCCCTAAATCATCAGTCTCGAGTTCTTCTGTAAAAGGTATTGCGATAATTTCTCCAACTTTTTTTTCTGCTAGTTGAGAATTTGATAATATCGCTAAACCAATTTTAGAAATTACTCCCTCACTAAGAACAAAATTAACTTCATTCGTTTTTTCCCAGTTAATAAGCTGAGCATTCCCATATCCTCCAGAAGCATAAGTTCTAGTCTTATATTCTGCTAGAGGAGCTAATTGAATTTTATTAAATTTAATAATAGACTCATTAGCGTCATATTGCCGTCCATTTATCACCATTGGAAAAGTACATTTTAAAGAGACATCGTACAATTCCTTTATTCCAAAATAATCATCCATCATACCCCTCCTTTCTTTCCTATTTTTAAGTGAGAATGATTAGAGAAAAGTTTATTTTTTAGAGTATAAAAGGGCTAAGATTTCTCTTAGCCCTTTTCATTCAATTAAGAAAGCCCACTTTCGTTCACTTTATACTGAATTAACTCCATCATTGCTCCAGATTCAGGACGAAGAACTCTCATAGTCATGTTGAATACAGAGGGGTCTCCTTCAGCCTCAAGAGTAATTGTATTTTCAGAACTCATTTTTGCTTGAGGGATAATGAACTGGAAGTATTCATCTTTACCAGTTTTCTTATTTCTTGCGAAAGTTTCTCCAACAAGTTTATAAGTTCCAGGGAAGTTTTCAGCAGTAATTTCAATTTTAGTACCGGTTACTCCAGTGCTAATAGTTTGTTCTTCATAAACAATGGCTCCAGCAGTTAAATCAGCAGTAGTAGCAGTAATCATGCCTACACCGCTCGCGGCACCTTTATAATATTTTTTGCCACTAGGAATAGAAGTAATAGCAGCAGTTAAAGCTACTTTCTTCATTCTAGTTACAGAAGAAACAGCTCCAGCACCATCTTTATCACCAAACATAATAGCCATTGAAGCAGGTGAGAAAAGAGCATCTTCTAGGGTAACAGTAATTTCTTTACCATAGTCCCAAATGATTAAAGGTGGGTTACCTTTACCACCACGAGCTTCTGTCTGCTCAGCAGTCTGTTCAATAGTAGAAACTTTTAAAGTATCTAAGAACAGGACAGGGGCGCCAGTTTCAAGGTCGTAGATAGTAACATCAGCAACTTCTTTAATACCATATTGTTCTAGTAAGTTTGCCATTTATAATGACCTCCTATTATTCTCTTAAATTTCTTATCCAATTTTTTGGTTTTACCTTTTTTGCATCCGCACCAGCTAAAATGGCGCGCATATCAAAATCGTATTTTTCTTTTTCCTGAATTCTATCAAGAAGTTCATGGAAAGCATAAATTGACAAATCTCCAACATTTTGCAAGTTGATTCCGATGTTATAGACACAAAGTGAAGAAATTAAATCATGGAAAGAAACTGCCTTATCAGATTCTTTTTCAGCTTGCCGCTTTTTAGCTTGTTTAACTTGCTCTCGCCGCAATCTAAATTTTCTTTGCATTGGACTTTCATCTTCTGGAATTTCCTCTGCAATAGGAATTCTGTTTTGAATCCTTAGAATATTCTGAAATTCAAAAAATTTCTTTTTATCCATAATTCTTTTTTCTATCCCATTTCCAATAACTATTATTCTAAGGTCGGATAAAATCTGCACTTGCTCTCGAATAAAAGTGTTAAATGCTTCTTGCATATCTAATAAAAAGTAGTCATCATTTTCACAGCTATCCATTAGATTATCGAAGACATCAATATCTTCGGAAACTTTTATACCTTTCTTCTTATAATGCTCATATAGGTCATAAGAAGTAAGAGTTAAGAGATTTAATTGTTGTCTGTATTTTTCTTCTCCCATTCCAATGATTTGCTTTATAGTTAAGGGATAAACTAAGCATATATCATCTATTGGAACCGCCGCACCGAAAAGAGCCTTTAAATATAAATCAGTCGAAAGCATCTATTCTAAATAACATCTGATGGAGAGAAAGAGCATCTGTATAAACTACTCCTTCCCAACCAAGATATTTTAATTTGCCAAGACCTTCTATACTTTTACCCTTTAAACTCTTCTCGATTTCAGAAATTATCAAAAACGGTCTTAAATTAACATCATTTAATTGCCATTCTCTCAAAGGAGTATAAACCATAACATTTAAATCCACTTCATCAAATTCTGAGTTGGCTTGATTCACAGGAGCCTTTTTATACATGACAACTACAGTGCTTTTTGTTGTATTTTTATCTATATTAACCAAAGGAACAATCTTAATATTCTTATGGAGAACTTCTTTTATGGGGTCTTTAAAATCTGGATTATCAAGAGGGTTATCATTTGTATAAACAAGATATTTACACAATTTCTGATTTTTTACTAGCCTTAAAGCTACTTTTGATAAGTTTACTCCAAGCTCTTCTGAGTTTCTAATTCCCATTTTATCCCTCCATCCAGATACTCTCTACATTTACTTTCTTTTCAAAAAGTATTTGAGAATCTTTTTCTGCAATAATTTTATCTTTCCCTATATTATTGCCTCTTATAGTTAAAATATTTTCTTCTATTGATTCAATAATAAAATTATCAGATTCGGATTTGAAGGCAACTCCCTCAATATCTCCAACAATAGTAAATTCAAAGAGACCCTCAACTTTTACTCTTTCTGGTCCAATAATAACAAAGCTTTCTTCTTTTATCTCAGATACCTTTATATTAAAGGTTTTCTTTATTTCTGGAGAATTGATTAAAGAAACTTCACAAGTAGTTTCTCCATTTTCAATCCCAGTAAACTCCCCTTTTGAATAAGTGGCAATATTTTTATTTTTTATAGTGACTTTATAAGGTTCTTCTCTTATAATATCATTATAATAAAGAATAAAATTGATATTAGAACTATCTCCTAAAGTTAAAGATATGCTATCACCAACACTAGATTGAATATTCCAATCAGCAAGTTTATTGCTGTTTGCGATATCAATGTCATCTTGCTCGTCGATATAATCTTCTTCTAATGTAATATAAGAAACTCCAGGAACACTAATCTTATCAATACCACTAACTTTCCAAACTTCATCTCCAATCAAAATTCTAATTCCTTTTTTCATTTTAGAATTAGTTTTCATTATAAGATTAAGAATCTTATTTGGAAGATAAGTAACTGAAATATTGTCTTGAATAGAAAATTTACTAGTTATAGATTTATCTCTTAAATTCGCGCCTGAACCAGTGAAATGCACATATTCAGAATAAACAATTCCATCATCAATCCATTGGATATCTCTATCCAATTCAACTAACTGATAACGGTTATATCCTATTGAAACGAATTCATCAAGATGGAAAATAAGCCATTTCTTTCTTTTTAAATCTACAACTTCTTCTGTTGTTAAAATAGTACCATCAGACCAATGAAGATTTTTATAAGTAAGAAGATAATCAACAACTTCTTTTTCACTATTAGTTTTATTTTGCAAAACTCCTTCATATGTTTCTGCGTCTTTAAAAACAGTAACCTTATTAGGAGATTTATTTAAAACAACTCGAAAATCGTGAATCTTTTTATTTTGTATTCTTTCTTGAATATTAGTTCCGTACTTATTGACTCTTTTTAAGTAGACCTTATCAAAATAAGCCATTAAGCATCACCTGGCCCGTCCAAAGAATCAACAAGATTCATACACTCAAAAATTGTGCGTCTAAAATAAACATAATCAAGATATTTTAAACTAGAAATTTTATAGAATAATGTATAATAGTTAATTCCTTTTGAACTGTCTGGAAAACCGAGTAATTCAATAAGAATAGTATCTAAAAACTTTTCCCATTCGCCCTTTTTCTCTCTTTCGCATAGTAGCCCAAAAAGCCTATTCTTCATTTTATTCAAATAGCCAGAATAAACTTCTTTTTTTACTAGGTGGTCATTATAATCAGACGATTTCATTTGCTCTATCATTTTAATCACCACCGCCTGCGAATTTTGTATAATCATATGGTTTTCTCAGTCCGTCTTCTCTATCAAGAATAGAACGAGAATACATCTTTTGAAGTTTTCTATTTTTCGATTGAACATTCTCTTGAAGTTTTATAAATTTATCAAGTAAATTTGCTTGAGAGAAATCTCTCTCATCATACATTACCTTTACATTTTCCCAAGAGTTAATTGTTCTTGATAGCCATTCTTCTTTCATTAAATTTGCGAGAATCTGAATCTCATCATCCCCCAAATCCTCAATAAATCCCATATCGTCTCTCATAAGAGAGACTCTTGGAAATTTGAAGAAAGGAATAGCACTTTCTAAAATTGCACGCCAATCGCATAATATCATTTCAATGTCAGTTTCGCAGCACCAATCATCTTCTTTGATTTTAGCTAGAAAAGCGTCATAGACAACCTGATAAGGAGTCATTTTATCCCTCCTTATTCTTCATTCATATTTTGAACGCTCGAAATTACATCAATTCCGCAGAATTTTTTAATTACATTACATTTCTCAAAGTCGGTAAACTTTTCTTCAATAGCAACTTCCGCAATACGGTTAATTTGCTCTCTCGGAAGAGTCTCAAGTGTTTCTTGAAGTTTAGAGATAGGGTCAACTTTTAAAAGTTTAAGAATTTGTCCTCTATTCAAAATTCTGAATCTTTCTGGTTGTCCTTCTTCTTCTAAACCGAGGTCGATTCTATCTTGTTTATTATCAATATAAAGAATGCCCTCGTCAAAGAGAGTTCTTACACCCAAAGAAGTGACTCCTTCAAAAAGGGTATCAAAATCAATAGATTTTGTCTCTCCCTCTTTAGTAAAATCTCTTTTAAATCTCAAATCAGGGATATTTAATCCTACTGAATAGTTTACCATGCTCTTAACTGTAACTTTTCTTCCATCTGTGTTCATTATTATCTTCTCCTTTTATCTCAAAAATTTAAGGGGTGGGTGAATAATCTACCCACCCCTTTTTATTATTTATTGGGTTTATATTAGTCTAACGAAGGACCTTCGTAAGTCTGAGTAATAGCAGTATTACGATAAATACCCCAGTTATGATAGCTCATGATAGCTACGCCATATTTTTTATAGGCTTGGATTTCCATAGAGTTATCTCTATTTTCCCAATCCTTAACAATGGTGTCACCCTCAAAGGCAATCTTAACGATTTTTTCGCCGCCAGTTGGGAATACGTAAGCAATCTGAGGGTCAATAACAGTAGCAGTATTGCTCTCATCAGTGAAAGACTGAGGAAGCTGTACGATTGGGCAACCACGGAAAATACCGATATAGCCTTTAGTTCTAATATCCTCAATATCGTTTACAGAAACGTTAGGAGTGATATTAGCGGAAACAGCAAGAGGTCCCATTTCAGCAACGAACTCAGGAGGAGCGAAGATTACCGCGCCATTGCCATAAGCTTTAACAGTTGCACAAAGTTTTGCGAATTTGTCAGCATCAAAAGAGCTGTCAGTGATTTTATTAGCAGCAGGACGACTTACTTCGTTAATAGTAGCACGAAGTGCTTTCTGAATATCCTCATAGATATAATCCTGAATGCTTTCGGTGATAATACCAGCTACTTCGCTGATATCCTCGTCGCCACTTAAAAATCTCTCAAAGTCGATATAAGCAGCAGTTCCGATTGCGTAAGTACTTACATCAATGACATCAGTATCAAGTCTAAATGCACGATAAACGCCAGATTGAGCGGCACGAGTAACAAATCTCTTTGCACGAGCGCGGCCTTTCTTCACCTTGAACTGAGGTTTTACATTATTAGGGAACTGACGGACTTCAGCGAATTGACCCATAGTTGAGAGAACTTCAGTAGGGACGATTTCGTCAGCAGCCTCTTGGATGATTTCAAAGATGTCATATTTATTGCGTCTATAAGTGTTATAGTCTTTAGCAAGGGCTGATAGCTCTTCTCTTAAAGTTTCATTAACTTCCTCTTTGCTAGCTGTAAAATCAGCAGGCACAGTGCCTCTAACAGCGTGGCGAGCTAAATCCTTGATTTCTTCAATATTTCTAGCCATTTTAATTTACCTCCTTATTAGAATTACTGTACTTGGAATTCTACAGCAAACTGGCCATCAGGCATAGTGGTGGCTTTTGCTACTTTCAGAACAGGGCCGACAGTGGGTTTTGTTTTACCAATCTTAATTGCGCCAGTAGTAGAAATACCACCGTAAAGAGCAGTAGTTTTTACTGCGGCAAGAGCAGTCTTAAGAGCAGCGTCGTCAGTAAAATCGGTAGTATCATAGCATAGGCAGTTAGTGGTAAATACATCACCAATAGTCAGATATCCCATTCTAGGATAATAACCATCTTTTTTGGTTAATTTGAAATTCTTTAAACCAGGGGTAAACTGATTATAAATCTTTTCAGTTGAATAGTGTACTGCGATAGGAAGTGTCTCAGAAGCACCAGGTGCTTTAACAACCATGTTAGCTACGTCAACAGCTAAAAGCATACCATTCTCTGCAACGAAATCATCGCTAGCAAGAGCACATTGGGCTTCGATTCTGCCATCGCGTGTGAAAGTTACATTATTAGGTTCGATTTGGCCGTAGCCGTCGATAGTAAATCTTTGTAGAGCCATTATTCTTCTCCTCCATTTTTGTTTCTATTTTTATGTTTCTTTAGAAGTCTTGCAGCAGGACTTAATGCAGCGTCTTCTTTATCACCATAATTCTGAGGGATTAAAGGAGTGCCACTCTTTGAGAAAATGCTTGGATTTGATTCAACAAGTTTTAAAGCTAATTCTTTGCTTAAATCTTCGACAGTATAATCTGCAATTTTAGCAGAGAATTCAGCAATAACTGCTTCATCTAATCTTTCAGAGTATTGTTTAATTACAGCCTCTTTTTCAGCTTTTTCCACATTTGCTTTATAAGTTTCTAATTCACCTTTTGCTGCTTCAAGTTCTGATTTTTCAGTCTCTAAAGTAGCTTTTTCAGTGGTTAGAGTATCTACCTTAGTGCTTAATTCACCGACAGTAGTTTCAAACTCCCCAACTTTTCCATTGAGTTCCTCAATAGCTGAGTCTTTATCAGCGATAGTAGCGGTTAAAGTTTCTACTTCTCCGATTTTATTGCTGAACACTTCATCAATTTTTTCATAAGTGTCACCATTAAGAGCTTTAATAGCTTTTAGGGAATTTAATTCGGATTCGCTTACGTCCATTACATAAGTTCTTTCTCTTTCGCCTAAAGAGACTTCATTATTCTCATCATCTTTTGAGTATTTAACTCTATAATAACTACGAGAATCATAATCATAGACTAAAGCATAATCATCGTAAATATCTAAAATGTCATACTGGATTTCATAGTTTCCTTCTTCAGTGAAATTGGTATTTAGTAAAGACCAAATAGCCATATGCTTTTCACTATCAGAAAGTTTGAAATTGATAGTCATTTTTTCCTGTCCTCCTTCTAGTTTATTTTCAAGTGATTTAGTATAATTTTTTAATTCTTCCACCATTTCAGTTAATGAAGTGGCTAACGTGTAGAAAGCGGAACCTTCAAAACACGGTTCAACTCCATCTCCTAGAGGAGTCAGTCCGATAAAGCATCCATCCGTAAACTCAAAATATCTTCTACCATTAGAATATTTCCAAGTTCCAGCGATAGACTTGTCATACAATTCCATTGAGTGTGCTTTACCTGGTATTTCAGATGCTTCTTTATAGCGTGCAGTCCATAAAAGAACATCAGCACAGGCATATTCTCTTTCTACGCCATCTTTGTCCATATGTTTTTCCCAAGTAATATTGGGATTTTCTGGAACAACTCCGTATGCTTTTCCTATACTTCGATTTTCACCGTGGTCAGTAAAGTCATCATCGTCATAAATTCCACATATTGGAGAATAGCTAATTGTTGAGAGTAATTTTTCTGCAAATTCATCCGATATATAAGTGTTATTTCGGTTAAGACCTTTATAAAAAATTCGTACCCTTGCTTTAGAAATTACATTGTTATACGGAGTTAGCTTTCCGAAAACAGTAACAGGGATAGAAAGGTTAATATCTTTAATATCTTCTATTGCCACTAATTGCCACCTCCGTCTTTAGATTGTTCATTTTCAAGAGTTCTATCGCTCTTTTTATCTTGGTCTTTCTCGTTATTTGGTTTTTCACCAGTGGCAGATTCTTCATCTTTATTGCTGGAGCCGCCGTCGCTTTGAGTATGAGAAGATTGGAGAGGAATTAACTCTACATCTAGTTTTAAGAGTTCAATTTCTAACCTTTTAATATCAGTAATTTCTGATTGGTTTAATCCTAAAGCGACAGAAGGAACTAAGAAACTATATCCGTATTGAGCCATGTCTAAAGTTTTACTGATATATTCATCATTGTTATAATAACTAACAGGAAGAATTTTTGCAGTAAAGTTAATTTTATTATCTCCGAAATGTTGATTTAAAACATAAGATAGCCAAATACTATAAGACCCAGCTAAATACATCATCAACGCCATATCATTTTGAATAGATTTTTCAAGAGATAAATTTCCATCAGCCGCGAAGACTTGTTTACTAACTCCAGCTTCGCTATAAATAGTTTTTTCTATTTTTTCAAGATTATTTGTGATAACACTACGAGCATCCTGCATATCTTCAAGAGATACATCACCAAAACTGGTAAGAACATCAATATCTTTATTTTTCTTTAACATTCCCACTACGCCGCGGTGCATTTCTTGAACTTCTTCCGGGTCAAACACCAATTCTCCATCTGAAGTAATTGGCATTTCCTGAACAAGAATTTTCTTTAGCTCTTGTTTATCTTTATCTTTCTCAAGTTCCCTATACTCGTCAAAATCAATTATAGCTGGAATTACATTTAACATAAATGGTCTTTCTTCATAAAGACAAAAATGAATTCCAACACCAGGTTCCAACATATACCACTTACTCTCATTTCTGTTCTTATAGGCATTATATGCTTTTTTAACATCAGGCGGAAAAGTAGCCAAACACTGGTCTCTTAAAACCTTATCTCTGATATTATCAAAATATTGAAGATTTAGTTCAACAATATCTATACCGTCAGGAGTTTTGAACCTAGTTCTGCAATAATCAAAGGGCAAATCTTGAATTCCGACTCCATCAGCCCCATAATCCCTAAGAATACCATAGTAAGCACCTTCAACCATTACTTTTAAAGTAAAGTTCTGACAAAGTTTTTCAAAGTTTAATTTATTAAAAAATTCTAAACTTTCGTAATAACGCTTACTATATTTAGTATCAGTAATTGATTTTTGATTTCCACTCATATGAGGAATAATTACAGGAGTATATTTAAGAAAAGTTGCATAATATAAAATAAAGCGTCTATAAAAACCGCTAGAATAAAAGAAAGAAACTGATAAATCTTTTAATTCTTCTGGTTGTCCACTTGCGATAATTTGCTCTGCTTCTTCTTTAGAATAAGTAAGTAAATCAGGAGTTCTTTTGAAAGAAGTATCTCCAGAATAAGAGCTATCAGAAGTAGCTATCATTTTATCAACACTTTTCTTAAAGTCTTCTAAAGTAAAATTAGTTTTATCCTTCATCTATTCACCCCCTTGAGTATAAAATACGAGTTTCCTATTTCTTCCTCCCTTACGACGTCTCTTTTTGAAATACTCGTCTTCAATCTCTTTAATTCTCCATAACCCGTATTCAAAGGAGCTAAATTTATCGCTTAAAGTTCGAGCATTTATTTTTTCTAACTTAATATCAGTACCATTTCCAGTTGGTTTCAATTTAAAGTTAGCCATTTCTTCAAAAAGGCGAGTTGTTAATTCATGGGGAAGAATTCTTGCTACTCTTTGTTCAATTCTCATCTTTTGTCCTTTTTTAGTTTCTAATAATCTATTCTTAATTTCTTGCTCACGAGCGAGAAAGGAAACTTTTCCGCTATAAACCTTAGAATAACAGTTTCCGTGGATTTTGCTATCTAAAGTTGAGTTAGCTTTAATAACATAAATCTTTGGAATAGCTTGAGGATAGAGAGATTGACGATAATCGTCATTATTATTAGAACAATAGGCTGGATAGTACTGATTACTAATAGAATCATAGGATTCTTGAACCATATAATCCATAAGACCAACGCCAAGTCCATTACCGTCAATAACAATTTCAAGAGGGTCAAATTTCTCAATTATCTTCTTTAAATCAAGAGCTTGAATTGAAAAGTGTTTTGACTGCTCCGTCTTTCCTAAAATATAAATATTGACTAAACTTATATCAAAATCATTTTCATGACGGAACACCTTAAAAACTGTTACGACAGTCTGACAAGTAATTCTGCCTACGTCTACTGATAATAAGTAGAAAATATTGTTAGCACCTTTAAGTTTTTGAGAATTTTCTGGATTTATAATCCTACGATATTTTTGAAGTCTATCATAATCGAACCAACTATCGCTTCCACCGCCAGTCCACTTGCCTAAATATTCACGAGCGAAAGATTCATCTTTATAAGTTGCACTCATTTTAATTTCATTAAGGTAAGTCTTATCTAATAGACCATGCATCATTGGAACCCTATAATCACATCCCCAGACAAAAGAACTTTTAGGATTTATAATTTCATTTTCAAAACACTCAATCAATTTTTGATAAGCAAAAGAATTTCGCTGCCCCGCAGATGTCATATAAAACTGAGCTTGGTGAGGCTCATTCTGGTTTACTAATCTTGCTTTTGTTCTTCTATTAACATTCATGAGTATTAAATCTTTCAATTTAATGGACTATCTCATCAACTAATTTCCATCCAAAACCCTTATGTGTTTTAGTCTGTTTATCACCTTTTATAACATGGCTAATAGCACTTTGAGTTCCATTTACTGCTCTCGCGGCGGCACTCATACTTTCATATATTGCTATTATTTCATTATTATTAGGATTTATTTGAGCAATTCTTTTTTTAGTATTTATAGGAAGTTCTATCTTTTGTAATCTATCTACTTCGTCTTCTTTATATCTCCATTGAAATTGATTATGATGAGTTCTTAAAAATTGACAACACATAACAATTTTTTCTGGAATAGAATTTGTTTGTCTTGAAGCTTCCATAATACTTTTATATTCTTCAATTTTATCTCCATTTAAAGAATATTGAATTACTCTTCTTTCTCTTGATGGCTTCATCAATCCGATTTCAACTGCATGGTTGGTGTTTTCCGCTGGAGTACACCATTCCAAATTTGAAACTAGATTATTACTTCTACATCCATCAATGTGATTAACATAAGGTTTATTTTCTGGATTTGGTATATATGCTATCGCTACTAATCTATGGACTCTAAAACTTTTAGATTTTTTATTTATAGATAAAGTAACATGCCTATATCCTTGTTGTGTTCTTTGTGACAAAATTTTATTTGTCTTATCATTTCTTACTTCACCATTGTCGCTAATACTATAGTTTGTTTCTATATTATTATCAATAATTTTTTTCCACATTATAATCCCTCCATTCATAAGTGGAAGTTCATAACTGGAAATATAAGAAATTAAGAACAATTAGTTGGGTGGCACTACGAATGGTGATAAAATCCATCCTCTCGATTAAATCTTTTAGTCTCTACACCTTCCCCAAATTGGGCTTGGCACGGGATTGGGTTTATTCCTTTCCCCGTTAGCACAGTAAACTGCACACCCCTTTATCACGGGTTCACCACCTTGTTCGACTAGCTTCACAGCTAGAAGCCCCCTCTTTAACGTCTTAAGGGATGACGACTTCATTTAACAAATCAGCATCATGGTCACGAACCTCATCGACAAGCCCGAAATGGCGACGACCACCACGAGTTGAGTCTAGGGCCGCAACAACATCAAATATTGAACCATTTCTAAAGGTCATTTTTAAGTAATCACTACCAGAAATATAATCATCTTTGATTAACTCTTTTCGGAGAAGAGGGAACAAATCTAAAATTTCCTCTACTTTTTCTTTAGCAATTTTTGCACCCTGCTCTTTCTTTGGAGCACAAATAAAGCATTTGCTTCCTGGCTGGAAGATACATTTCAATATCATAGCTAAAATAGAGATAAAGGTTTTAGAAAACGCACGAGGAGCCACGCAATAATGGTAACGATATCTTAGGCAGGCCCGCAAGAAAATTCTTTGATAGAAAAACAGTTCAAAATTAGAATCAACAGGAGTTATTAGGTCGATAAATAAATCAGGATATGCAGTAAAAAATTGACAATATTTCTGATAAAGCTCTTCATGCTCAATAATTCTTTCTTCACTAAGCATAACCCCTTTATCTAACTCAATACCATCTCTATAAAACTTTTGCACTGCATTACTTTCATTTATTTTATTAACATCAATCATTCAATCTCCTCCTCTAATTGTTCTTCTAAGTCATAGCCAGCAGCTTCAAACTTATCCAAATCATCTTGAGGAGCATTATATTCGTCTTCGAGTTCTTGAGCTATCTTTAATCCTTCGATTCTTCTCTCTATTTCTTCGCTAATACCAGTTTCATTAACATAAAGATTTCTAACATATAACTGAATATTCTTCATGGTATTATCAATAATATCTTTTTCTGCACCATCATAGAATTTATTTATCCAACCTCTTTTTTCAAGGAAGGCAAATACTTCTCCAACAGAATTAAAATCATTTGCATTTTTAACATTCTTAGGAGTAAAATCAGCAACCTTAACTAATTTCTCATAAGAAGCTAGCTCGTCTTTAAATTCTTCTTGTGCTCTAATTTTATTATCAATTAAAAGCGAAATCTTACATAATTTTTTCGCATTGTCAACTTGAATCTCTCCAACAACGTTCTGAGTATTTAAAATTCCTTGGAAGAGATTCTCTAAATAAACAAGTTCATCAGTATCATACTGCGGTCCCCACTTATCTCGAAGTTGCTGGAATTTTTCATCTTGGAGAGCAGGAATAGCATTATCCAGCTTTCCATCGGCAACTAGCTGTCTATATTTTCTAGTTGTATCACTCCAATCAACATTTCCATACTTTCCTGCACAATACATTTTCGCATAAACGCCAAATGTTTTTTCTTTATTAAACTCATATAATTTCGTCCATTCCTCTGCTAGAAAAGGGATATCCGCCCATTGACAAAGTTTATCATAAAAATCAAAATTATTTTCGTTAATTAAAAGAAAATTCTCTATACACTTATTACAAATAGGTAAAGTACCATCTGGAAAGAATGGACTCTTAACCCTTATAAATGAATCGGGAGGACAAGAGTTATGACATTTTGTACACTCTTTTAATAAAGCCATATTATCACCACCTTATTTATAGGTAAAACGAAAAGAGGAAAACTCAAGAATTTTCCTCTTCATTAAATTCTTCTAACTTATGAACTCTATTATATTTAGCAATTTGACGAACTCTTCTTAAAAACTTATTACGCTCAGTTTTGCTGAGGTCGCAATAAAAGCCAACAATCTCTTTTTCAATAGTTGGGAAGTCGGTTCTTAACTTATTATCTTCCGTAAAAATATTTACTTCTGCTATTTGGGCAAGTCCGATAAAATCATCTAAAGCTAACTCCATCATAGCTAATTCTAATTCGTTAGCTTGACTTCCACTCTTTAATAAACTCCTCATCCCACAGTTCCTCCATTATTTCGCATCCATAGTCTCTCACTAACATATTTATCCATCGACATTCTTTATTCTTCCTCCATTTTCCAGAAAAGAAGACAATATCACTTTCTGCTATAAGTCTAATAGACTCTCCTATTAAGTCAAGTGCATTATTAAATTTATAACAAGAAGTGTCTAAAACTAAAATTTCACAATTTAAGAGTTCTTTTAATTTATTTTCAGCTCTAGACTTCTCAGAAGAAATCTTTTCACTACTTTCTCCTATTATTGGCTGACAAATAAAAATTTTTTTCATTATTACTATCTCCTTTGGTGCGGCCGCACCAAGATTTACTTGAATCCTATTTATTCTTTTGACGATTCTTCTTATCACATTCCTTGCATCTACTGGCTAAACCGTCAGAACTTCTGCTTTTCCGCATAAACTCTCTAGTATCTTTTAACTTAATTTTCCCGCACTGGTTGCATTTCTTCCATCTAAAAGGCTTTTCTCTATTTAAATAATAATCATAGTGGAGTTGTGCTGCTTCCGCAATTTCTTTGCATATCTTCTGTTTCCATATTGTTGAGATATAATTCGCGGAGTGGGTAAGACCAAAATCTTTTTCTAATTTCTTCCTTATAATTTCGTTCTGAATTTTATTACGTTTATAATCAAGAATAACTTTTTTAGAATTACTTAAATTGGCTTTCTCTATGTAAAAATCAAGAGTGTCTAAAAGAAAACTTATAGTGGACTCTGGTTTATTTATAACACTTATCCTCAAATCCTCATAGTTTTCTAATAAATAATAAATATGCTCATAATTTCTAAAATCAATAGTATATTCCGCTTCTGTGTTGTAAGTGTACTCTGGCCCTCTATATTCTCTTGGATTAAAAAATTTCTCATCATTGCCAATAAGAACTCCTAATGGGGCAATAGAAAAATTAGAGTTCTCTAAATCCCAAGGAATACCATCGCTTTCTTGCTGGTGAACTTTTCTTGCACTAGTTCCAAACATACAAATAGTTGGTTTAACCATATCTCTAAGGTAGAACTGCTGTCTCCTTAAATCAATTACCATATGCTTAAACTTATAAAGTTCTACGGACGATAGCTTTGGTGCAGCGGGGTCGTCAACTTTCCCGGTATTCGCATCAATAATATGCTGGTATCGGTCAATAGACTTCCAAAGCTCCTTTATTCCCGGCACATCAGCGTCTTTCTCTCTATCAATCTTTGGCTTAATACTCTTATACCTATTCTTATCTGTATTAAAAATACGCTCGTCGAAAGTTGGACTTTCGATAAGTTCATCTAATGATTCTGGTTCCTTTTTAGAATAGGAATTATACTTTGTCTTTATTTGGACTTCTTTGCGGTCAACAATAGATTCTCCAGTGTTTTCGTCCTTACCGTAAAGAATATAATTCGCAATAGTTTCTAAATCGGAGCTAGAGAATTTTTTATCACTGTTATCTGCCATATACTTCTCAACATAGTCACGGCGACTAGCTGAGGTGGGTATACTAAAATCGAGATTTACCATTTATTCACTCTACTCCTATTTCAATTCTTGAATTTTCTATTTTTATTATAATCGAAAAATTGGGAAAAGTCAAGAGCTGAAAATTTTAAAGAGGAAATTTTTAAAATTTAATTTTTACGAGATTAAAATTTTAAATTTTTGATTTTTACGAGATTGTTTGGAGGGGTGCCGGCATTTTTGGACTTTTTGCACAAAATTTCACAACGTACACCCCTCCTTTGTGCATAATGACAGCGAACATTCGTTCCCTCCCGATCTGGCATATTGCACAAAAAGACATTCTCTTTTTAGTTATAATGTATATTTTATTTCTTTAGTTATTATACACAAAAATAATGAAAACTTTTGTTGAATAAGTTTTTTAGAAATATTAAAATTGTTCATAATTTGTTCATCACTTTTTCTGCCATGCTGTTATAATATATATGTAAGGAACAGACAACAACGGCGAAAGCCGGCAAATAGAAAAGGGGTTCTAATTATGACAGACAAAGAAAAGTATTTCCGCATGTATGCGGAGAACGACGCCAGCGAAAAGGTTATCCGAGTTTTCGAGCATTACGGTTATATCTATCATATGTTCGTGAGCGTGGAAAGCCTTGCGGACAGAGTGAGGGAAACGGCAGTTTCTAGCCGTCATGCTAAGGGCGGAACGGTGGACGGTCGCAACCTGCGTTTGCGGAAAATGACGATTGCCGAAAAAGAAAACGCCGTTGCGAATGGTGCGGAAATCGTCTGTACGGTCGAATTTTTCCAGCAGTTAAGAAAAGAGTTTTCTAGCAACAAGGGTATTTGTGCAGAGCAGGCAATCCGCAAGTTCTACGGTCTGGAAGATTACAAGCTGGGCGATAAACGGGGATTTTGGGAATGCGGCGATATTGAGCTACAAGGTAAGCAGTATTCTGTGAAGTTTGATGACGCTAGTTTATCAGCATATAGAACAATTGAAAAGGCGGCTTTGCTTAGGGGTTAAACCCTAAGCAAGCCAAAATAGAAAGGGGCTTTTAAAATGACCTATACTAGAAAAGAAATTCTAAACCGTATCGAAGAATTGGAAACCCGCAAATTTTATCTTGACATGACGGACAGATGGACACCCGAAGATTATGAATATAATCGAGAATTGTGTGCCGAAATTCTAAGCTGGAAGGGGTTGCTAAAATGAAAAAGGTTTATACAGAAATTGAGCTAGACAATCTTATCCGCAAATACGGCTTTGAAAATAAGAAAGTTATAAAGTATGCTAAATGTCTTGACAGACAAGCGAAAGTTTGCTATAATTATAATGGAAATTGAAAGGGGTATTATTATGAAAAAGAGTTTGTTTGTTAGCGGTTCTGAAACGTTGAGAATAGAAGAAAGTCGCTATCTTGCTTTAGTTGTCACTTATGGAGATTATGAGAATGCAGGTTTCCAAGAAGTGAGCCGCGAACAGTTTGCCGAAAGACTTAAAAAAATCGAATGGATGAAAGATTGTTCCTGCGAAAGACTTAAAAACGATTATAATGAAATGGTTAAATTTTTTGAGAAAGTAGGCAAATAAAATGAAAAAGATTTACTTTGATATGGATGGAACAGTATATAATCTTTATGGTATCAAAAACTGGTTGCAGATGTTAAGGAATGAGGAAAGGGGGGCTTTTACCGTTGGTAAACCGTTGGTAGATATGACAAGGCTTGAGGATGTGTGCGTCAACCTTATCAAAAAGGGGTATCAAATCGGAATTATCACATGGTTGCCGATTGGTGCAAGCGTTGAGTATATGGAAATCTGCACAGAGGAAAAAAGAAACTGGGTTGAAAGATATATGCCCTATGTCAGCGAGTTTTATGCCCAAGAGTACGGAACGCCGAAACAATACGCACCCATGAAAAGGGCGGCCGAAATGTGGCTTGTTGATGATAATAAAGAAGTTCGTGAAATGTGGGTAACTGAAAAGCAAAGAAAAGCGATTGACGCTAACAACGATATTTTAGAGGCATTAGAAGAATTAGAAAGGGGATTGAAATAAAATGAAAAAGAAGATTGAAAAAATCGCCGTTGTTCTTATGTCCGCCATTTTGCTTTGGATTTTTGCAAGTTTTGTTGAGGTGAATTGCAAAAATCTGGAAGAAAATCCCACTTATTGCCCCGCTAACTTTTTCGCCATAATGACTAAAATTTCCGGCTAATCTTAGCCGGATTTTTTTTATTTACACTTGTTAAATTTTTAACAAATGCCGGCACTTTAACGAGTTAAAGCGTTAAAATATGCCGGCACCGCTTTAGTCTGCTAAAGCGTTAAAGCGAAACATGGCGATCCCGATTGTTAAAAACTTAACAAAGAAATTTTTGAAAAAGGGGTTGACAGATTCCCGGAAATAGGTTATAATATAGATGTTCCCAAGAGAGGGGAGAAAAAATAAAAGCAAGCAAGTCTTTTCGTTTCATCCTCTTGTTTCCTCTCCTCTCTTGAGAATAAAATCGGTATCAAAGAGCTGCGACCTGCAAAAGAAATTTCAAAAAAATTGAAAAAACTATTGACAAGTCGCCCGCTCTATGATATAATAAAGATGTTCCCGAAAGGGAGCCAACAAAAACTTAGTGCCCACTACTTAGTGTGGGAGAAAGAGGTTTACTATGGCTACCGAGAAGAAGATTACCGCTGCTGAAATCAAGGCCACCGCGAAAGCTAACGTGCTTGCCGAGCTGTCCTCCAAGCTGGAAGAGCTGGGAGCGGAGATGGTTGGGAATGTTGCCTACATTCCGCAGACCGTCGGTGAGCAGGAAGTCTGGGTTGAGGTCAAGCTGACTACCAAGCAGTACACCGACACTAGCGTGTCCAAGGCTTTTGACCCCTTTGTTGCCCGCGAGAACTACGAGAGCGAGCAGGCCGTTAAGGCCGCGGAGGCGGAGGCCAAAGCGAAAGCCAAGGCCGATAAGGCGAAGTCCAAGAAGTCCCGCTCCCGCAAAGCGAATGTTGAGGTCGAGGGGTAAGGAGTAAGGCGGTTTAGGGAGTTCCGCAGAAAAACTCCCAAATTTTAAGAAAGAGGGTTTCTAATTATGAAACTGTTTGAGAAGAACGACAATACGCACGCGGGAGCAACTATCGCCGCGAAAATCGGATGGACGAAAGTTCAGGAAGTCAAGGCCGCCGTCGAAAAGATGAATGGAGGGAATCGGAATGGAAAGTAAACAGACGGTTGTTCGCGGTGGAATGAGCCTTTTTTCTATGGCTCTTATCGTTACTTTGGTTTTCTTCATTCTCAAAGTGACAGATGTTCTTGCGTGGTCGTGGATTTGGGTTCTCTCTCCGCTTTGGATATGGGCGGCTTTGTTGGTTGGAACCTTGTTCTTGTTCCTTTTTATTCTTCTGATTTGCGTTATCGTTTCGGCCGCGGCAAAATCAAGGCGGAGGTCAAGGCGTTATTAAAAAGTAGCGGTCGAAAGACCGCTATTTTTTTATATTAACGTTTTAACGCTTTAACAGGGTAAAGTGCCGGCACGTTCGGCGTTATTACTAAAATTCGCCCGCTCTTTTCGTCGTTTTGACTATTGCTTTTACTTTTATAATATGGTATAGTATAGATAAAGAAAGGGGATAACGAAAATGACCAATTACAGAGTGATTTCTCCAAAATATATTATTTCGCAAGCAGACCAGGCAAAAACAAGAAATTTTCAACAGGCAGTTTCTAAAATCAATCAGATGTTAGAAGTTGCTGCGGAAAAAGGTTACAAAGGCATCCAATTTTATTTTTGGGATTACTTTAATAATCTTAGTTATAAAGATTTTGAGAATATTAAAACCGTGTTTAGAAATGCTGGTTGGTTGACAGAAAAAGGCAAAAGACAATATGACTTACGTATAACAACAAATCTTTTCGCTGATGATTATATTTTGAAATAATTTCGTTTTAACTATTGACACTAACTGTTATATATGATATAATCAAGTCAATGAAAGAGAGGTCTTAAAAATGAAAGAATTTTTTACTAACCCGCTCGTTTGGTCGATTGTCCTTTTCTTTGTTCTTAATCTTATCAATGTTGTTCTGGGAACAATGCGGTCGATTTTGACTGTAAAATCTACGCCGTTCGTCTCTATGATTATCAACACGGTATCATATACTTTTTATAGTGGTATCGTTAAGTTGGTATCCGGGCAAGATATGATTGTAGTTCTTGCGACTACTGCACTAACAAATATTATCGGCGTTTATATCGCCCGTTTTATTCTCGATAAGGCAAAGAAAGATAAACTTTGGAGAATTACCGCGACTATTCCCGAAAATATTGATAGCGGAGAAATTACAACACCGTTAAATAGTAAAGGTATTCAATCGGTTGTTTATATCGGTGAGGGTGTAAAACTTATTGATATTTATAGTAAGACGCAAGGAGAAAGCATTGTTATAAAAGAAATTCTCGCACCGTTAAAAGTCAAATATTCCGTTGTTGAAATTGATAAGAAATTGTAAAGATTTTCCGCCAAAAGGCGGATTTTCTTTTATTTCATTGCTTTACTATGTTAAATCGTAAAAGTGCCGGCACCGCGGGCGATCTGCACAAAAATTGCCCGCTCGATTTATGCAATATTACATATTGCTTTTTCTGCTAGCGTGTGATATACTTATATTGTCGGTAAGGGAAGAAGTTCCCGCCAATAAGAAAGGATTTGATAGAATGGAACAGTTGAACCGCAGAAAAAAAATGATGGTGTTGGACATTGAGACTTTGAACAGCACCGACGACGCCTTATCCTATGATGTGGGATTTGCAGTCACCGACAAAAAAGGCCATATTTACGAAGAACATTCTTTTATTATCTATGATATGTTCTTTGAAGAAAAAGAACTCATGCAATCGGCTTACTATGCAAAGAAAATCCCGGAATATCTGGACGGTATCAAAAAAGGCAATCACAAAGTTGTCACTTTTATGACCGCATGGAAACTTATCCGCAAAGTTATGGAGAAATACGACATTAAAGAAGTTTATGCTTATAACGCCGCTTTTGATTACGGCGGTCTGAATAGGACTTTGCGTTATATTACTAAAAGTAAATACCGCTGGTTTTTCCCCTATGGCACAAAAGTTTTTTGCATTTGGCACATGGCTTGTCAGGTTCTTTTTACTCAAAAAACTTTTTGGAAAGTCGCTCTTGCTAATGGGTGGGTTACGAAATCAGGAAATTTTCAGACATCCGCAGAAATCGCCTACCGCTACATGACTGGAAATAAAGATTTTGACGAAGAGCATAAAGGTCTGGATGATGTGCGAATCGAGGTTCAAATTCTTTTGAAGTGTATCCGACAGCATAAGAAAATGAATCCGTGGATAAATCGCAGTTGTTGGAGAATCCCCACGCAGGAATATAAAAAATTCCAGCAGACAAAACTTTATGAAGAACTTTTCGGAAATATGGTTGACAGTCCCGAAATTATGTGATATAATATAGATGATGAAAGAAAGGAGGTGTATTCGTGAAAGAGTTTTTCCGCCGTTTGAAAATGGTAAAATATTTCGGTTGGCGTGGAGCGTTCGACAAAAAATTTTTGAAAATGTAAGAAAAGTCCGCCGTTAGGCGGATTTTCTTTTGCTTTACTACTTTACTATGCTAAATCACTAAAGTGCCGGCAGGCCGGCGATTTGCACAAAAAGTTAGTATTATGTTTGTGCAATTTACCAGTAGACAATTCTCTTTATCTATGGTATTATATAGATGTTCCAAGAGGGAACACACCACGGACGGCAAGAAAAGAAACTCTCGAGATTTCAAAAGAAATTTCAAAAAAGGGGTTGACAAATCGAACCAACTGTGGTATAATAAAGATGTTCCAAAGGGAACGAAAAAAATCTTAAAGAGCCGACTGCGTTAGTGTCGGAGAAAGAGGTTTATTATGGCTAACATGACTGCTGCTCAGAAGAACACCGCTATCAAAGAGAACGCTGTCGCTATGACTGTTCTGCCCGAGGGTGCTATTCAGGTGGGTGACTATGCCTACGCTATCCCCACCGAAGTGGACGGCGAACTGCGGTACGCTGTCGTGACCTACACGGCGAAGAACAATAAGGCGACCAAGACCACCGACGCTTTTGACCCCGAGGCGGTTCGTGCCGAGTGGCTGGCTGACAAGGAAACTAAGGAGAAAGCCGCCGCTGAAAAGGCCGCCGAGAAAGAGCGTAAGGCCGCGGCTCGTGCGGAGAAGAAGTCCAAGACGGCCGCCGAGTAATCTGCGGGTGGGGAGAAATCCCCACCCTTTTCTTTTCCTTAACGCTTTAACGCTTTAAAGCGGTGAAGTGCCGGCATCCTCTTGTTAAAATTTTAACAAAGAAAATTTCTAAAAAAGTATTGACATTCTATATCTTACGTGATATAATATAGACGTTGCAAGGGAGGACTGCTCCCGCAAACAGATAAGAAAAGAGGTTATTAAAATGGGTTGCTTTTACACTGGGTTTGACTACAAGAACAGAAAGAATGGCTATTTCAAAATCGGAGAAACTTCTGGAAAGACTCCCGCGGCAAGGTTATCTCAAATTAGAACAGGAGATAGTTTTCAGTGTTTGGGTTATTTAATTCTCCACAATGAGAGCAAACCTGAGAGACTTTTTGTTGAAAGCTATGTCCGTATGATGATGTCTAAGAAATATGAGCATACTCAAAACGACCATTTTCTTTATCGAATTGAGAGTAAAGAAAGAAAGTATCCCCAAGCGTTTGAAATGGCGAACGAGGCTCTTGAATACGCAAAGACCGCTTGCTCACTTGCTAATATTGATTACGATATTGGAACGAAAACTTATAAAAGGTCTTGACAAAAGCGAAAAAGTATGGTATAATAAATATAGAAAAGGAAAGGGAGATGATTGAATGGAGAAGAAAATCACCAGTAAAAAGGAATTTGTCGCGGCGATTCAGAGGGAGAAAGAACGCCGCAAGAGAGCAAACGAAGCCGAACAGAAGAAACTCGCCGCTCTCGAAATTCAGAAAAAGAAAGAAATGGCGGCCGAGCGTTTCAAAAAGATGGGTGGCGGCGTTCCTAATTTGAGAGGGTAAAGAAAGGGGAGAGCATTTGCTCTCCCCCTTATTGTAAAGTTATGCCGCCCTTTTCATAATATTACAGTATGCAAATACCGCATAAAGAATATTACTGTTCGGCTTTTTCTATAATTATTTTCCCACCAACACAGATAATTTTTAAAGGCGTATCTTCATCAATATCCAAATTGCGGCGGGTTGCAATAGGTAAAGTCACACGGCCTAAACTATCGCATTTTCTTACTGCACCTTTTTCATTAGTAATAAAATTCTGATTGTCGAGTTTTTCTTCAATCCGGTGCAAGGCTTTTAAAATTTCTTCTTCCATTCTTTATCACGTCCTTTTCTAATTCTATTATATATTAAATTTGGAAAAAAGTCAAATTTTTAAAATGCCGGCACTCGTTAAAAAATTAACAAAGAAAATTTTTAAAAAAGTATTGACAATATTCTTAATCCATGCTATAATATAGTCACAACGAAAGGAGAGAACGCCAATGGAATGTGTAGATTGTATTCACTGGTACCAAGGCCCAGGCGATGATTCCCCATGTTGTCAAGTAAAGGGACTTGACGGAACTACACCATGCGAAGATGAAGAAAGGAACGATGAAGAATGAGAGCAACAGGTATTATCCGCAGAATTGACGACCTTGGCCGTGTGGTTATCCCGAAGAAAATCCGCAGAAGCCTTCTTCTCAAAGAAGGCGACGCTCTGGAGATTTATGTCTCTGATGATGGGGTGACTTTCATCCCTTATCGAGCAGAAAGAACGCTTGAAGTCGAAATTTCCCGAATCGTTGACGCTCACGAGTTCGACGAACAAGACAATGAAAAATATCGGGAAGCGATTTCCGAATTAAAAAGGATTGCGAGGGAGTTAAAATGAGATGTCCCTATTGCGGTAGTTATGATATTGTCTATACAGAAGTAACCGACACAGAGCAAGACGGAGATATTCTCAAAAGAGAAGTTTATAATCGTTGCGAGTGTGGCAAAGCGTTCATGACTACCGAAAGGTATAAACTGGAAGACGAAGACTATTGGTAGGAGAAGTAAGTGTGGGCAACCGCACTTTCTTTTTATCTTTTCTTGTTAAAAATTTCACATTCTCGTAGATGCCGGCACTTTAGCACATTAAAGCGTTAAAGTCAATACTTCTATCTTACTGAAATGCCGGCACCCGACCTAGTCGCCTTTGTCAATAGGGCCGCCTTTTGTCAATAGGAGCTGTGAGCTGTGAGCTGCGACTATATGAGCTGCATCTGTGAGCTGGGTAAGCCCGCTCGTGAGCTGCAAAAGCACTTTCTCTAGTTAAAGTCAAGTAAGTGAGCTGCAAAATTATTCCGAAGATAAATTTTTATATTACGAATTAGTTTATTTTCTTTTTAAATTCAATTAGAAATATCTTCTAGAGAAGAACTCTTCCAGAGAACTATTCTTGTAGAAAAATCGTTGCAAATTTCGCTGCGGCCGCAGTCAATAGTATTGACAAAAGTCAAATAGTATGCTATAATATAATTAGAAAGAAAAAGGAGGATAGATAATGGAGAAAGAGTATATTGATAACTCTATTGCAGAATCTATAAGAAGTATTATTGAGCTGTGTTTTTCTCATACTGAGTGCGGCGGTTGCCCGCTCTATAATTCAGAGAAAAAAGTATGTCAGCTTCAATCAGTGCCGTCTGGTTGGAATAAGCCAGAAAGAGAAGGAGACCATTACGTTTTTAAGTAAGGGGTGAGAATAATGAAGGAATTCAATATTCTTATTGAAGAATTAGATAAAATTAGTGATAAATGGCGGCAACGCCTCCAGTATCAAAGTGAGAAAGGCAAAGATATCCACGATAGCTTCCTATGTTCAACTGTTATGTATGAGATTGAGCGGGCGAAGCAAGCTGCAAATAGACGAATTGCAGAAGAGAGACAAAAAGGATTTGAAGAGAAAAGAAAAAAAGATTAACACTATTAAAGAGTAAAAGGAGTAATGTGTATGGCATCTATTACGGCGCAGAGAGCGGCTTTGACCGCAGAGAAAGTAAAGTGGATTGAGGAGATTTTCAATAGTGCTGGAGTTGAGTTCTTCCGCACTGGTAGCAATCTGGCTACTCTTACCTTTGATTGCGGCGAAATCGAAGGAAAGCCTATCTATGGTTCAATTAAGTTTACTCTCCATAAGGCAGACTATAATCTCGATGATGAGATTGAAGAGTTTGAAATGCTGTTGAAGGAAAAGGAAAAGAAAGCTGAGGAAAAACGGCGCCGGGACGCAAAAGCGTTGAAGGATAAGGCCGCAAAAGAGGCTAAGGCCGCAGAAAAGAAAGCTATTGAGGAAAAAGAAAAAGAGAAGCGAAAAGAATATTTAGCTTCTTTGGGAGAGAAAAACGAGAGCGGGCAGTAAGCCCGCTCTTTCTTTTTCCCCCAAGACTAAACTCAATTTTCTAAAAACTAAAAATAAAAATAGGAGGTAGGTAAACTAAACCTACCCCCTATTCCTTTTTATATACCCCTCATCTTTCTCGCTTCTAACCCTATCCCGGAGTAATCAAAGATAATCGGAACCCCATTACTCCTCTTATATCCATAATTATTCCCGTGAACATCATTGATATGCTGCTCCGCACAGAAGCCAAGGAAATCCTCGACCTCTTCACTAGGATATTCCCTTAAAAGCTCGTCTATCACCCTGTCGCATATACCAAGGTCTTCAGCACTTTCAACAGAGTCTTTGCTTAAACAGCTCCAATCTTCCTCAGCCTCATACCACTCGTCGTCATCTTCCTCATTGTTACGAGCTGCGATTCTCTCTTGGAGATAGGCTTTGCACCTTTCTCCCTCGTAGAAAAGGAAAGTTTCTGCGAAGAACTTCTCTACTCCCCGATTTACCGCGTCTTGGTAAGCGATTACCTCAGCTTCGCACCAATCACAATCGTTCTCTCTTATCATAGGTATCTTTATTACGTACCTCGTTCCTTTATTCTTAGGAACTAGCACTAATTTCGTAACTCCATGATAAATTCGGAAGTTTTCATTAGAATAGCTGCTAAAACTGAAGTTTTCTCTCAGTACTGGCCTATTTCCTGCTATTTTAGAGAGAAAATTCTCTAAAATCTGTGTATAAAACTGCTTTTCTTTATCTTTTATTCTCATAATAGTAAGTTTTTACCTACTTTCTCTTAAATTTCATCATAAGAATCTCTCGAAATAAAGGTACTGCGGACCCTCTGCTCCCGCTCAAGCTCGTCGCAATAGTCCTCAAAGCCCTCTCCGTAGAAATTCTCAAACGCTTCGTAAGCGTCATAACCGGAGATTTCCTCCACACTAATTCCCATATCAAAATCATCAAACATTATATTGTCCTCCTTTGATTAAGTTTAGTAATTTTTATCTCCTTTTCTTATCTTCTATAATTATTATACCACACCATAGGAGAAAAGTCAATAGCTACGGCGGGCGAGGTAGGATTAAAAATAAAATTTGACTTAGACGATAGTATTGACAAAGGCGAGATAATGCGTGCAGTCACCAATTTCCAAACCCTATGGTTCAGGGACAAACCCAAAAGCAAAATTTTTAGATAAATCCCCGTTTGCTGCGACCGAGTACTAGTTAAGCTTCGCTTAACTAGTACTCTATTAAAAGGTATTATTAAGAAAATAGTAGTAAAGATACTAATTTTATTACTACTATTTTTATTATTCTTCTTATTACTCCTACTATTACTCTTAGTAATATTCCTTATACTACTCCTTATACTATTTTTTTAGTATTATCCTTATACTATTCCTACTACTATTCTTTATTATATTATTAGTATTCCTTATACTATTTCCTTATACTACTCTTAATATTTTAAGTAGTATTTTCTTATTATCTTCCTTATACTATTCCTTATTATTTATTATATTATATACTATTATAAAAGAAAATACTAATTATACTATTTAATTAGTATAATTAGTATAATTAGTATTTTAAGTAATATTTAAGTAGTATTTCTCTCTCAAATACGATTAGAAGTGATGAGCCTAACTAACTCGTAAAAAATTTTGGTGCAGCTTCCCAAGAAATTTCTACTTTCTTAATTTTCCTAGTTCTCACCATAGCTGCGGGAATATGAACATTACCATCAGTAAAAGCCACACTAAAACCTCGACATACCAAATCTTTCTCAAGAGCATTAAGAACTCGATTTGGATAATTAAAAAGATTATAGTTAAAAACGACAAAAGTAAATAATTCCGCGTTACTTGCCGCCTCTTCAATTTGAGTATCTATCTCCAACAAATAGTTATTGAAAGCCTCATCATCTTTTTCAATAAATTTTCGTTTTACCGACAAAGCTGTTTTTCGTGCTTCTTCAGCAGTCAAATAAATTCTCCTCTCTTTAAGTTACTTCGGCAAGACCATAAAGTTTAATCTTTGCTATTTGAACTAACTTTTGAACCAACAAAAAGAATATGACAAAGAATTGATAGGCCCCAGAACTGCCAATAGGTAAGAGCAGGCAAAGAGAAGATAGCTACCGCAATAGCACCCCAAAGCAACCAGCCAATCCAGTTCACAAAGAATAAAAGTCCAATAGCGATAAGAAGAATTGCAATAGCAGTACCGCAGCCGTAATCATTACTTTTATAAGGGATCCTCATAGTTAATTTTCCTCCGTCCAATACAGTTTAATTAGTAAATTATAAAGCTCCTCAGAGTTGGTAATAGGAAACTCAACTCCGTCAACAGTGACATCTCCCTCTCCATATCCTCTACCAAAGTCATTCTCCCAGCAAAAGTATACAATCCAAGGAACATCATCGAAAGGAGCATCTTTAGCTAATTCATCTTTCATAATAATAGAAAGAGTATTAGTATAACTATCCATAATATCCATCAGAACACCCTCAGAGAATACCACGCCAATAGCATCCTCAACTTTTCTCATATTATCCCAATAGTCTTTAATAGTATCAATTGCAGTACAAAACTCTTCTTTTGTTAGCGGACAATTCATAGTATTTCTCCTTTACAATTTAATTATCATAGGTTTACTGCGGCCAAACCAACTTTTTATTTTAAAAATAATTCTAAATATCTTCTTCATTACTAGCTACCTCACCTTTTAAGAAATCATCTAGTAGAATAAACTTTCTATCTCCTATGCAGTTATCACAATAAGGAGAAATCCAACCGACCGAGACCTTGGTTGCGGCCGCACCACAATCTATGCAAGTTCTTTCACTAAGGTGCTCATATTTTCTAATAATTTTATCCATTTCATCCGTATACCAATTGCAATACCAGCGAAGATAGCCAAACTTTTCTTTTATTTGTAAGATACGATAACTAAGTCTATCTTTGTCTGGAAGTTTATTCAATTCTCTTTGAATCTCTTCACAGATCTGTTCTCCGAATGCTTTTCTCCATCCGTCAGGCATTTCATCAAGTTCAGTATAGGAATAATCGTAATTTTCAACAACTTCTCCTGTCCAGCAATTGCGAGGAATAAGAAAGGGATATTTCTTACAGAGTTCCTTATTCTTTTCTATATCACTCATTGAATAGCCTCCTCTTCAAAAAAGTTGTTAAAGAAATCTTGAGGATTTACTTGCGGCCGAATCTCAGTATCTTCTATATCTTTCCACTCATATTCAAGCGGTGGCGGACTAACCGAAGAAACTAATTCATCGAAAGTTTCTCCTCCTATCTTATCGTTTAAAGAAACTACAAAGAGTTGTAGCTCTTTTCTTCTTTGGGCACAAAAGCAAACAGCATACTTGTCTTTTCTTATATAGGCTCCGCAATCCTCAATTACAATAGCATGGTTATCCGCAAATTGAAGAATCTTATGGATACTAGCGTCAAGAAAAGATTTTATATCTGTTGGATTAAGGCCAGGTGCAATCCATAGTCTCAAATAATCACCTCAAAAGCATAACTTTTATCAAAGTAAATAAAGACATCACAAGAGAAAAGGAGCCAAAGATAATAGACAGATAAGACTGGAAGAAACCTTCTCTATCAAACCTATTCTGAGCTGCTTGTTCCATCTCTTCCCGTTTATGCTGTTCATATCCATGAACAATATACAAAATACCAATAATGCCAAGCAGCACAGCCACAACAGCATTGAAGATAAAGTTAAATGCCATATCACCACATCTCCTCGTATTTGTTTCTGCTCATACTCAACCGAATTCTTTCACAAGTCTTTTCGCTAATTTCTTCATCAGATTCTTCATATTCTGCTTTAGGCTGATTATCCCTATAATCGCCATACCCAAATTCTTTAGCACTTAGCTGTCCATCGGCAATAAGGTCTTTATAAGTTTGACGAAGCATATATTTTACTGTCCGTCCCCGAACAGTTCCCTTAACAACCATCCCATTATCAATCAACTTCTTTAGTTCAGCCGCCATTTTCTGAGTAGTAACACCATTAAGAGCCAAACTATAAGGAGCAGTCTCTTTAATAGTATTGATATCTACTCCATTAAAAGTGGCTAACTCTTGAAGAGCAGCAAGAATGTTATAACGAATCTCGCTTTCCTTTTGCTTAGAATACTTTCCCGCAGTATACCTTGCTCCCATTTTTATTTCCCCTTTCCAAAACGATGAACAACAGTCTTCTTCATTATATTTTTATAACAAATAACGTATCCGTATCCTCCGTCAGCGAAAACTTTTCCAATAACGAAAATACTATTAGGAGTTTCAAAAACTAGCTTTTTCTCTTTAAAATTTAGGCACATATTTTGTCCCCTTTCTTACTTTCTATAATAATTATACCACACTTTTTTAAATTTGTCAATAAGAAAAGAGAGGCTATTAAGCCTCTCTTTATTATTCTGCGGGCGAACCAGCGTATGTGCCAGTAATTCCAAGAATTGTTTCGCCAACTTTAATTTTATCCGCAGTCAAACCAATAGCATCTCTCACTGCTTGGTAAGTCGCATATGTTTTTAAAGTTGAACCATTTTGAAGCAATACTCTTTCACTAGTCACTCCATCTAATTCTAAAGATTTATAGCCACCAAAAGTAACTTCTGTTTTAACTATATCGGAAGCAATAGAATAAGTGGCTTTTTCAGATAAAGAGCCAGTAATTTTTTCTCCTTTAGCATAAGCAGTCTTATCAGCTAAAATATCGCCAGAAGCCGCAGTAGCATCGCTAGTATCAACTCCTTTAAAAGTCCCAGTTACTTTTCCACTAGCAATATAAGCAGTTTTACCTTCTTTAATATCAGAAGCTGTAGCGGTAGCATCAGCAGTATCATCGCTTGCATCTGCAATAGCTAAAGAAACCGCAACATTGGGATTTATAGTTGGTGTTTTTAATAGATAGTTATATAAATCTTCCATTAGATAACCTCCTTTATTTATTGGTCTAAAAATATGTAAATTTTTTACTATGTTTCTCTAATAAAAGGAAAGTCAAGAGAAATTGGAGAATTTCTCTTGACTGATGAATAGGGAAAGGAAAGAAACGAATCTCCACTCTGCGTTTATAGAGGCTTGTGACTCTCGCCTTTACAGCGGCCGCATTAGAGATAGAGTAGACCTACCACTGGACACCATGCTTCCTTTCGGAAGCCTGCGAGGACTCGACCCTCTACTCTACCTTTGCTAGTCTGAAGTCTATCCGACTAGTAGCTTATCTGAGCTTTTTCGTAGCTAGCAACCGGAACACTTATTGTATGTTCGATTTTACAAGTAGTTTAACCTAATAATGCCACTACCAAGGTTTCTTTAAGAGAATAGGTTTCCGACGCCTACTCTGTTACGTCACTGGCATGACGCCACCAGCAGTGCCAGCTACTGGAATTTACCCTATCCCATATCTCCCGACCACCCTCCAGCTAATTCGTTAGCTTCAACGCAGCGGATTCGTCGCCCGGCTGATTTTTCGGGTCTGTCCGTATCATTTTAAGAGTAGCCATACGGATGGCGATATTTGGCTGGACGAGATTCTTTCACTCTCGCACATAGAGTTATGGGTTGCAAGAATCTAGACTTATTCTTGACTTATTTTCCCCTTACCTCTCGCTATTATCTTACTGCCTTTTATTTGGCTACCAGCGTAGGTTTTCGTTCCAACCATGACCAAGTTCACCGCCACTTGGAGGAGGGTCTAACGATGACTCACCCTCTAACTTGCACCGGTCTGGGAATTTTCCTGTTCAGGAGGGTTTTACCAGACTTTACTTACCCAAGATGTTACGCATACCATTTCTCATTTGAGAGAAAAATTTGAACTCCCTTTTCATATCCAAGGGTAGAAAGAACTTCTGCCATTAGGTCGTCTGCTTCGACATGGGCCATTTCAGTGTCATAATTCTTAAAGATATTCTTCATCTTCTCTGCAAATACCTCTGGTGACATATCTTCTCCTCACTTTCTATATTTATTATATCACACTAAGAATAAAAAGTCAAGATTTTAATTAGTGAGCTTTTCGAGAGAAAAATATTAAGTTATTCTCCACAATATTCATCGCAATTGAAACAGTAGCCTTTTGATTCTTCCTCGCAAAGAGGTTCACCACAAGAGGGACAGCAAGGAGTATCTTCCGTTACTACTGCCACATAGTAGCTTACCCAGCTATCGATAGAATCCTCGTAGCTTTCTCTCGCAGCCTCTCGGTCTCCCTCATATTCTTCCAAGAAATCATCAAAGCTATAAATACCGCCTGAACCTTCATAATCAGAATAAACCTCATTAGCTAATTCCCAAGCCATATTGGCTGCTTCTTCTTCGGTCGCATTTTCAAGAATTTCTTTTTTCCTATCGAAACGGTCTCCCATATCTGCAATTATAATAAATTTAGGCATATTTCTTATCCCCTTTCTATAAATATTATATCATATTTTATGAACTTTGTCAACAAAACTAGAAAAGAATTCCCTCAAAGAAAGATAAAGTTTAACTATCTTAATCGCTTTTAATTCTGCCAAACTTTTTTTAAGAATTTTATTCTGTTGTTCCATTCTTGAAATCTGGTATCTTTGATTGGCAATCTTTTTCTTTAGCTCAATTACATATTTAGACAGTTCGTTGTCTTGAGAAATATTTCCCTTTAATCTATTGCACACTTCGCAACAAGTTTGATAATTATTAAACTTGTCGCGGCCGCCCTTAGATTTTGGCTTTTTATGGTCTTTTGTGAAAAGAATAAGCTCGCCATTCTTTTCTGTAAAAAATCTAATTCCGCAAGAGTTCTGCTGTTTAACTATAAAAGCCTTTGTTGCTTCCGCTCCACAGAAGCAACACTTTGGGTCTCTCGCAACAATCTTTGAAGTATCAGAAATAGAAATTTCATACATTATCCCACCGTGGAGATAAGAGAATTTTCTTGACTGCGAAAGATTTATTCTTTCTCTCGCAACTGATACAGGAATTTCAAAAAGAAGTTCGTCCAAAATTTTTACTCCTTTCTTTATTTTCTATAATTATTATATCACACTATTGTAAGTTTGTCAATAAAGGAAAAAGAGTAACATAGTTAAATGTTACTCCTTTCCTTTAATATATATTAAACAGATTCTTAATCGCCTGCTTAGCAGGAAGAATCTGATTTAAACAATAGGTGCTGGCTCTTGGCGTCCCTCACCAGTCGAACCCATTGGGGCCGGTACCAACCCTAGACATATCCACTTCGTAGTTGTTATAACTCCTCACGCCGGTTTCGCTACTTGACAGGTGTGCCCCGGAAATCAACCCGCGTCACCGCTATTTTTTATTAACTCAGACGAAGCTCCTCGTGCACAGGCTAACAACATCAACTTGAATAGAAAATAGCGTTTCTTCGCTATGGTAGGAGCTAGGAGAGTCGAACTCCCATCTGTGCCTTGAGAGGGCACTATCACTAGCCATTTAGACGAAGCTCCCATAAGTGTCCCGCCATTTAAAGACTAACGGGCTGTCTAATAGGAAATAAATAATAACTATTAAAAATGAGCAATCTTAGTGAAAACACGTCACACCACGTGAAGGTGTTGCTCGTCGTGACGCTCACCCCAACCGGATTTGAACCGATGTTCCGAGGATGAAAACCTCGTGTCCTAAGACCAGACTAGACGATGGGGCGATAGGAGAGCCGGATAAGGCTCCGGCGGGCCGGTAGATTAGAAATTATTGACAAAGCCCCTTCAGGGCTAATGGCTGGCTAGGTCCGGCTCGAACGGACGACCTTTGGTTTAACAGACCAACGCATACTACCAACTGAGCTACTAGCCAATATATAAATGAGATTAAATTAAATCCCATTCATTGTCTTGGATTGTTTTTATTAAAGATACTTTATCTGGTAAATTATAACTTCTACACCATTTTCTTATAGCATTATCTGAAACCCCAAATATATCTCCAATATGTTTGAATGGAGTTTTTCTAATTAAAGATTTTAAGGTTTCTCTATCAGGTTTCCTTTCGTGTGCTTTTTGTTTTTCTTCGTATGTCGAGTTTCTTTTTTGCTTATTAGTTAATTCTTCAAGAGTAGCATAATAGATATCTTTATTAAAATTACAGCTTAAAGTAGAATTATCAAATTCTCCATTTTCTACTAATCTATGGCAATTTGCACATAGCATACAACATTTCTTTGCTTCTTCAGCATAGGCAGATTTAGCCCTCGTCGTGCTACCACTCGCTAAACCAAAACTCTTTTCTTTTGGATTTAAATGGTGGAAATCAAAAACTACTTCTGAAAATTCTTGATTACAGTGTTGACATTTTCCACCAAATGCTTTTACCAAAGCAATTTTAATTCTTCTTCTAAAATTTATAACATCAATCGGTTTGCTCATATTTATCACTCTCCTTACAATTATAAGTGAAAATCGAACCAATCGGTTATAAATTTTTGAAACCAAATTCTACACTACTGGAATCGAACCAGTATTAAAAGTCTTTCCAATTAAACGAAGTGTAGATATATGCGGGAGAATCGCTAGCTAAACGACCATTATTATCGCACCCGCATTGCGTCTCTCTAACCCCGAAGACAGGACTTACTACACGGCTTAGTAAGTAGCCAGATATTTTCTTTGTACGACTTAATATTTTTAATTAACTTTTTAATATCTATATCTAATAAATATTAAGTCGCGGCCAGACAAGAAATATCCCAAGAACTGACACTTTATTTAATTCTAACTCTCAGAGGTTAATGGACTCGAACCATTGTTTTCTGCTTTATAAGTGCAGCCGTCCTTGCCCTTTAGACGAAACCCCTTCTGGTCGGAAAGGAGAGATTCGAACTCTCAGCTACAACATCCCAAATGTTGCCGTCTACCATTGACTTACTTCCCGATAAAAGGCTCCTTTTTTCCACCGGAGCGAAGCCAAACTCTCTGACCTTATTGTAGTTTTACGTCTCCTCTAAATAAGCGTGGGCGAATCTTTCTGGACAGTTCTAGTTAGGTGGATTATCCTCCGAACCATTGGAATACGATTTACAAAACATTTGAAATCTCCTCCATTAACTAGATTTTATAGCAAGCCCATAGGGCACCGCTAACTTAGGAAAAGAGATACTCTGCGTAACTTACGCTATCGGAGTCAAGGAGCCGAACAAACCGCACTCTTCTTTCTTAACATACTCAGCTCCGTCCTCGTTGAAACCCTTAATCTCAACCATATTGTCGCAAGTCAGAACATTCGTTCCGGCATGATAGGTCATCTGTGCTCCGCACTTAGGACATTTGAGGAACTTCTCCTGCCGAGGAGCCGCCCACTCTTTCTGAGGAGTACGCTTCCGAATTTTCAGAGCTGCACCGAGAGCTTCAAAAGAATTTACAGTTGTCATAATTTGTACCTCTTTCTTTCTTTATTATAAATATGATAAATAAGATTAAAGACTTGGTGGGGTTTATATTTCACAACCACGCTTACACTACTCAATTCGTACTGGCCTTTACGAGTTATCAACATATAGTTGCTCTGCCAGCAGGCGAAGGGCTTCCTCGCTAATGCGTCATACGCTACTTCACTCTTCCTCGCCTACCAAGTCGGGCGATAGCACCTGACCCGTTTCAATCTTATTTATAGCTTTAAGGTCAGCCAACCGCACATCTGTTGTATAGGAATATTTGCTCTTCCTGTGGAAAATTTTATTAAGTAGTAGATTTTAACGGAGCCGAGCCGCACTCTTTATCCGCGTGTTCTATGGGTCATGACTCCCAAGTAGCCGTTGTTCATGTGGGCTTTTTGTTTGCCCATAGGAGTTGCCACTCCCCTACTCTTTGGACTTTTTCTCGTCCGGACAAGAAAGTCACGCTTAATAAAATTTTTGGTTGCGGGCGTAGGATTCGAACCTCGTCTTCAGATAATGACTCTGATGAGCTACCATTGCTCCACCCCCGCGATAGAGAAGTGAGTACAAAGCCCTCACTTACGGCTCGCAGTAGCTTCAAATAAACGAAAGCAGACAATTTTACTCTGTTTTAGTAGCCTTAGCAGCCTTAGCCGCTTCACGCTCGGCGGCCTTGCGTTCCTTTTCGGCCGCGGCGTCAGCACGTTTCCTGGCCAACTCCGCCTGCTTAGCCAGCTTCTCCATGTAATCAGCGCGAGCAGCACCGAGGTCGAACTTGGTTGCATCGCATACAGAAATCTTCAGCTTCGCAAACTGACCATCACCAAGATGAATCAGAGCGCCATCAGCGATAACCTCAGTCTCCTTGCCATCCTGAACAATCGCGTTCAGAGCAACCTCATACAAATGGGAACGAACGATAGCCTGGTCCTTAACACTCATTTTCTCAGCCATAATTAACACCTAATCCTTTCACTCATAAAATTTATTTTTTATTTTGAAAGAGGATTTTCCTCTCTTTCACTATATTTATTATACCATACTTTTCGCAGAAAGTCAAGATTAACGACTTTTTATTTTACTTCAAACGCGACGACTTCATTCCAGTTCACATAGAGTTTTCCTATCCGAGCAGACCCAGTAGCTTGACCAAGATTATCATAGAAAAAATTGATAAGTTCCTCTTTCTTTTCTTTTTCAACTTTTCCAACAGAGGTCTTACGAATTACACCATTTTTGAAAAGAATTTTGAAATGAAGTTTTATTTTCATATTTTTCTTCCTTTCTTAACTTTCTATAATAATTATATCACACTATTTTAAGAAAGTCAATATTTACAGCTCACCGGAATATGCTTTATTGCAACGATAATCTGCGTAGTCAATACGAGAGCCAATTTCATCGAGAATATTCTGAAGAACAGTCTCTGCTTTCATCAAAGCAATCGCGCGACTGCGATAATAATTCTCAAGCATACGATTACGGGCCAAAGTCATGCCGTACTCTTCGTCCCATTCATCTTCAGGGGAGCACTTCGCTTTACCACGATAAGTGGGATTCATCATAAACTTATTCATATTGTACCCGTCATAAGAGATATTACGGATGCCCATTTTCTGCAAAACATCAATAGCGTCATACTCGCAATCATCCATGACAGCTACAACAGTCTGCTTCTCTTCATCAATATAGTACCGGATTTTGCTCTTAGGCTGAGAGTCTTCCTCGAAGCAAGCAAACTCTTTGTCAATAAGCCGCAGAGAATATTCACTAGGGTTAAATTTCTTTGACATAACAATCTCCTTTATTTCTTTTCTATATTTATTATATCATATTAGAGAAGAAAAGTCAATATTTATGACTTTTAATTCTCTTTCTTGCAGTTACAGTCACAGGTTTCTTTCTTATGGAAGAAATTTCCTCCATTGGTAAACATCATCAGAGGAAGAATATCTCCCATATCCCCTTTATTATCAAGCAACATCATCATAAGATAAGGATTACTATTGAAATCCATAGCTCCGCCACCAAACATATTCATCAGCATAAAAGTCTTGGCGTCAAAACCATCGGTGTTCTTATCTCCCATCATCAGGAAGAAAGGCAACATATTGCCAAAAGGATTGCTCTCGTCGATTGTACCAAAAGCCCCTTCTCCCATCAGAGATACAACCTTAGTATAGAAATCAAAACCGAAAATATTGCGGAGAGGCATAATAGTCTTAACTTCATTAGTACAAGGCTCAATAACCTCAAGGAAGTTACCTCCTGCAATATCCTTTACAATGACATACGCACCGCCGTGCTTGATAATATCACCGACTTGGATATCCTTGATTGCGACAGGAAGCAAATACAGTAAGCCCTCCATATCAAAAACAAAATCGGTAACATCGGTAAGAGTCAGCTTACTCTTATCATAAGCAACATACTTGCCATCTCCCGCAAGGTAAGCAAGACCACCTACAGACATCTTAATATCACGGCCAGTATATTTACCGAACTCAACATTACCAAAAATCTTATTCATAGTCTTTTTCTCCTTTTTATCTTCTTTAATTCCAAAGAATTCTTTTCCAAAATCAGTTATTTCAGAGTTACTTATTGTAAAAGTCACTTCATTGGGGTTAATCGTTAGCGTATTAAGATTAGTGAAATTATCAATGTTAATATCACCGATAGAAGAATAGCAACTCCTATTAAACATAATAGGATTCTCAATACTACGGCTACTGTTTGGCCCAATTCTTGGTTCAAGAATATCAGCCTTTTTATTTTTCCCGACATGATACAACTTTACTATCTTTTTGATAGCGATATAGTTGAAAGAAAAAACATCTTCATCAACTAATCTTGCGCCATTTACCATTTGTTTCTTATCTGTTGAATATTTACCTGTTATTTCTACATTAGAATTACGGTAATTGTATCCATCAGAATTCATTATCTTATACCAATAGCCAATTTTTGCTTTATCATAATCTTCTTTGATTACAGAATAAACATATGGCTTTGGACTAAGATTTTCTTCTCGCAAAAACCTGCATACTAAATAGTAATACATAAATACTCCTTTCTCTCTTTCTTTAATTATATTATACCATACTAAGAGAGAAAAGTCAAGTTATTTAAAACCTGACTTTATTTCTCACATCCATTGTTTCTTCTTTTTTGTACAGTCTTTCCAAGATTTAGAATAATCTCTCCAAATATCGTCATAAAGATTAGGAAGATTATTGCTACGGCGGCGAGGCCGAATATACTCATAAACCTCTGGGTCACTATTTGCTCTTCGCTCTTGGGTGGTTCTCATATGCCGCAAACAGCAATAGCGATGATGACAATGACCAGTTCCTGGAACAGGGCCGCCTCTAAATTCGGGAAGAGGAGTTTTTTGATGTCTCCAAAGATAAAAATTTTTAAACTCTCTTTTAGGATAAGTAAAACGAGAAATTTCTTCTTCAAATTGACGAATATCAATTACTCGATTTAACCCATCAAAGAATAAATATCTACGAGTAAAATATTCTATATTGCGTATTTTTTCATCTGAATCATACGCAAAAATTGCATATTTGTCTTTGCCATTCATACTAATTTGATAGAATTTATTGTTGATATTGCAAAAGCAATACTCAATCAATTTCGCTTTATCACCAATCTTCCAATACTTATTAGTATAAATATCAAGACAATAATATTCGGTTGACTTATCAAAAGTTTTATACATTACTAAATACCCCCTTATTAAAGTATTTAGTAATCATTCACCTTCCTCATTAGCTTCACCGCCTATCTTTTTATTGGAGCAAGTAGTGAGAATCGAACTCACATCTTCTGCTTGGCAAGCAGAAATAATAACCTTTATAATATACCTGCATACTGGACCAGTATAACGGACTCGAACCGTCACCAAATGCTTGGAAGGCACTTATGCTACCATTACACCAATACTGGATTTATATGAAGTAGGTATTGCTTAATGACCGATTATTTGCCAGTAACCTCGGACTTATCTGGGGTTTGCCTTGTTAGCAAGAAATAAAAAGACCATTACAAGGTTGTATGTTTACCGCTATTTTATAAATAGCAACTCTTTGTTAAGAGCAATACCTACTCATTATTTAATTTTCTGCAATAATTCCATTTCTTCGTCTTATCATTGCGTTTAAAAGATTAGTATGCTTTAATTCTTCAGAAATGATTTCTCTAAAATCAGCAATTTCTCTATCTGACAATAGATAATCATATTTAGAGAGAAGTCTATAATAGCCCTCTCTCGCCTCAGATTCATCCGCAATATTCTTTTCTAATTCAACAAATAAGCCAAATTCATCAGGATTATTTCTCATTATCTCACCCTAAAATAAGTGAGAATTGGGGAAAGTTTATCTAATTTTTCCAGAATTTAAAGAATTTTCATACAGCTCAAAATTAGAAATCGCTTCTTCAATAGTTTCTCCAGCAGAAATGTCCCTATTTGGAATACCTGCTAAACAACTATCACACCAAATTCCAATTTTCCCGTCTCCGAGAGTATGAACAATGAGATTAGGTTCTCCGCATTTCGGACAAGGAGTTGGCTGGCAAAAATCTCTCATAGTAAAATTCCTTTCAAAATAAAGTTCAGGCACATTCATAGTTTGCAATTTAATGCACCCGAAGAACTATGAATATGTCAATGGCGACTCCGGCGGGATTTGAACCCGCGGTCTCCTGCGTGACAGGCAGGCGCATTAGGCCAGACTATGCTACGGAGCCGTATAATGGCGGTTGATGCTTATTTTACTTCGGCGTCCGCCAACCCGAACAGTGCTTGCCTCGGTTTATTTAAAGACTCCCGTGGAATGAACCAAAACCTAAGTCTTTGGTGGGCAGGGAAGGACTCGAACCTTCGATGTTTCTAATGTCACGGGTTTACAGCCCGCTGGTTTCGCCGCTTTCCACACCTACCCATATTATCCAAGAACTTCCCAATCAATATCATTAACATCATCTCTATCAAGGAAAAGTTCCGAAAGTTTTTCATCTATCTTATTTTCGATATCTTCTTCCTGAAAGTCATCAGATACGGTAATTGTTCTCAAAATAGTGAAACTAATTCCAATTTCTTTCATAGAAATTCTCCTCTCTTAACTTTCTATAAATATTATATCATACTTATTTATAAAAGTCAAGATATTTTGGGTTGAACGAAGGGAATCGAACCCTTATTTCCAGAGCCACAATCTGGCGTCTTACCATTAGACCACAGACAACAAATGGATTCACCGTGTGCGTCCGGACGCTTTAGTTCTTATTGTACGGATAAGAACTGAGGGGCACGGCTACTTTACTCCCTCTAAGATAGACTTTTCAATTTCGCCGTCTATCAGGGTGATGGCGGAGAGCACTTCACTCGAAGAAGATACTTTACAGTACGAACCGCTTAGCAGGCGGACCCAGTAACCTTACTGGTTTACTCTCCATATTATTCCCAACCACCATAATCAATCCAAGTTATTCCATTTTTATCTGCAAACTCTATTGCTTCATCCTCATTATTGAAAGTAAATGCGCCAAATAAAGTAAAAACTATACTCATAAAATACCTTCTTAAAAAGAAATAAATGAGTATTGCGAATGTGCCCTCACTCACGGCGCCCCTCGATTTTGTATTTTGATATGCACCCAACGGCGGCCACCCGGTGCGAAGCTATTTTAGGTTTAAAGTCGCGGATAAATAGCAAAAATCGACTTTGGCGGAGAGCGGAGAACTTGCATCCCATGCCTTTCAGCACAATCGGTTTTCAAGACCGTTCCAGCGCGCTTGTCTGGTTCACTCTCCACATATAGACTGAGCCGTCATACCCAGTATATGCCTTATGACTTCTCTACCCGATGACGCAGGTGCATAAGTACCTCAGCTTTCAAGACCAAGGGTTGGTCGCAGAAGTAGGTTCCGACCCTACCGAATTACCCTTATGAGGGGTAACTGCACGCCAGTGCTTTCTGCGATAGATAGGAGAAGACGTCTAGAACACCCGTGTGCTTAACCACTCCTATTGTTTGGAATATATCACACTTATGGTAGGGCATACAAGAATCGAACTTGTGTCGGTCGCTTATAAGGCGACTGCTCTCACCATTGAGCTAATGCCCAGTATTTGCCACCAACCGAAGAAGATACCTATTGCTTGAGGCGACCGTCCGTTGCTCAACAATATCCACACCTTCAGTCCTCACCTTTCTTATCCGACGGTGGCGTCTACTGAATAATCCAGTCAGTACAGATTTCTCTGCTGCTAACGGCTACATCTCACTTGTAAGGGAGTGATTACCAACCAGATTACCATAGTAATTAAGTTCCGTTATACAAATATTTCTCGCCTTACTCAAAGGACTACTAACGAGAATCCACAACCGCTGTTTTTTCGTCAAAAACTAGAAAAAAGTGGAGCACGATACTAGATTTGAACTAGTGAATAGACGGGTTGCGGCCGCCCGCGTTAGGCCTCTTCGCCAATCGTGCATATTAGTATAGTTAAGCCCACATCGAGCAAAGCGTTGAATATAGCAACCGTCACTATACTTGGTTCCAAGATGGTGAGCGTGGAGAGGCTCGAACTCTCGACCACTTGATTAAAAGTCAAGTGCTCTACCAACTGAGCTACACGCTCATATAGAAAACTATTTAGAATAGCTTTCTCTTTCATACTGCTCATTCATAAGAATCCTATATTTTGTTTCTGAAAGTCGCTTTTTTCTTCGTCCGCATTTAGGACAATAAATATAATATTCGCTCTGTCCTCCTATATCATGGACTAATTCATCAAAAGAAGGATATAGCTTTTTCTCCAATGTTAGAACCCAATGATGATTACACTTCTTAAATAACAAACTCATCACCATTCCATTGCTGGCTGAACAGAAAACCACTCAAGAACATTTCGTATGCGATTTTCCTTTCTTTTGGAGTAAAAAGACGACGATGTCTCTGCTCAACTTGAGCAATTTTATCATCAATTTTCGCACTCAAATCTACAAATTCATTGATTTGATACATCTTCTATCATCCTTTCTATCTGTTCATCAGCTTTCTTACTGGATGTTAATAACGCAAGTACAAATGTTAATACTGGAGCACCCATTAAAATTCCTACTAAAAATCCAAACCAAAACATTCTCCTTTCCTCCTTAACTTTCTATATTTATTATAGCATACTAAGAAAGAAAAGTCAAGATAAGCAAATGGTGGGTCGGACAAGGTAACGCACCTGTCTCTGCGGCTCTTCAGACCGCCGCTAATCTATCTCAGCTACCGACCCATAATATGCCATATGAAACTCCTACCACTGGCATGAGGCCCATATTCATTTATATACCGCACCTCGTCGTTTCTATCAGAGATAGACGGAACCGTCGTTCTGGGAGTATGGCCATCCGTGCGGTTACTGGCACCCTCGCGTGGAATCGAACCACGAATAGAACTTTAGAAGAGTCCTGTTATCTCCATTTAACTACGAGGGCATATAATAAAAGACAGACCTATTTGCCTGCCCTTTTCTTAGCTTTTCTCGCTTCCTCAAGTGCAATGGCTTGAGCCTGTTTCGGAGGATAACCTGCCGCAATAAGCTCTTTAATATTTTCTTCGATTGTTTTTGGACTATATCCTTTCTTTAACGGCATTTTCTCAACTCCATAATTTATTAAACTGTGCTCGGTGCAAGGCTTTCCACCCTGCTTGCTGGTTTGGTAGCGGTACTTCACACTCACGAGAAATTTTACAGGCATCCATCAAGTAAGCTCAAATCTCTTACTCCGTGCCTAACCTTACGGAATTTGTTTCCACAGACGATAGAATATATGTCTTAACCATATAGGGATTCGGGCATATATTCCCTTTTCCGAGCTAATGGTTGGGATAAACAGAATCGAACTGTTGACGCCGGCGTTATCAGCACCGTGCTCTACCTACTGAGCTATATCCCAATATCTACGAGGGTGGTCAATCCTCGAAAATACCCGCATCGACCTCTCGATAGTTTTTTCTCATGCGGAACTATCATAGCCTTTACCACAATTCTCTCGAAAGGCAAGAGCCTGGCTGGGATGGCTGGACTCGAACCAACTCTGCATGAGTCAAAGTCATGTGTCCTACCGATTAGACGACATCCCAATATTTTGAATAGGGTTTTTCGCACTTCCACAGATTTTCATGCCTTGTCCTTACCGTTTCTCCTAATGTCATACAGGAGCACAGACCCTAAACACTTCTGTTCTAAGTCGGTTGTATTCTGATACCGAAAAACATCTTGGGGACTTTATTTTACTTCGTTGCTCCAATCCTCGAAGTTACCTCGGCGTATGACTGCCTAATATTTAATAGGAATATTAAATATATTCCCATTTAAAACCGTATGCTTGTTTTAATTTTCCTTGACAACATTCTATAATATGGCTACTTTTCTTTTTTCCTAAAAATCTCATTGCATCTGCAAGACTATTAAAAGAATTTATTACTTCTCCGGTTTTCAAATCAATTTGCCTTACTGCTCTTTTGACAGGTTTTTTTATTGATTCTTTTACTCCTATTTGCGAATTATACCACTCTACAAGTTCTTTTTTCTTGGAAGGAATATCATAAGAAATACACCATTTTTTTATTGCATTTCCAGAAACAGAAAATTGTCTACCTGTTTCTTCAAAACCATTTTCTTTTATCATTTTTGCTAATTCCAATGGCTCAGGACGATTTGATTGAGAAATCAAAACTCTATGCTTATTATTACATTCAACACATCTCTTAGATTCTTTGTAAACTATTTTTCCACAATCTACGCATCTCCAGATTTTACCTCTTACTTCTTGCCCGCCTAGCAAAATATTATATCCGTTTGGTTGGATAGTATTTAATTTTTCTATCCAATATCTTTCTTTTTCATCAAGAAGTTCTTGTCCACATTCTTCGATAATTTCAAAAGAAAAATTTTCAATTCCATATTTCCGAAATGCTTTATGAATTATTGAATTATAACCTAATCTATCTTCTCTATCTGTATCCCATTTATGTTGATACCATCTTCTTTCAATGCAAATAGATTGACCAATATATACTTTCCCATTTATATTATTAGTGATTTTGTAAATTCCACACATTATTCTCACCTCTAATTATAAGTGGAAAAGTATATGGTTGATTATAATTTTTGGAGCACCAGCTCAGATTTGAACTGAGGAGGGATAAACCGATGGCTTACTAAACCATTGCAATCGACCACTATGCGACTGGTGCATATGGAGCATCGGGTCGGATTCGAACCGACGTGGGCAAAGCCGACGGCTTACAAGACCGTTCCAATCAACCTCTATGGGACCGATGCATATCGGTAATTATAAGTATAGATACCTATAATTACTCTAAAAATTGGCACCCCGACTTTGGAATTGAACCAAAAACTATAAAATTTTGAACCATTAAACTATCGGGATATATCTGGTGACTGCAAGAATTTATTGAACGCCCCTGCAACACCCATGCGGCGATTGGTACCGCGAGTGGGACTCGAACCCACACTAACTAGTTCCTAAGACTAGCGCCTACTGCCATTGGGCTACCGCGGCATATGGTATCCCCTAGAAGATTTGAACTCCTATCTCTGGTTTCGTAGACCAGTATCCTCTCCTTTGAACGAAGGGGATATAGATGCCTTTACTCCTTGAAAGGCTAAGTCAATCGTCTTGTTATTTTAAGTGCAAGAACGATGTTGCACTATGGTGGAAGTAAAGGGACTTGAACCCTTGGCCTTCTGCGTGCAAAGCAGATGCTCTCCCAACTGAGCTATACCCCCACATAGTGATAGGCCGTCGCAATCCTATCTTCTGTACCCTCTTATACAGCGACGAACGAGGGATTTCAGGTTTCGTTAGCGTCGAGTACCTGCAAACGACCTGGTAGGGCGCGTGGGATTCGAACCCACACCTGTCAGAATTTTAAGTTCTGTTTCTCTGCCGTTGGAATACCGCCCCATAGAGAGTGGTTAAAAGATTTATCTCTTAACCACTATAAATATTATACCATACTAAGCCATAAAAGTCAATATTTTATTTGAAGTAAATAATCGATACTTCTCCAGTTTTCTTATCTCTCAGCATAATGCGATAAGTGCAATACTCCCTATTTGTAGGAAGAGAAATCTTTATTTCATGGTTAATTGCTCTTGCTGCACTTGAAAAGATTCCAGTATCTTCCATTTCCTCAAACATACTACGATAGATAACACAGTAAGCCATAAACTGGTCTTTTACACTAAGCTCTTCAAGAGAATTTCCCTTAGATAAAAACAGATTAAGGACTTTCTCCTTATCATAAGTGTCGTAATCTACAAAGTCAGCAAAAACATGGACTTTCTGATGATTCTTTTTAGACTCAACTACCCAAGGATGGTCATCAATTTCTTTAGTGTCTTCTGTAAAGAAAGCCTCTTCGCCGCTAACATACGCAGGAGGGAAAAGAGATTCAATATCGTGAAGAGAGTTCTTTACCGCAGGAATATCGTTGTTGAGAATCTTCTCCAAAAGTCCCAAAACTTCCTGGATGTCTTCTTTTCCAACCTCGCCTTTATCGAACTTTTCTTCAAGAGTTTGCATACTATATGCTTCATCAAGCATTTGGTAGGCTTGGCTGCCAGGATTAGCTTTACCACAAAGCTTAAACTCTCCTGTCTCTCTGTTAAACTCAATTCTGTCACTCTCAGGACTTATGCCAAAACTAGCAAGAAAATTTTCGTTCATAAAATATCTCCTTTTCTCATTTTCTATAATTATTATATCACACAATTATAAAAAAGTCAATCATTCTTATCTCTGGTTAAATAACCAAAATAAGTACCATCTAATGAAGTGTAACCCACATAACCACTCCAATTAAAATGATAATCGGCTCTAAAAAACCGAACATATGGCGGCAAAACGCTTCCGTTTTTCACCACATAATCCACCGCTTCGTAGTTTTGTTCTGTCGGTGTAGTTCTATACAAAAGGGATGCTGGAGTAAATTGTCCTTTTGCATAAACAATATCGGACAAGGAAGTTCCTTCTCCTGCGGCATCGTATCTATTAAATATAACAGATACTACCATTTTCTGACACTCTAAACTCGCCGCTCCGGCTTCTCGGTATAATAGTCGTGCTATCATTTCTCTCTCAACGCTTGTGATATTGTAGTGGTTTTTTGGCTCCACTTCAATATAGACTTCTGATACGACTTCTTTCTCAACTTCTACTATAACTTCTTTTTCCGTAGTAATTTCCTTTATCTGCGGATATCGCTTTAATCTATCTACATAAATAAGAGCAATTAGGGTAATTCCAATACAAAGAAATGCAATTATTTTTTTTAACTTCTTAACTTTCATTAACTTCCATTAGAGAAGTTTTGAGAAAGTTAAGAGTAAAAATTTGTGGTTCGTCCATCATAAAAATACCTCCATTTTTCGCACGAGTTATCAGACCCTTTTCTTTCACATCCATAAAAATATGAATTTTTATTAGTGCATTTTTGAGTCTTAACATCGAAATACTTACAGTATGTGCAATTTGTGGATTGCTGCGGCGACCGAGAGGTTCCAAAAAATAGTAGTGCTGCTATACAAATAAGAAGAATTGCTGCAATTATTTGTATTAGCATTACTAAAACCTCCAAAATAACAAAAGGGATAATAATATCCCTTTTAAAAAAAATTATATCAAAATTTTCAAGAAAAGTCAAGATTTTAATTATTCGTCTTTTACCCACTTTCTAATAGAAGTATAGATATCACTGGCTGAAATACAGTAAAGATTATCCCATTCTGTCGCGGCCAGAGTACCAATAAAACTCTTCGCACTTACCCTATATCCACGACCATCTTCGAGAATAACATCTCCGCTAATTTTCGAGACAGCTTCAACGAAATTAGTACAATCACTCATAGTTACAAGTTCAATTTTATATCTTCCCATTATTCTTCCTCCATAACTAAACTAAAAATATTATCAACAGGGCCATGAACATGAAAGAATTCCGTGTGATTTCCTACATCAATTTTCATAACTCCAGGAGCGGACTTCCACATACGAGAGTAATAAGACTTATAGTTATGTTTATCAAGAAAATACTTTATAACTTCATTTACAGTATGGAAATCCGTGCAATTAGCCAAAAATTCATCTTCACCATTTGAACGACGAAAATATACATCAAACATACAAATTCTCCTTTCACTTTATAATACTATTATATCACACTATAAAATAAAAGTCAATAAAAAGAAGCGCCATTTCTGGCGCTTAATTTTTATAAATTTATCTTTAATATATTCCCAAAATTTCCTTTACTTTCTCGTTGCATAGACGATTCAATTCCTTGAAATTGATAGTTGGATTCTTAAAAGCCTTTACGAAATGATAAGACTCTTCTGTAATTAAAGTATGCCAAACAGTAGACAGAAGTCTCCCGATATGTTTAGACTCCCATACTCCAACTTCATTTTCAATTTTTGCCTTCTCTTTTTGTACGACAGCCTCAGTAATATACTTTTCAATAATTGCCTGCTCTACCTCATTCAGACCGACTATCTTCGGTTTTGAGGTGCCTTTCTGTTTATGAAATTCACTTCTAACAATTTTTGCCCATGTTTGGCGGCCATAGCGATTACGGTATCCGTAATTTTTAATTACAATACCTTCCCCAATTTCGTCTCCCTGCATGAGATAATGATTGCTTTCAAGTAGCTTCATCAACTGCTCAGTAGTTGGATTTTCAATCTTATCAAGAGGGTCAATTACAGTAATACCATAGCTCTTGAGAAGAGGAGCAAAAGTTTCATAGGGAAGATAGACAAATCCTTCTCCATTTTCTACTGCGACATCGAAGACATACGGCTTTCTCCATGCGTCAACTTCATAATTCTTGATAGTATGAGGTACAAGCCACTCAAAGAAAATATGGTGTCCCACATGGTCAGCGAGATAGCCGCAAATATTCTCATTTTCAAGAATAGCTTTCGCACATCCAGCGTTGTCATCTTCTGGAGTAATAAACCTCTTGCGGCTACCTACAAAGATAGTATTCCCATCTGACCATGCTTGACCGTTGGTTCCATCCAACTTAGGGTAGACATAAACTTCTCCATTCAAAATACCTTCAACCTCAGGAGTGCCAAGTCTTTCGATATGCTGATATCCTTTATACTCCACTTTATTTTCTCCTTTCAAACAAAATAAGAACAGTTGTTAGAGAACGAGAAACCGCCTGTCCGATAGAACAGGTAGACATTTGAACATCAATAAGATTTATTCCGCCCTGTTTAAGAAAATCATTCATTTCTGTCTGAACCATTTTTGGGTCGCCATGAAAAATCTTCGTCTCCATACTCATTCTCCTTTCCGAACTCTATAATAATTATATCACTATATTTGAAAAAAGTCAATAAAAAAAGAGCTGGTTAAACCAGCTCTTCTTTATTAGCATCTTTCTTTTCAATCTTATGAATTACGTCATAGATATAACCTGCTCCACCGCTTACCAAGATACCATTAACAATATGATTTACTGCTGTTGGAACTTCATAACCAAGGGCACCAAATAGAGAAATTGGCTGCGCAATAGCAAACATAAGACCGATGCCACAAGCGAGGGAAATAAATTGCATTGGTGAAATATCAAATTTTACACCTTTTACTGAGAAAGAATATGTACCACCAAGAACAGGAATAATAGTCTTTACTCTTTCAAGAACTACTTGAAGAAGGAAAGCTAATCCAGCCAACACCATAAGTACGCTAATAACTTCTGTCATTCAAAAACCTCCTTTAATCACTAATTTTTCCATGATGAATTATAATAGCTTCATTAACTTTATTGACTAATCTTTGTTGAGATTCGTCAATTTTTTCTAGCTTATCTTCTGCTCTTAAAACAGAATCATTTAAAGTTTCTAATGCTTGATTTGTTAATTGCGCGTGAGTATTTTGATTTTTTATTACTTCGGTATTATTTTCTATTGCTCTTGTACTATTCTCTAATGCTTTATCATATAAAGCTGACACTCTTTCATTCTGTGCCCGATAGTCATCCATAATTTTAAAGAAGCTCTCCTTCTCAGCAGCACTATCTTTTTTAGCTTGACGACTTTCCTCTAGGATAGTGTTAATTAAATTATTCTGACTTTGCACTGACTTAGGTCTTTCTTTAATAAACCAGTACAAAAACACTCCAAAGAATAATAAAATTATAACAAGCTGTAATGGTGCCCCAAGGAAGGTTTCTATAAATTTTGGTATCTCGGTCATTTATATCCCCTCCATCAATTCAAAGTGGAAAATTGTATCTAAAAATACAAAAAAATAAGAGGGATACTCCCTCTTATTTACTGTTCTTTATAAGATAAGAAAGTCTTTCGTCAAGAACTTTAGCTAATTTTTCCGCTTCTGCTCTACTGTTAAAGTAAGCAGTTGGATATTTATGTCCTTTTCCTCTAAGTCCTGCGCCATAAACATCTCTTGCCATACGAAGATAAGAAGCATAAGTTAGCCCCATAATTCTTGCATGGTAAACATTATAAGAGCCATCTGTCCACTTAAAATAATTATAATAAGAGTCAGTTCCAGAAATAATATAATGTCCATTATCATAAGGAGCATCAATGACCTTAAAATATTTCATTGTCATATTAAAGCTCCTTCCATAATTCTTTTATTTCCTCTAATTCTTCTTCTGTTAATTTTGCCATATTACTAATTTCTTCCTCTGATGGCCATGCTAATTCTTCTATTGGAGGAAGAGTTCCACTAAAAGAAACTCTTACTGTTGGATCAGGAGTATATTCCTCTTGAGTATACTTCTTAACACTAGCAGGGGAGCATCCGACGGCCTTGGCAGTAGCAGAATAGGTTCCAAGTTCATTATATACTCGTCTAATTTCTGCAATTTTTTCTTCGCTTAATTTTGCCATTTCTTTCCCTCACTTTCTATAATAATTATATCATAGAATAGTAGTTTTGTCAATATAACGAAAGGAGGACTTCCGAAGAAGCCCTCCCCTATAGGAATGGTATCCAGTCAGCCTTGAGGACAACCTATCGGCCACTAATTCAATCCGAGAAACCTTTAATCAAGGATTTTATCTTGTTTAATCTTTGGGCACCCCAATATTTTACAAGTATATACAAATGTATCTGTTAAATATTGTGCCCTTCTCTTTCCATCTTTACGCTTTATACACTTTAATAAACTTTAAAGTTTAACCTTTGAACTTTAACCTTTAATCTTTAAGAACATTTGTAATACTTATCTATTATAAGTAATCGGGAGACAATCCCAATCTTCTTTTAACCAGATTAACGGTCTGGAGCCTCAAAGGTGAGGCGTAAATTCATTATTATCGTATAATGAGAACGGAACTAGGTTCTAGGTTTTCGACTGAATACCATTGTGGTTAAGTTAATTACCCTTCGAGGTCAACCTCGATAAAGGTATTAGAGTTAGACTCAGATAGAACATAGTCTACCTCTGTATTGAACTGGTCATTCTCTTTGGTCATTTCCTCAATGACCGCGCGCAGATTGCTGGGGTCAAGCAAAACAACCTCATTGAGGTTCTTATAAGACTCTGTTAAAGAGTCAATAAGGTCTTTGTTGTTAAGCTCTTTTGTGGTGTTCTTAATGTAGTTTTCGAGGTTGGTCTGAAGATTATCCTCGTACATACGAACCTCACGGTCAGCACGATTGAACTGCGCTTTCAGCGTATTCACAACAGACATACGCATATTCATAAAGTTTTTACGCTCAATAGCATCAAGAACAGTCATCTCAACGCCACCGATAGTCACAAAAGTTTCCTCATTAGACTTGGCGATAGCAGACTTCAACACCTGACGATTGCGCATAAGTGCGCGAAGAGACTGGAGATTAGACTTCATCTCTTCTTTATATTTCTCAATGTCGATACCGTGAACTTTTGCGATTCTCTTTTTAGAGGCAAGAACAAAATCCTTGTCCAGCAGGTCAACAATTTTCTTATCATACAGCTTAATCTCTCCGAGTGCGCGATGAATAGACATTTTAGTGTTCATTTCACATTTCTCCTTTAATCGTTTTTCTTTAACATATTTATTATACCATTTTATTCAGCTTTTGTCAAAAATTTAAAAATTCTCTTATTCAATTCTGTCAAATGTATGTCTAATTGCTTTGAGTTTTCAAAATAATAAGTTATATAGATATTTGCTACAATATATAACTTAGCACCTTTTTCATCTCGTAAATATCTAAGATACTGCGCCGGAGTCATTTCCATTAAGCGACTTTCAAATATTATCTGTTCTTGGTGATTAAGATTAAGATATTTCCGATAGTCAATAGAAATACCACTTAATCGGTATTTATGAGAAAGTATTGATTCACGGTTTATAAAAAATTTTATCATAGAAACTCCTTTGGTACTCGTTGACAGACTTGAACTGCCGACCTATCGGATGTAAGCCGATTGCTCTACCAACTGAGCTAAACGAGCATTTATCGTATAAATCTATTATACTACGCACAAGCAGGAAAGTCAAATTTTTCACGATGCTTCTGCTTGCGCGTATAGGAACCTTTACCTTTTTTAATTTTACTAACTCCATGCCTTTTCTTGAAGTGCATATACATCTGCAATTCTTCAGGAGTTTTCTTAAACATTCTTTTGTCCATTTCTATCACCCTTTCTTATTATATTATATCATTATTTTTGAAAAAAGTCAAGGGAGCTAAAAGCTCCCTATCCTTTACTTGCCGCCTTTACCCTTCTTTTTCTTTGGAGTGCTGCCGGATTTACTTCCGCCGCCTCCGCCTCCGCATTTGGCCATTATTATCACCTCTTTAGACTTCTACTTTAATGTATAGTCCGCAATGGCACTCTCCAAGTTCTTGGCTATTTAAAAATTCTTTACAAGGACACTTTGTATCTTCATTTTTAAAAAGAGAACAGGGACAATAACCATCATTCTCTTTTACTTTTTCTCGTATCTCTTTTGCTTTCTGAGTATCTGGATTAACTTTTATTTGCATTTTCATCGAAGAACCTCCCGTAGTAACAAGCATATTGATTATCACTAGCAAGATGAATTCCCAATACTTCATCATATCTACCAGGATTATTACATTTATACCTGCCGTATTTTACAATTATATTCCCATAAGGAATAAGACTTTCTACTTGCTCGCAAATTTCATTACTATCATAGCCAGTATAAATTACGAAGGGGTCTTTAGTATATATTCTAAACTCTTTTATTAAATTTGTCAATTCTTCAAATTGAGAGAAAGGTTCCATACCGCCAACTACAATCGCTTTTGAAATCGGATTATTTATATATTTATCAATTAAAGTTTTTATTTCCGTTTCAATAATCGGCGCGCGAGCCAAAGAGGAATTTTGACAGAAAGTAGCTCCTGTCAAATCCTCTTTCTCGCATTTAAAATCGCAAAAGCAAGTAGCTAAAAACATTGAAGGGAGGCGGTAATTGAGAAAATCCTCTTCAATCAATCCTTTCAGTCTAATTTTACTCATTGACTTTCTCCCATTCTCTTAATTTATACTCTGCTTTTCTATTTTTAGACCAGGTTTTAATTGGAGTATAAAAACCTACAATTCTTGTGTACTCTGTTTCAACGGGTCCACCACACTCTGGACAAACACTTCCGAAGAAAGCGTGATTATGTTTGCAGGCTTGAATTTTTACATTGAAAGCAAAATAAGTAAGACCTTGGTCTGCAATCCATTCTGTGAGCTGCCATGCTTTTTCAAAAGTATCAAATGGAGATTCAATATTGATATGAGCGATTGAACCACCGTTGCAATAAGAATCAAAAGTAGATGCAATTCTTACTCTCTCTTGAATAGAAGTTTTAATGCCGAGAGGAATAAACTGATTACCGTAAAGTGGTAAATCATCTACAACTGTTTCTGGATAAAGAAGAGTGTCTGCTTGCTGCATTTTGTTTGCCGCGGTTTCGCCAGGTACTTGTTCAAGGTTAATTTTATAATCCTTATCAAGAGCAAATTGGTCTTTGGTTTGATGAATAACTTTGAAAATTCTTTCCCCAAAACTCATAGCTTCATCTGTATAATAAGTATTACCAAACTCATCTTGTTTTGTATATCCAAAGGTTTTCATTGTTTCATAAACACCAATTACTCCAACAGTAGAATAAAGATGTTCAAAATCAATCAAGCCTTTTGAGAAATTAGGTAGTAATCCTTTCTCTACATTTCTTTCAATAATATGACGGACAACATCAAGAACTTTACAATCAAGTTCAACAAGCTCTTTTAAAGCAATTAAGTAATCTTGTTCTGTATTGTTTTCAAGAGCCAATCTTGCAAGATTAACAGTAGAAACTTTTACTGAACCTACTTTAAGAGCTGTTCCACCGATACTATTAAAGTATCCTAAATCATCAATATTTGATTTAAGGCGACAACAGTTAGAAAGAGAAGTAACACTCTTATCAATAAATAGATTTGAATCTGCCCATTTCATATTATGTTTAATTCCCCATTGAGCGAACTCTTCATCTGCAAATTTACCATTCTCTCTCAAAAGAGAAATAGTTAAAACTGGGAAAGTCATCATATTATGAGAACGAATTTCTGATGTTTCCTCCATAAAAAGTTTTTGAAACTCTTTAATTTCATCAAGCTCGTCAATCATATAGCTTCCGTCTGGGAACTTCGCGCCACCAAAAAGAGCTTCAAGGTAAGGGCCATCAAAGACAGAAACATTAGTGAAAGCACTTTGCATACCATCTCTTACATAGGGCTGGTTAATAGCATAAACAAAACGCTGAATCTGCTGTCGGGCATAGTAATCAGGGCTTTTTGTAGCATATCCCTCTTCACAATCTTTCTTCCAAAAATAATAGATATAAGGAATAAGATTAGGTAATCCGCAGGCACCAGAAGTTCTATTAGAGTTAAAACTAATAAACTCTTTAACAAAATCAATAAAAGTAGATAAGTGTTTCGGCGGCTCCGCATTAAAATTATTAAGGAAGAAAAGTCCTTTTTCTGCTAAATCTTTTAAATCATATGCAAAACAATAAGGGATAAAAGTAGAAGTGTCTGCATCGTGCATATATAATGCCTTTGTCCATTCTTTTTCGAGCCACTCATTTGCTGTCTTAAAACCATATTTTTTATTTAATTCATAATATATTTTATTATACGCGAGAAGTTTTCTATGTGGTTTCGGCATTTCATTCATAAGAGTTCTCATGTCCTTATTGCCAACATTAGCATTTCCATCTACACTTGCGTCAGCAACAGTTTCAGAGTCAATAAAATTATCAATAAAATCAGTATAACTTAATTGCTCATCTGCAAAACCATTTAATTTAGAAAACTCTTCTCCATATTTCTCCTGCATCCGATTAAAGGCGGTCGTAAAATTTTTATTTAATCTGATATTTACTTGCATTAAATCGCTCCTATTATTGTTGGTTAATATAAGTATTTGCGGCTTTAAAATCAAGGTATTCATCATTAACCTTTAAAACAGGAACTACTGTCATACCTAATTCTTTCATAATCTCAGTGTCATTACATTCAGTAAACTCTATATGTTTTGCGTATAGTTTCTCTTTTAAAACCATACACTTTGGACAGTTTGTGCTATACAAAGTAATCATGTCGCGGCCTCCTACTAGATATTGTATTTTCTTTTGAAATTCTATACTAATTATACAATAGTTCTGGGAAAAAGTCAAGTTTCTCCAGTTTGATATTTGACTTTTTCCAAAAATTACGATATAATATTAGAGTAAAGTTATGGACGCCCGTAGGAGAGGTAACAATGGCTATGGTTAAAGTTTGTATCGACTACGAGTTCGGCATTAATTTGGACACTAATTCTCCAGAAGAGTTTGATGAAGAATTTAATAAACTTCGTGCAATTATTAAGGAAGATACTGAGAAATTTGTTCTTTCTAATATTGATAATGCAACTATGAAGAAAAGAATTCTATTTGAGCTAGAAGAATAAGTGTCGAAGAGGAAGAAAGTTTGACTTTCTTCCTCTTTTATTATATAATAATATTATAAATATGAAAAGGAGAATTATTATGGGATTTTTTGATGGGCCTTTTGAAGAAAGTCAATTTCCTGTTCAAGTATGGACAGACGGCGCGTGTAGCGGAAATCCAGGCAAAGGTGGTGCGGCCGCAGTAATTCGATATTCAGATAATACGATAAGAGAAATCACCTTTCATGAAGAGAAAAGTACAAATCAGAGAATGGAAATTAAAGCAGTAATTATTGCTATTTCAGAAATTCTTGAAACTCCTCATAGTGAAAAGAATGTTGAAATATATAGTGATTCCGCTTATGTATGCAACTGTATAAATCAACAGTGGTATAAAAAATGGTTTGAAAATGGATGGGTAAATTCTAAGAAAGAACCTGTCGCCAATAAAGATTTATGGGAAAGTTTATTTGATAAACTCAATACGCTTGAGAAAAATCACCAAGTTACTTTTGTTAAAGTAAAAGGACATAGTGGTGAAAATGTTTGGAATGAAAGAGCAGACCGTCTTGCTGTAAAAGCATCAAAAGAATAAAGTAAAGGGCCACAAATATTACTTATAATTAGAGGTGATAATGGTGGCCTTTATTTATAAAGTTACAAATTTAAAAAATAATAAAATCTATATTGGAAAAACAAATTACTCAATTCAACATCGTTGGCAACAGCACATATATTCTTCTTATAATAACAAAGATAGTAAAGAGTATAATTTTTTACTTCATAAAGCTATCCGAAAGTACGGAGAAGAAAATTTTTTAGTAGAAAAAATAGAAGAAATTTCAGATAACGATTCCTTTGAACGAGAAAAATATTGGATAAATTTTTATAAAAGTTGTATTTTATTCCCTGATGGATTTGGATATAATATGACCTTTGGAGGAGAAGGTTCTGCAAAAATAAATTATTCAGAAGTTTTTTCGATGTGGAAGTCTGGATTTGGAAGTGTAGAAATATCCGAAATACTAAAATGTAATAAAAAAACAATAAAAGAAATTTTAGAAAACAATAGCAACTATACAAGAGAAGAAGATAGAATTAGAAATATTGGAAAAAAAGTTTATCAATATGATTCTAATGGTATTCTTTTAAAAGAATACCCTTCTGTGACCGCAGCGGCAAAAGAGTTTAAAGTAAATCCAAGTACAATAAATAAATGTTGTAATAAAGTTAAACAAAGTTGTAGAGGATACTTTTGGAGCTTTTCTTCAACTGATACTTTTAAAAAATCAGTTTTATCAACTTGGCAAAAATATATGATTGTTCAAAAAGATAAGGATGGAAAAATTATTAAAATATTTCCATCTTTAGCCGCCGCAGGAAGGGCGATAAACAAAAAGCAAACAAAATATATAAAAGAATGTTGTGATGGTATTCGCAAAGAAATGTATGGATATATTTGGGAATATTATAAAGGAGAGGTTTAATGATAAATGTTATAATACCATGTTATAACTCAACAGAAACTTTACCTAAAACTCTCGATTCTTTGGTGGCACAAACGCAATCAAGATTTCTGGTAACGGTAGTAGATGATTGTTCAGAAGAAAATATGTTGAAAATAGTTAATGATTACGAGGATAGATTGAATATTTCTTATTTAAGATTAACAGAAAATGGCGGTCCTGGTGTAGCAAGACAAGCGGGAATAGATAATAATTCTATGTGCGAATATTTAATGTTTCTTGATGCTGATGATATGCTTATGCCGCAAGCCATAGAAGTATTAAATAGAGAAGTCAATAGAAATAAACCAGATATTCTTATTAGTGCTTTTATTCAACAAAATAAGTATGGGATTAATAGGATAGTTCATTCTACTGAAACAGCTACTTGGGTACATGGAAAAGTTTATAATTGTTCTTTTTTAAGAGAGAATAATATTCGTTTTCCAGAGGGATTAAGAATTAACGAAGATGGAGCTTTTAATACAATGGCTCTTAATATGACAGAAAATATTTACAGAACATCAGTAATTACTACTTTATGGGTAGATAATAAAAGTTCTTTAACAAGAAAAGATAAAAACTTTGCAGTAAATTGTATTCCAAGCTATGTTGAGGGACAAGTATACGCATTTAATTTCTTACTTGAGAATAAAGGAATAGTTAAAAATCTTCCACTTGGACTAGTTTATATTTACAACTATTGTCAAGTAATAGATTATAATAAATTTCCTTTATCCGATAAAATAGAAAAAGAATTAAAAGATTTTCTTTTAAAGATAAAAGAACTAGGATGTTTTCAAAATCAAGATTTTATAAGAAGTATAATTGAAACTCTTTGTGATAAAAAAAATACTTTTAATTATAAATATTTTGAAAAAGTTACTTTTGAGCAATGGCTTAAAAAATATGGAGTTGACCTTAATGAAGATAATTCTGATTAACGGCGCGGGCGGAGTAGGTAAAGATACTTTTGTTCAAATTTGTCAAAGAGAACATCTAAAAGGACATATTTGGAATATCTCTACTGTCGATTTAATAAAAGAAGCTGCACAAATTATGGGGTGGAATGGAGAGAAAGATGAAAGAGCAAGAAAGTTTCTTTCTGATTTAAAAGATTTAGCCACTCAATATTCTGATTTGTCCGCCAATTATATTAGACAAAAGAAATCAGAGGCTGAACAGGAAGGCAATGTAGATGCTATCTTCGTTCATTGTAGAGAACCAGAAGAGCTAGGAAGATTAGCAGAGGAGTTTAATGCAGTTACTTTACTAATCAAAAATAATAGAGTAAAACCAATCGAATCTAATCATGCAGATAGATGTGTTGAGTCATACTTCTATGATTTTACTATTGAAAATAATGGTGGCATTTTAGAGCTTACAAGAAAAGCAGTCGATTTCTTAAAAGACGCGGGAGTTTTGTAATTGACAAAACTCCCTTTTTGTGGTATAATTATTATAGAAATGAAAGGAGAATAATTATGGAGAAATATTATAAAATTTCAGAAAGTAAGTTAGTTGAACTTCTTGCTACTTCTATTGAAATGGATGCTCTTAATGCTTGCGGAGTAGATAATTGGATGTGGTATGGAGAAAATTTTAATGAAGTTATAAAGGAGTATTTTCCAGAAGCTACTGAAGAAGAAACTGAAAATATAGATTTTGAAGATTGTGCTAAATCTATTTTAACTGATTACGAAGAAGCGGAGGGTTAAAATACACCAAAATGTTAAATAATTTTGGTGTATTCTCACTTATATTTGGGTGATAAAATGACTTTAATTGATTTAACAAATCAAAAATTTGGTAAATTAACAGTAATAAAAAGAGTAGAAAACAGAGGTAAACATACTTATTGGCTATGTAAATGTGATTGTGGTAATTATAAAGAAGTTAGAGGTTCTCATCTCAAGTCTGGGAAAATTCAATCTTGCGGTTGTCTAAGAGAAGAAACTTTTTTAAAAAATGAAGTTGGCAATAAGTATGGTTGTTTATTAGTATTAGAAAGAGCAGAAAATACTAATGATGGAACTGCTCAATGGTTATGCCAGTGCGATTGTGGAAATACTATTATAGTTAGAGGGACTTTACTTAGAAATGGACAAGTAAAATCTTGTGGATGTTTAAATTCAAAATTAGAATTAAAGGTAAATGAAATTTTAGTTAATAATAAAGAAATTTATTCTACCCAATTTTCTTTTCCTGATTTACTTGGACCAAATAAAAAACCACTAAGATTTGATTTCGCTGTTTTTAAAAACAATTCTATTTTCTGTTTAATTGAATGCCAAGGAGAACAACATTATAAACCAATAGACTTCTTTGGAGGAGAAGAACAATTTTTATATCAAGTAGAAAACGATAAAAAGAAAGAAGAATATTGCAATAACAAAAAAATAAAATTAGTCAAAATTCCTTACTGGGATTTAAACAACATAGATAAAACGTATTTAAAGGAGAAGATTTATGGGGATTGTAATTGACGGACTTAGTTCAGATTTCGATGTTATGAAATATTGGACTCCAACCAAGGGGAAAAATTTAAAAGAAGAACTTAATAATATGATTTATAGTGGAGAGTTCTGTCTTTCTCATAAAAAAGACGGCAACTGGTTTGCGATAATTAAAGGAGAAGATGGAACTCTTATCTCACGTCCTAGAAATAAGAATGTCCAGGGAGAATACGCTTCAAAAATTGAATGGATTCCTCATATTGTTAAAGAATTTGATAAAGTTCCTAACGGAACTATACTTTTAGGAGAAATTTATCTTAAAAATAATGAGCAGTCAAGAGCGGTTACAACTATTCTTGGATGTTTAAAAGAAAAAGCAGTTCAAAGACAAGAAAAAAATGAGAAGCTAACTTTTTATATTTTCGATTGTCTTGCTTTTAATAATAAAAATATCAGCGATTATCCTCTCATTGAGAGAGTAGAAACAGCAAAAAAAATTTATAATAGTTATTTAAAAAATAATCCATATATAGAAATTGCTACTTATATCACAGACCCAGATGAAATGTTAGATTATATCGCATCTGTATTGGAGTCTGGTGGAGAAGGTGTTGTTGTCCAGCGAAAAGATAATTCATATGAATTTGGTAAAAGAACTGCGCATCATAGCCTCAAAGTAAAGAAAGAACTTGATAAAGAAGTTGACTGTTTCTTAACTGGTAACTATAAAGAGGCAACTTGGGAATATAAAGGCGTTGACGTTGAAAATTGGAAGTTCTGGTTTGACTTGAAGAATAATCAGAAAAAAGAAGGTCTTTTCTATGAAGATTTTCAAAGTGGCGCGCCCATCGAACCTATCTCGAAGGGGGCTTTCTTTGGCTGGGCTGGTTCTGTTGAAATCGGAGTAGTCAAGGGAGAAGAGGTTATTCCGATTGGCTGGATTTCTAATGTTACTGAAGAAGTAAAAAGAGGAATTGTTGAAGATAATTCTAGCTGGGCGCGCAGAGTAGTAACTATTTCAGCGATGAGTCTTGAACCTGATACTAAAGCATTTAGGCACGCTCGTATTATCGAATGGAGAAATTCAGAAGATATGAATTGGAAAGATTGTACTTATGAAAAAATATTTGGAGAGGAGAAGTAATAATGGAAGGTAAAGTAAGAATTAAACTTAAAGTAGAAGATTTAGATTACGGTACTTCAACAAAAATTGATAAAGTAATTCAACTTTATCCAGATTTGGGCTGGGAGTGCGAGTTTATTGGTGAATTTTCTTCTGTTTTAAATAAATTTATGTCTTTGCTTGGTTATTGTTATGATAAAGATAGAATTTTCCTCAAGAGTATTACCGATGATGAGTATGATTATCTTCTCGGAAAACTAGATGAATATAGAGAAAAGGAGAATAAGAATGAGTAAAGGAGAAGAGAAAATCTCTTCTCTTTTAAAATCTGCTCATATCCCTTATGAGAAAGAGTATACTTTTCCAGATTTAACTTTTAAAAAATCTCTTTTACGCTTTGATTTCGCAATACTATCCTGCGGCCGCCCTATCAAGCTAATTGAATTTGACGGAGAGCAACATTTCAAACATATAGCAAAATTTGGCACTTATTCAGATTTTAAACATATGCAAGAGAATGATAGAAGAAAAAACGCATATTGTATAAGAAATAATATTCCTTTAATAAGAATTCCATATTGGGATTTGGATAAACTCACCTACGAATCTATTTTTAACACAAAATCATATTATGTTACTTCTAAATTTCATAATGACCTTTTGCGGCCACCTACCTAAAATTTTATATATTTAACTATTGAAATACACATATCTTTTGAAGATATGTGTATTTTTTAATTAGGAGGGGAGATAATGTTAGATGTAAGAGGAAATAAAGACCTCTGGATAACTAGGGGAGACGACGCATATCTTGATTTAGAATTAAGACAACAGACTTTCCCTTATGATATATATGAATTTGAAGACGCAGATTCTGCTGTTTTGTCAGTTAGAAAATCAAGAGATGAAGATGTCGATAATGATAACCCAATTCTTCTCCAAATTCCTCTTGAAAACGGAAGATTTCATATCTGTTCAGAAGACACCAAAGATATGGACTTTGGAAATTATAGCTATGATGTTCAAGTAACATTCTCTGACGGTAGAATAAATACTGTAATAGGCCCAAATATATTTAGAATTTTGCCGGAGGTGACTTATTGATGGCAAACTGTCCGGGAATTTTAAATAGAGAACCTCGATTAGTAGGTATATTGAATAATAGTATAATCAATAAAGGTGGAGGAGAAGCTACTTCCTTTATTGTTGAAGATATTCTTCAAAAACAAAAATGGATAAAAGTTACTGAAGAAGATAAATTTGTTTATCAATACTCAAATGAGAAGCTAAACAGTAATTACTTTATTCAAGTAACTCCAGATGTATCAGACCAAGAAAGCGTTGAAATAGCTAAAGCAGGTATTATGCAGAATATTTATATGGATTCTGATGTATCAAAAACAGTTTATAATATTTATTGCAAGGAAAGACCTTCAGTAGATATTAAAATATCTATATTAGCAACTAAAATAGGAGAGGAGTGATTAAATGGCAACAAAAGTACTCGGTACATTTAGTCTTCCTGGCGGGTTAAGTTCTACTCAATTAGCCACTATTATTGACTCAATCGCTAAAACTGGCGTCTATGATGAAGCCACAAAATCAATTATCTTTAAAAATGATAAGAGCAATGAGTTGTTTAGTGTAGATCTTTCCGCCGCAGGGAAAGAATATACTGGTGGAACCACAAATACTGGTACCGTTAGTATTGATCCTGATACTGATGTTATTACTATTACTGTCAATTCAGAAGCAGTAATAGCAACAGAAAAGGGCAAAGCAAACGGTATTGCTTCTTTGGATGCAAATAGTCTAGTAGAACAAACTGCTAAGAAAGCTCAAGACTATGATACTACTGGTACTATTAAAACTAAATTTGATAGTATTGATAGTAATATTGGAAATATCCAAAATAAATTAGATGGACTTACTGGTGCAACTATTTACTTGGGAAAAATTGATGAAGTAAATCCTTCACAGGAACAATTAACCGCTAAAGCTCAAGAATTACTTGGCGAAGGAAAGACTTTAATTGCTGGTCATACAATTATTGACGGCGATGGTAATGAATGGAATTATAATGGAACTCAATGGGTTGACTTAGGTACAAGTTATATTGGAACCGCGACTAATACCGAATTTGGTATTGTTAAAGGTGGAACAGATGTTTCTATCTCTGGCGGCGAAATGACTGTGCTTCATGCAACTGATGCAGATACTCTTGGTGGAACTGCGGCCAGCGAGTTCGCAAAGAAAAGCGAAATTGCAGGAGCAAACACTGTATGGGAAGTTGATGTTACTGGTGATGCAACTGATGCTTCTAAACTTGTTGCTTTAACAGAAGCAAAAAAAGGTGATATTGCTGTTCTTGTTAGAACTGATATTGGAAATCCTGTTATCTCTTATATCTTAAAAGAAGCACCTGCAACAACAGCAGCCAACTGGGTAGCTCTTTGCGGAAAAGTTACTGCTGAGAATGTTGTTCTTGGATATGAGTTAAAAACAATGGGTAATGGTGCTGTTGGCGGTATCCCAGAAAACACAACTTTTACTCCTGAAACTACTATGAAGCAAATTCTTAATAAAATGTTTGTTAAAATTATTCAGCCAACTATTACTCAACCAAGTCTTTCTATTTCAGCTACTGGTACAAAAAGCGTTGAAGTTGGTACGGAAATATCTACTACTGTAACTGCTTTATTTAATAAAGGTAAATACTCTTATGGACCTGCTGATACAGGAGTTACTCTTCAAACATATACTCTTACTCAGAACTTAAAAGGAACTAAAACTACTGTTGTTGATGCAGCAACATCACTAACTCCATATACTGCAAGTAATATTACCATAGAAGATGGAACAACCCTCCAATTTGATGCTACTGTTACTTATGGAGCTGGTGTTACTCCTTTAGATAATAGTGGCTCTCCTGCTACTGTTGCTGGAATTGCGGCCGGTAGTAAATCAGTAACAAATCAACAAGCATTTAGTGGATTTAGAAAATATTTCTATGGTGCTAAAACAACTATTGCAGAAACTGTTGATAGTGCTTATATTAGAGGATTAACTAATAGCACTAGTGCTTATAATAATAATAGCTGGAATATCAATGTTCCAGAGGGAGCAAAAGAAGTAACTATCGCAGTACCAACTGGAAAAACTCTAAGAAATATTCTCTATGTTGAGGGTATGAATACTGATGTTCTTTCTACTTTCACTATGACTACTGTTCCAGTAGAAGGAGCAAATGGTTTTACTGCTCAAAATTATAACGTCTATCGAGTAGAAGTACCTGGTGGTATGACTGCTAGAACTTATAAAGTAAACGGTTAAGGAGGGAAGAATAATGGCAAATTATGTAGATAGCAATTTTAATTTCTTAGGCTTCCCTATGGGATTCCAGAGAGACCTTGGATTCGCACTTGACCGTTCTGAAATTTTTGATAGCTATGAAGATGCTGTTAAATATGCTACTGGAACTCTTGTGGATGCCGAAAAAGATAAAAGGAAACTTGCTCCTACTTCTTATGTAGGCCAAAAGATTTCTGTTGTTACTGCTGACTCTGTTGCTGTATATGTTATAGATACAGACAGAACTCTTCGTAGAATTGATGTTGAAGCAGTCGCAGTTGACGGAATTGTGATTATAAAAGGAGATAATGGTTTAACCCTTAAAGGCTCTTCTGATGCTCTTACTGGACAAGTTTTCGGTAAGAAAGAAGATGGCTCTTTCGGTTTTATTGACCAGACTGGAACCGGCGGCGGAAGCTCCGATGCTGCTATTGCTTCTGTTGATATTGCAACTAATGGATGGTCAGGAGATAGTGCTCCTTACACATACACAATTCTTTATTCACAACACCAACTTTCTCGTTCAGATTTAATTGTTGCTGTTTATGATAGCACAACTAATCTTGAAATAAATAAAGATATTACTTGGACTATTAACGAAAATGGAGATATTACTCTTAGTTCTCAAGAAAAAGTTGCTGTAAAAGTTCTTATTGCTGGTGGAGCCGCGGTAGCGACTGACTCAGAAGCAAGACAACAGTTAATTTCTACTGTTACTTTAGATGGTAATATTTTAAAATTAAATAAAGTAGATGGTAGTTCGATTACTTGCGATTTAAGTTCGTTTAGTCCAACAATAAAATCTACTGATAACACTTTAACAGTAACTACTTCTACTGGAAGTATTGATATTAAACTTGCAAATGCAGGCCAATACTTAAAGAAAACTGATATTGGTTCAACTGCTGGAAAAGTAGTCGCTCTTGGCGATGATGCAAAAATTCCTTCCGAGTACATTGGAGACTTATTTATTACAGACGTATTTACTGTTGTAAATAAAGCTGATTTAATTACTCTTTCAAATGCAAAGAAAGGAGACTTTGCTCTTGTCCAAGCTACAAGTAGTGAAACTACTGATATTTATGTTCTAAAGGATGAACCATATAGTACAATTGATAATTGGGTTAGAATGGTAATTCCTTGTGACGTTCTTTCTGTTAATGGAAAGACAGGAGTTGTCGTTATTGGGATTGACGATATCTCAGGATTAAGAACAGAATTAAATAAGATTGGTGCAACACTTACTGCCGACAAAATTGTAATTACTGATGCAGATGGTAAGTTAGTATCTTCCGCTGTGGCTGCGAGTGAGCTTGCTAAACTTGCAAAAATTCCAGTTGATTTTGATGTTGCTAATTATGAAGTTATCTCAAATAGAGTAGATACTATTGTAGATGATACTCTTGGAACTAAATATGCAAGTGTAGCAGCCATTAAAGCATATGTAACTAGTAGAATTCAAGGGCATACTCATAATGGTACTGATTCTCCTAAAATTGCTTTTGGTAATTTAACTGGAATAGAAAATATTGCCACTAAAACAGATGTAAGTGATGCTATTACTGCTCATAATAATGACCCAACGGCTCATGCAGCTTTATTTGGTGCAAAACAAAATAAAGTTATTCTTCTCCAAGCACAGACTTTAGCTTCTGCTACATGGGGAACAGATAAAGGGGTTTCTGGTTATTATGAGTATGCTTTTGGTAATGCAGCAATAAAAACAAACACCAAAGTCGATATTGTTCCTGCTACTTCATCTATTGAAACTATATTGGCTGCTGGTATTCTTCCAACGGTTCAATCAGATGCTGGAATTGTAACAATATATGCCCAATCAATCCCAACTGATGATATTACGGTTGATATGTATTTAACTGAAATAAATGAATAAGGGGGTCGAGTTAAATGGCTTTAGGCTCATTCGACTTACCCACTGGTGCGATTGTTATTCGTAAGGGTAGTTACCTTGAGTTCCCAACTATTGGGAACTCAAGTAACCTATATATTGATACTACTAATCAAGTAATTTACCGCTGGGATAGTGTTGATTTAAAATACTATAAAGATAGTCAAGACTATAATGATATTAGTCTTATAAATGGAGGGAACGCAAATGGCTGAAATTACACTTAATACAAGATTAGTATTAAGAAATGATACTTCTGCTAACTGGGGAACTAATGGAACAAAAGTTCTTTTAAAGGGCGAACCAATTATTGTTTGGGATGGAACTACTCCTAAAATAAAAATTGGTGATGGTACTCAAACAGTTGCAGATTTACCTTGGGCCTTTATAAATAGTTCTGATGCACAAAGTTTAATTACAACAGAAATTGGTAAACTTTCTTGGGTTAAAAATGTTACTATCACCGGGTCAGGAAATGGCTTAGCAAATGCAACTTATTCTGGTGGTATATTAACAATTACAAAAGGAAACTTTTTAACTTCTCACCAAGATATTAGTGGAAAAGTTGATAAAATTAACATACCTGCTAAAGAAAGCGGTTTTTATAAATTTGCTTATAATGCTCAAGGACAAGTTACTTCTAGTACAGCAGTAACAAAAGCAGATATTACTAGTTTAGGAATTCCTGCACAAGACACAAATACAACTTACGCACTTTCTTCAGAAAATGTACCCGGAGAATCTGATACAGTAAAAGTAACTTTATTACCAAATGATTCTTCTGGAACATCAGAAATTAGTTTTTCTGGAGAAGGCAATGTTTCTATTCTCCACGATAGTGGTAAAATAACAATTTCTTCAACTGATACCAATACAACTTATGTTTTTGGAGAAGGAAGCACTAACGGAGCTTTCACTGTAACTCCATCAGATGGTTCATCTCAATCGGTAAAAATTCACGGCTTAGGTTCTGCTGCATACACCGATTCAACAACTTATGCTACGGCGGCCCAAGGTACTCTTGCTACTAATGCAATGCCAAAAGCAGGTGGCACTTTCACTGGAGCACCTATTTGGGCAACTGCTCCTACCGCAGATGGTCACTTAGCAAATAAAAAATATGTTGATGATACTATTGCTTCAAAAGTAGCTAGTGTATTCAAATTTAAAGGGACTAAACCCACTTTTGAAGACTTACCTAAGACTGGAAATGTTGAAGGAGATGTATGGCATGTTGAAGCAGACCATACCGAATATGTATGGGCAACTGTTGACGGAGCTTTAAATCCTTCTTGGGAAGCTCTAGGCGGAACCATTGATTTAAGTGGCTATGCTTTAAAAACTGATTTAAAATCACTTACTTTTAAATCAGGAAGCACCACTGCTGTTTATAGTCCTTTAACAGCAAAAGAATTTACTTTCACCGCTGGTAATAATGTTACTCTTACTCTTGCTTCTACTGGATTAACTATTTCAGCAACAGATACAAAAGTATCAAACTTAACCTCTAACGCAGGAGAAGTAGTAACTGGATTAACTAGTAATACTACTTTAGCTACTACTAATGTAGGTGCTTTAGTCTTAACTGGGTTTGCTGCTTCAACTGCTGATACTGGTGCTCTGGCCGCGACAGATACTATTACTAAAGCATTGAATAAACTTTATAATTTAGCTAATAGTAAAACCTCTAATACTGGTACTGTTACTTCTGTTAGTGCTGGTGGAGGATTAACCGGTGGCCCAATTACTACTTCTGGTACAATTAGCCACGCAGCTAAACCTTCTAGTGGAACAGCTCTCGAAGCTGGTGCCGGTTCTGGATTAACTTTCTTAACAGAAATTTCTCTTGATGCTTATGGTCACGTAGCTACTGCTAAGAAAGCAACAGTAACTCTGCCGACTGCTTCTTCTCTTGGAGCATTAACCAGTATCACTGCTGGTGCTGGTATTTCTGTAAGTGCAAAATCCGGCACTACTCAAACAGTTTCAATAAGCACTACTGATACTTTTATTCTTGATGGTGGCACTGCTGCTTAATTGAAAGTAATAAAAAGTAAGGCTTACCTATTAAGGTAAGCCTTATTTACTAAAAAAATAAATAACAGCCCCTACAATATCACTTATTTTATAGAGTAATAGCGTAAAAGGAGGTTAGTTAATGGCAGAACTGACTCTAAAATCTAAAATACAATTTAGAAAAGATACTGCTGCAAATTGGAGTAGTAAAAATCCTGTTTTAAAACTCGCTGAGCCGGCATGGGATTCTACTAATTCAAGGCTTAAAATAGGTAATGGAACAAGTGCTTGGTCAAACCTTAGCTGGGCGTATCCTAGTATAAATATTTATAAAGATAGTGGAATTGATTTTAAAGCAACTAGTGGGAATTTTACAATAAAAATTCTTGATAATAGCACTTCGGCCACAAAATCTAGTATAAGATTAAATTATAATGGATCAGTGGATATTTTTAATAGTAATAATTTCCGACTAGTTTGGAGTTCATCTCAGGCTCTTTTTGTAGAAGAAGAAACTATCGCCAATTTAGGAACAAGTAGTCGATCTTGGGATTCTTTATATTTAAAAACTAAAATAGAATCTCCTGCTGGGGTAATAAATGTTTCTAATTCTCCCAAATCATTTACTATAACTAATTCAGTTGCTAATGCAACTAGTTCAAATAAAGTACAAAGTAGCTCAATTTATTTTCAAGCAAAAAGAACTTATTATGATACTTCTCTTCATAATGATAATAAGATTCTTATTTTTGATTCAGGGATGGATAATGAATTAGGAGCATCAGCAGGCTCTTTGTATCAAAGCGGGAAAGTTTATTTAGGAAATAATAGTAGCTCTTTTCCGAGAGTTTATGCAGAAAATTTTATAATGAATCCAGCCGCGGTTGGAGAGATTTTTAATACTGATGGTTCTAGGAATTTTCTTTGTTTAAATGAACCTTTAGTATTAAAGAAATGGAAATCATTTGTTATTACTGGATTTGATGCAGGTAATAAGACTTTTACACTTGATTCTGTAAGTGGATTAGCAGTTGGAGATACTTATAGCACTTCTTGCACTGGAAGTGTTTATAATAATTATGGACAAATAACAGCAATAAGTGGAAATACTGTAACTGTTTCCGCGGTACCAACAGCTAGTTTTGGTAGCTATTTAAATGCAAATCCTTCTTATGATCATATGTCTTGGTTCATAAATAGCAAGCCGGAGGCTGGAAGTTCTTATATCACATACTTCGATGAGACAGGAACATCCAATTTTATTATGGTTACTAATGCAAAAATTTCACAAAATTATTATATATCAGATCCTATTCTTAATAGTAATAATAATTTTTGTTTTGGAGATGGCCTTTATATTCCAGTAAACAAAACTTACAATCTTTATCCTCACTTTAAAATTGGTAGGTATGATAGTGATTCTAGGGGAACTTATCCATTTGTTATTGGTTGGGGTTCCTCTGATACAGATAGAAAAAATATATTTTATGTAAATAACTCTGGCTATTGTTATGCAAATGCTTATAACCTTATAAGTGGAGGTACATTATTAGAATATAAGCACTATTCAGGCGTTAATATGTATTTAGCAACGAACAGAAAAAAAGGACTGTTCTCTTCATACAATCCAACCTATAAACCTACTGGAGCATCTACTACTTATTATGGAGGATTTAATATTCCTCTTGGAGCTGATGGTACTACTTATGTTGGACAATTATATTTTGAAAGAGGGGAGCCTCGTATGCACTATCATTATTCAACTGGCACAGGAGACACTGCATGGAGTAGCTGGTATAAAATTCCAGTCGGAGTTTGTGGACAAATTACAAGAGGAACTAGTGCTCCTTCAGGCGGAAGAGACGGAGACATATACTTGCAGTATTAAAGGAGGTAAAGGATATGGCTACTGTTGATTTAACCGCAGGAGGAGGTTCTAAAACATATACTATAAATGGAAGTAGTGCTCAAGCGGGTACTGCTCAAAAAATAGATTTTGTTTGCGAATATTCTACTAGTGGATATTTAACTATAAAAATGCAAATAAGACCAGGAGGATGGAACTTTTCAACAAGTGACACCGTTGCTGCAATTAGCTGCAATGGAAGTAAACAAACATTGAAAAACCATGTATCTTTTTCTGCTGACAAAAACTCAACTGCTGTTGTTGGAACATGGGGAAATTATGTCTATACTACTGGAACATACACAGTTAGTTACGATCTTGACATGTATGCTGGTGGTTGGGGTCCAACTCCTGATGGCGGTTGGTATGGTAAAACTTTTACTATTAGCGTAACTGGTCACTATACAATTCCAAACGCTGGAACAACTAGTTGTTCTCAATCAAATGGAACTTTCTCGATATCTTGGAGCGGATTTAGTGGAGGACATAATAATTCAATTAGAGCTTACGAACTCTGGTATCAAGAATCAACAAATAATTCTAGTTGGAGCGATAGAGTTCACATTTCTAATTATTCTACTACCAGTTCTTCTTACTCAACAACTTGGTCAGGTGGAACCACTGGAAGATATTATCGTTTTTGTGCCGTAGCATTAGGGACTGTTTCTGGAACTTATTCAAGTACAACTGCTTTTGGAAATAGTGCCCAAAAAACTCAATCAATTAGTGCTCCAAGTGCCCCAACTGGAATTGAGATTACTGCTAGCCCAATAAGTTCTTCTAATCCTGCTGTTTATGGAATAGTAGATACAAATAAACTCCTTGGAGGGACAACAAACACAGCAGTAAAAGTTTTAATGTGCGATTATACTACTTGGAGATATGTTAAAGTAAGACCATATGGTTCTACTGGAAGTTCTTTTACTTATAGAACTCAGTATGCAGTTTGGTCAAGAAATAAGAATCCTCTAACTGATACACCTGATTTAGTAAACTGGGGAGCCGATGCTAGTAGTATAGGTAGTTCTGGCTATGATTCTGACTGGAAATTAAATGAAACAACTAGAAGTCCAGGAGTATATGTCCGATATAGAGCTGATGCCAGTAATTCAGCAGGAACGTCTCCAGGATGGACATATAGCCCTGTCTGCATGTTAGGAGGTTCTGTTGATTGTAATGAATCTGGAGATTGGAGACAACGAATGCCTTGGATAAATGTAAGTGGTACTTGGAAACCTGTTTATGCAGTCTGGCAAAATGTTAGTGGAACATGGAGACGAATGGGTTGAGTAAAATTTAGATAATAAACTTTAAAAAAACACTTATTCATTAGGATAAGTGTTTTTATTTTAGAGAAAAAGGAGGTCGATAGGATGGCTGATATAAACTTATCGGTTAATGGCGGAGAAGTTGATAAAAGTTATAATGGTGTAAAAGACGGACAAATAATCCACTTTTATTGCTCATATAGCTCAAGTGGAACTGTTAAAGTGAGATGTAATGTCTCTGTCGGCGGTTGGAATTTTTCAACTGAACAAGGAGCAGGATATATAACTATAGATGGAACAACTACTACTAGAACAACATCTCCTTATGAGGTTGGAAAAAATAGTAATAAAGATTTTCTTATTGCTACAAAACCATCAATGAATACCGCGAAGACTTTTACAGTTACAGCGAAAATGGATGCCTATGCTGGTGGTTTCGGACCTACGCCTGGTGGAGGAAGAACTTTTAGTTTTACTGTTTATATCCCAGGAATAGTTAGTTCATGTGGAGCACCAACATCAATGAGTGTTAATAAGTCCATAGCAAATCCAGGAGAAGATATTACGTTGTCATGGAGTGGAGCTAGTTCTGGAACTGGTAATAGTATTTCTTCTTATTATATTTTATGGGGATATAGCGATGGAGGATGGGACTGGGGAAAAACAGTATATACAACATCCAGCTATGGAAGCACAACTATTACTTTACCAAATACTCAAGAAGGAAAATATATAGATTTCCAAATTAGAACTCAAGGAAGTGCTGGGTCCAGCTATTATTCTGGATATTATAGAAGAGATGATATGGTTAGAACTAGATCTAGACCATCAATGTCTGCTTGTTCTGCGTCTCACTATAATGGGACAACAACTATTTCTTGGAATGAAGCCGCTGGAGGAATAAACAATCCAGTATCAAAGTATGAAATTTGGTATTCTTATAAAACAAGCAGTTCAGGAAGTTGGAGTTCCAGACAACATTTAATTAACACAGAAGATAATTCTGCTCGTTCTTATACTTGGAATCAAGGAACTGTTGGATATTACTATAGATTTTCAGTAGTCGCTTTGGGTTCTAATTATTCCTACTCAGCAACAACAGATACTTGGAGTGGTCAGATTCAAAAAACAGACAAATATACTTCTGCTACTTCACCTACTAGTTTTACTTATACCGTTTTAAATTTAGATTCTGGACAACCTTCAAATAAACCATATCCATCACAAAAGATTCAACTGTCTTGGAGTGGAGCTTCTGGAGGAACCAAAAATGGTACTAGCGTTTCTCCAAATGGTTATGAAATTCAATATCAAACAAATTCAGGTTCCTGGTATAATTTAAACTCTTCAGTTTCAACTTCCCCGTATGAATATACAATTCCTACTGGAATATCTACCATAAATTTTAGAATCAAAACGAAAAGTGTTGGAGGAAGTTCTTGGTATTCAAGCTATAAAACTTTAGGATCTATAACAATTGGAACCGCACCAGCTCCTTCTAGCTCAACTGCTGAAATATCAATAACTCAACCAAATCGAGGGACTTTATCTGGAAAACAATTAAATCTAAAAATTATATCTCCTTTCACTTCTAATTCAAATTATAATAAAATTTCTTTATATAATATATATTATATTTCTTCTCTGTCAGGTCCTATAACAAATACTGATATAAGCAAATATACTTTATGGAAAAGTATTTCTAGTTCATATAATATCCCGCCTGATGGAGAACCATTTACTAATGTGCAATGGGGAAGCAATTATAGATTTGCTATGATAGCATATGGTCAATATAACGGACAAACAAATCCAGTATTCTCTAACAGTGAAGTAGTTCAAGCACCTGATGGTGTCCCGGCACAAGGAGTTGAAGTATCCGGCTCAGGAGTTTATACTGATGATAATGGAGAAATAAAAACGATAGGAAATGGTTATATATCCTTTTCCCCATACGGAGGAACTAATTTATCTAAATATGAATTAGAATATTCAAACAATTCTAGTTATTCATCTTCGTCAAAAATGGATATTTTGATTGGAAGTTCTGCTACTCTAGGAATACCTAATTTAGACACTGGAACATTTTATTACATTAGAATATGGTCTTATACTTTGGAAGGAGAAAAAATTGAAAACGCTCCTCTTTATTTAAATGAAAATTTAACAACTAATGGACAAATAGTTTTTATAGATAGAAATGAATTATCCAAAAAAAATACTGAAAATCCAGTTGTTCAAGTAAAAAGAGGGCCTTCCAATGTTTGGAGCAGAGAAGATGGGAGAATAGAAAGTTCAACTTCTATTCAAGGAGTTAGACTTGAAGATGGCGAATTTGGATATGAAACTGACTCAAATAGATTAAAAGTAGGTAAAGCACGAAATACTTTTTCATCTTTAGATACTATCGGAGAAATAATTGGAACTAATAATAACTATCCAAAAAACAGAAATAATGCAATTCATGGAAATAATAATAATTTAGGCGGCTCAGCAAATAATAACATAATATTCGGAGATAATAATAAAATAAATAGTTCTTGTTCTTATAATTTAGTTTCAGGAAGAAATAATGAAATGGGGTATAACTCTACAAGTACATGGTATTATAATATAATGTCCGGACAGTCATTAAGATGTCAAGATGATTATACTTCATATTTTGGAAAATATAATCAATCATACTCTGGATATCCTTTTCTCGTAGGATGGGGGACTTCTGAGTCTAATAGAAAAGATATTATGAAAATAAGCGACGATGGAGACCTTTATGTCTATGGAAAAATATATAACAATGTAAGTTCTGGAACTTCAGGAGATATTGCTGGAATTCCAATAGGAGGAATTATTACTTTTGCTGGGTGGCCTCTGCCAGTTGGATACCTCAGATGCGATGGTACTGCATATAGTAGAACTACTTATTCAGAATTATTTACTTTAATAGGAACTTCATATGGGTCAGGAGATGGAAGTACTACTTTCAATGTTCCAAATTTTAGTGGTAAAGTTGCAGTTGGAGTTGGTACAGCAACAACTAAATATTGGAGCAGAGGAACATCTACATCATCAGAGACTGTAAGTGTACCTCTTCAAAGCCATACTCATAGTGGCCCTAGTCATACTCATAGTATGAGTCATGGTCATGGAGATACTTTTTCCACCGCAGATGCAGGAAGTCACTGGCATCAAATAGGCACTGACCATGATTCCGCAAAAGGTAGCTATGGTCACACTGTTCACAATAATACTTCTGGAGCAGAAAGATATAATGGATATACTAGTAGTGCAGGTAGTCACAGCCATACTGTTAATGGTTCTGTAAGCAACTATACCGGTAACACAGGATCTGGTGGCACTGGCTCTACAGGTTCTACAGGTTCTAGCTCTGGAGCACCATCTGTTAGTGTTTTTCAACCATCATTAGGAGTATATTATCTTATTAAATATAGATAAGGAGTGAAAGGAATGGCATTAGATAAAATTTTAAAAACTGAAGTAGGCCAAATAACGACATATCATAGGATTCAAAATATTGAGTTTAATTATGATACAGATTCAGTAAAAATAACATTGGCAAATTATGCTTCTGAAGAATATCGTAATAAAGAAAAAGAAGATATAGCTTTAATAAATAGCAAAATAGACAGGTATAATTTTTTACTTCCTAAAGTAAAAAAAATGCAAGAAATTATAGAGAAAAATTCTCCTCTTTTAGAAAGATATTATAGAATTCATAATATAATAAATATGAATGATGGCATATTTGATGAAAATGGTATAAAACATGAAATTCAGATACTAGATTCTGATAGAGAATTTTATAATAAAACAAATCCAGAACAGTTAGAAAAAGAAATTATTGATAATTCACTTTCAGAAAGCGAACTAGATGAATTTAGAAATCTTGACATCCAAGAATTATATGCTTATAAAATAGAACCTAAACAGTTATCATCAATAATTTACACTATCCAAATTGATGAGGATATTCGCAAAAATATTTATGATAATATTGTTTCAAAAATTGTCGATTTTCAAGATAGTGTTATGATTTAATTCCTATTTTATTATACCATAATATTAAAAAATTCACAAGTAATTGGAGAATAAAATCCAATTACTTGTGATTAAAGGAGGATTTGCTATGTGTGAAGAAATTGATATCATCAATAGCGAAGACGGTTTCATTGACGAACCAGATCAAATGGGTGAATTAACCGAAGAAGATAAGGAGGAATAATTATGGCAAATGGTTCATTAAGAATTTGTTTAGACCCAGGCCATTCTATCAATTATAACCGAGGCGTAATTCCCGGCTATTTTGAAAGCAATATGAACTGGAATCTAGCAAATTATTTAAAAGAAGAATTGTTAAAATATAAAAATACAGAAGTATTTATTACCAAAAGCAGACTTGATAGCAATCCTGACCTAGAAAGTAGAGGTCGTTATGCTATTCAAAATAATTGCGAAGTATTTTACTCTATTCATAGTAATGCTGCTTCTGCGGCCGCCTGTGGAGTAAGCGTATTTCGCTCCGTAAAAAGACCAGATAGCGTAAAATTAGGCCAATTACTTGGTCAAAAAGACGTTGATATTATGAGAAAAGATACTGGAATAACTTACCTAAGACAAAATGGTAATAGCACCCGTCTCTATCCTAACACAACAAATACTGATTATTATGGAGTTATTCGTGCTTCAGTAAGAAGTGATGTAGTTAAATATAGCTATATTATTGAACATGGATTTCACACCAATCCTACTGAATGTACTTGGCTAATGGATGATAGTCATATTAGAGAACTAGCAAAAGGTGAAGCTGATGTCTTAGCTAGTTATTTTGGATTACAATTAAAAGATAGTCCTACCCCAACACCAGAACCAACTCCCTCTGGAGAAATTAAAGTTGGAGATATTATTGATTTTTCTGGTGGTGGAGTTTATAGTAGTGCAAATGCTAGCACACCCTCTTATAATATTGACCCTGGTAAATATCTTGTAACTCAAATTTATCAACTTGGTAAATCAAAACATCCATACTCTTTAAATTCTGCTGATGGGAAAAGAATTTATGGTTGGGTTGATGCCGATAAGGTGAGTAAAGAAGATACTCCTACTCCTAAACCAGATACTCCTATCGAAGTTGGAGATATTGTACAATTTTCTGGCGGTCCGCACTACTCAAATGCGAATGCAAGTGAAGCCGCAGGAACTCCAAAAGCTGGTCCTGCTAAAGTAAGTGCTAAAAGTGATGGAGCAAAACATCCTTACCATATTATTCATACTGATGCTCAATCTAGTGTATATGGCTGGGTAGATAGCGACAGAATTAGTAAAAATGGTTCTACTCCTGCTCCTGGTCCAGCTCCAGTTGGATGCCCATATCCAGAACCAACTCGTCAGCTCCATAAGGGAGATAGCGGTGAAGATGTTAAATGGGTGCAATGGTATTTATGCGAAGATGGATATAATGTAACTATTGACGGAAAATTTGGTCCCGATAGTGATAAGAAAGTTCGACAATTCCAAGGAGATCAAGGTATTAAAGTCGATGGTTGGGTAGGAAATGATACCAAAGCTAGACTTAAAAATCCTCAAGCTAAGAAAACTAATCCTTACAAAGAACCCACTTCCGATATTCGCAAAGGCGGAAAGGGAGATGGAGTAAAATGGATTCAATGGGAATTAGTAGAAGCTGGATATAATATTGAAATTGATGGAAGTTTTGGGTCTGCTACTGATAATGCAGTAAGAGACTTCCAAAAGAAAAGTGGTTTAAAAGTTGACGGTTGGGTAGGTAAAGATACTAGAGCAAAATTAAAAGCTAATTGATGAAGAAAATACTTCCTATTTTAATTAGTATTTTAGTCCTATTGTGCGGTTGCGGCCAGAGCAAAGATTTAGTTGAATCCTCTGGCTCAACTAGCTTACCTAGTACAGAAACCACATCAACCACAGTAGAATCAACCACTTCTACTGAAAGTCAACAAACCACTTCAACCAGTATAATATCAATAGAAACAAAACCCCAAAAAGAAGTTGGAATAAAATGGAAAGTTCCACTAATTATTCAGAATCCAGAATTACCTACTGGGTGCGAGATTACTAGCATAACTATGGTTGTTAATTTCTATGGATATGATTATGATAAAATTACTATGACAGATAAGTATTTAGATAAATCTGATAATTTTTATCATAAAGATGGTCAATTATTTGGCCCTAATCCACAAAAGTTTTTCTTAGGAAATCCTAGAAGCACTAGTGGATATGGATTACAATGTTTCTCTGGGACTTGGGTTAATTCTCTTAATAAAGTCTTTAAGGAAAGCAAAAGCGAGCATTATGCAGAAGATATAAGTGGAAAAAGTTTAAAAGAGTTAGAAGATGAACTTCAATCTGCTCCAATTCTAATTAGTGCTTCAATAAATATGAATCCAGCATCTCCAAGAGTTCTTTTTAAAGATTCTGAGACAAAAGAAGATGTAACAACTTACAGGAACTTCCATTGTGTTGTACTTGTTGGTTATGATGAAGATTACTACTATATAAATGACCCGCTCGGCACTTTTTCAAAACTTGAGAAGACACGACTCGAAAGAGCGTATACCTCGACGGGCCAGCAAGCAGTCATTGTTCGATAATTCGGCGTGAAAAGAGAGTATAGTCCTTCGGACTATACTCTCTTTTATTATTTAAAACTTGACTTAATAGAAATATTCTAATATAATATTTATAGGAGGGAATAAACGATATTAAAAAGGAGAATTGTAACAATGAGTTTTCAAATAAGAAAAATGCAAGAAAAATATAAAACAGTATATAAATATGATTTACCAAATACTCCAGGAATTTCAGATTTATTTATGCACCCAGTTCATCAAATCTTAAAAGTGGATTTACAAAATGATAATCCTGTATTTTGGGCAATAGTATATCAAGAAGAACCAAAGAAAAAATATCAAATTATTACTTTGTGGACTGGGATGGATTTTAAAGAAGAATATGGAGACTATATTGGAACTTTAACAATAGATGGACTCGTTTATCATTATTTTATAAGAGAGGTATATAATGGAGCTAGATAAAGAACAAAAAGCAGCAGTAGAAACTAAAAAAAGAAATGTTCTTGTTGCTGCGGCCGCAGGCTCAGGAAAAACTAGAGTAATAACTGAACGACTAAGGTTTCTTCTTGGCGAAGGCGTAGACCCTTCTAAAATTTTTGCTATTACTTATACCAATGCAGCAGCTCAAGAAATGAGAGAAAGAATAGGTAATTCAGAAGTATTTATTGGAACTATCCATAGCTTAGCCAACCGTATTCTTCTTCTTAATGGTATAGATACAACTCCCTTTCTTAATGAGGAAGAATTTGATAAACTTTTTGAAGTAATAAAAGATAGCAATATTGAGCTTCCAGAAGTAGACCATTTACTTATAGACGAGTTTCAAGATATTTGTGAGAATGAATATGAATTTACTATGGAGACTCTTAAACCAAGAAATTTTTTCGTAGTTGGAGATAGTCGTCAAGCTATTTATTCTTTTAAAGGAGCAAACTATAAATATTTTATGGATTTAATCAATAATCCTTTTGTCCAAGTATATGAGCTTAATAATAATTATCGTTGCGGGGAAGAAATAATTGATTTTGCTGATGTATTTTTGAACAATATGTATGATATTTACGATACTTCTGTATATTGTAAAAGTGGAATAGTTGGTGAGGTAGAAAGGTCTCCTTTTAGTACGGATGCTATTTTAGAGTATTTAAGAGAAGGAAATTATCGAGATTGGTTTATTCTTTGTAGAAAAAATTCTGAAATAGAAGAAATTGGATATTTTTTAGATAAGAACAAAATTCCTTATACTAATTTTAAAAAATCAGAAATGTCTCTTGAAGAGTTAAATGAGAAAGTTAATTCCAATATGGTTAAACTCCTTACTGTCCATAGTGCAAAAGGGTTGGAAAGTAAGAATGTTATCGTTATAGGAGCAAAAACTTATAAGCAAGAAGAAAAACGGATTTGCTATGTCGCCGCGACAAGAGCAAAAGAAAGATTGGTATGGATGACTGAAATGCCAAAGAAAAAGTCAAACTATAAAATGACGAATTGGAGTTAATAAAATGAATATTATGGAATATGATTCAGAAAATTTGGATGTTATAGAATTAAATAGATTATTCTCTATTTTTAAAGAAGAAAGTGAAAAAGAAGGACATACTGCTATCGCTATGCCGAAAGATATTACTATTCTTCAAGATGTAGATAGAAAGACTCTTTATAAAGTAAAAGAAATGATTGATGAAGAGTTGAAAAGAAAGACAAAAGAATCCGAAGAAGAATATAGGAAATCAAAAGCAGTATATCTATTTAAGTGCTATGAGGCAAATGGTCAACTTATTAAAATAATTGATTTTGACTTCTCAAATCAATACTCTATGATATGCGTTTGTCTTGATTGGACTGAAGGAGATAAACATTTTGCTCTTACTTTTGATAGCATTGGATTATTCTGCAATGACTATAAGAATCCAGGTCATCAAATAATAGAACAGTATAAAGAAATCTCAGAAGAAGAATTTAGGGTAAAATTTAACGCAAGAATTAACGAAATTTGCTTTGGAGAATATAGATGTCAAGGTTAAACTTGACATCTTTTCTTTTCTGTGATATAATAAGTATATAAGAAAGTTGGTGGAGAATGTTTAAGGCAAAAAGAAAAAGAGATGGAAAAATTGCCCAAATATTAGATACTTATGTCGATGATTATTTGGAAGTTACCTATTTTTTCTTATGGGAAAATGATGGTTGGAGATGGCGGTTGGCCGATAATTATGTTCCACCTAATTATGACTTTGACAAAGAAAGAGGAGGTCTTGAATAAATGAATTATGGAGTAAACGATATAGAAACTCTTTCTTTTAAAGAAGGGGTCAGACAAAGAATTGCTATGTATCTTGGCTCCGCAGATAATCAGGGAGTGGAGAATGGTATTCAGGAAATTATCTCCAATAGTATTGATGAATATTATATGGGATATGGAAATAAGATTGTTATAACTCTATTTGCAGATAAAATTTGCATTAGAGACTTTGGTCGTGGTATTCCCTTCGGAGAAAAGAACGGAGAAAATGTTCTTGAGAGCATTTTTTCTCGTGCTCATACTGGCGGAAAGTTTAATGAAAAAGTTTACCAGAGTGTAGCTGGATTAAATGGCATTGGTGCAAAAGCGACTTGTCTTTCTTCAAAATACTTTAAGTGTATTTCTATGAGAGATGGAAAATATGCTGAAATTATTTTTGAAAAAGGGAATATGATTTCTTATGAAGAAAATAATCTTCCTGATAATAAGAAAAATTTAAGAGAAAATGAAAATGGAACTTATGTTGAGTTCTACCCAGATAAAGAAGTTTTTAACCTTGAGCCTATTAAAATTGAGTTTAATGATTTATGCAAAAAGTGCAAAAATCTTAGTTATTTAACAAAAGGTCTTACTTTTATTCTTCGTGACGAAGTAAATAATAAAACTGAGAGTTATTGTGCAAAAAATGGTATTTTAGACCTTATTTATGATAAGGTTAAAAATCCAGTTCATAATAATCCTATTTACTATGAGCTTAAAGACGGGAATATGCAGATAGAAATCGCTCTTCAATGGACAAAAGACCATGAAGCTTTCTATTGTTTTACAAATGGTCTTATGCACAGCGAGGGTGGAACAAGTTTAACTGGTATTAGAACTTCTATTACTAGAAACATAAATAAGATTTTTAATAAAAATTTTAGCGGAGAAATGGCAAGAACTGGCCTTATTTATGCTGTTTCTTGTAAAATTCCTAATCCCTCTTTTGCTAATCAGACAAAAACAAAAATCAACAATCCTGAACTTCGCTCTTTAGCTGATAGAGCTTTTTCAGAAGCAATAAAGCAGTTTGAAAATCAATACCCTAATGATATGAAACAAATTAAAGATTTTCTTACTAAAGAAGAGAAAGCAGAAGCTGCTGCGGCAAGAGCAAGAACAGCAGTCTTAGATGCTCAAAAAACTGTTGAAAAAGAACTAAAAAAGAAATCTGTTCTTGCTGGAAAACTTGTTGACTGTGAGAAGCATAATGAAGAGTCTCAACTCTTAATAGTGGAAGGTAAATCTGCTCTTGGCTCTATTGTTAATGCCAGAGATGGAGTAACTACTGCCTGTTTCCCATTAAGAGGAAAAATCATAAATGTTTTAAAGAATAATGAAGAAGATATTTTTAACAATCAAGAAGTAAAAGAACTTCAAATTGCTCTTGGATGTGGAATTGGCGATAAATTTAATATGAAGAAACTTCGTTATGGTAGAGTCTGTATCGCCGCAGATATGGATATGGATGGATATTCTATTGTTTGTCTTGTCCTTACTTTCTTCTATAAATATTATCCAGAGCTAATTAGACAAGGAAAAATTTATTGGGCAAGAACTCCATTATTTTCTGTTACTTCTGGTGGAAAAACTTTCTATGCCTATTCAGAAGAAGAATTAGCAAAACTTCCAAAAGGAAAAGTTAGCAGGAATAAGGGTCTTGGTGAATTATCTGCTATTGAAATGAAAGCAACTTTATTTAGTTGTGAAGATAGTTATGTACAATTTACTATGGAAGATGCTGCGGCTGCGGCGTACTATTTTAATCTTCTTTTAGGTGAGAATGTTAAAGGAAGAAGAGAATATATTTTTGAAAATATTGATTTTGAGGCAGTTGAAGAATAACTGCCTTGACTTTTTCTGAATATTATAGTATAATATTAGTATAAAATGAAAAGGAGAGTTTGAATGGAATTAAAGCTTGATGTATCGGAAGCTCTTCCTAACTTTTACCTCCCATATGCAGGTTATGTACTTCAAACTCGTGCAATACCAGATTCAAGGGATGGTTTAAAGCAGGGTGCAAGATTTATTATTTTTGCACAAATGAAGCATAAATTAGTTTATAACAAAGATAGGAGAAAAGCTGTTGCTACTGTAAACGCAGGAATGGAGTTTAGTCCTCACGGTGATTCTAGTGTTTATGGTACTGCGGTTCGTTTATCGCAACCTTTTTCACTTCGTTATCCTATTATTGAAGTAAAAGGTAATAATGGCTCTCTATTTGCAGGAGATGACTTCTCTGCGGCTCGTTATATTGAAATGAGAAGTAATAAAATTGCAGATGAAATGACTAATCTTCTTGCGAAAGAAACTATTGATAAGTGGCGGCTGAACTATACTCAAGAACAAGAATATCCAACGGTATTACCAACAAGATTTCCTTTTAGCCTTGTTAATGGTAATACTGGGATTGGTGAATAAAATACGCCTGTGTTACTGCTTTACCGCTTATCAGCGGGGTTACGACACTCACGTCGTAGCTAACGGGGGAAACCTGACCGACTATCCAATTCCTGTTCCTAAATTCTATAATCTGGAATAGGAATTGGCACATGTAGTTAGAAGGCAATCCCGTGGGAACAAACTATAATATGCCTTCTTTTGGAGGTATAAAATGACTGGTATCTATAAAATAACTAATTTAGTTAATCAAAAATCATATATTGGTCAAGCTGTTGATATTGAAAAAAGGCTAAGAGAACATAGAAATGATGCTTTTAATCCAAAAAGAAGAGAGTATAATTATCCTTTATCTAGGGCATATCGGAAATACGGAATTGAAAATTTTTCTCAAGAAATTCTCTGTATTTGCTTAAAAGAAGAATTAAATGAAAAAGAAAATTATTATATTAATTTTTTTAATTCCAAAGATAAAGGATATAATCAGCAAGATGGAGGACAACCAGGAAATCGTCCTTTAGGAGAAAAACATCATCTTGCAAAATTGACGGATGACCAAGTTTTCTTAATAAGAGAAGAATATAATAATCACACGCCTTTTCAAGAAGTTTTTGATAAATATTCAAATGGAATGAGCATTAGTGGTTTTAGAAAAATCTGGCTTGGGTATACAAGAACCAATATTCATATGGATGTTTATACAAAAGAAAATAAAGAATATTGGGAATATCTTAAAAATATTAGTGGAAATCGAATCTTCTCTGATAAAGAAATTATTGATATTAGAACTAGATTAAAAAATGGAGAAAGTAAAGATAGTATTTACCAAGATTACAAATATAAAGTTGCTAAAAGAGAAAGTTTTAATGATATTTGTTCTGGTAAACGCTATACTCATATTATAGTTTGACCTGTATCGACTATCCTCGGAACGGAGGAGTAGGGTATCTATTGATACGATACTCGAAATGGCAGTCGTCTCTAAAAAAAGAGATTAAGATATAGTCAGCGCCAATAGAAATATTGGAATTACGTGGTAGGGTGTTCAAGTTCTATTCCTCAATTTAATCTATGTGAAGTATCAGATGCTTTAATAAAACTTCTTTATAATCCTAGTATTAGTTTTGAAGAAATCTATTGTCCTATTGATTTCGCAACAGGTGGCATTATTATCAATGAAGAAGAAGTAAAAGAAAGCCTTAAAATCGGCAACGGTAAAGCTGCTTGTATAAGAGCAAAAATTGAATATGATTCTGATAAAAATGAACTTTCAGTGAGAGAACTTCCTTATCAGGTATTTACTTCTACTGTATCAAAACAGATTCAAGCAGCTATTGATGAAAACAAATTATATGGAGTAGAAAGTTTCTTCGACGGGACTGGTTTTGAAGGTATCAATATTCGTATTAAATTGACTAAAGGAGCTAATCCAGAAAAGGTATGTAAACTTCTTTATAAAGAAACTTCTCTCCAACACCATTATTCTATAAATATGATGATGTTGGAAAATGGAACTACTCCTCGTCTTTTCTCTTGGAAAGAAATGATGGAGAGTTACCTTTCTCATTTAGAGGATGTTATTAGAAAAGCGTATCTTTTTGATTTAAGGAAAATTAAAAATAGAATCCATATATTAGAGGGATACTTAAAAGCATTAGCAAATATCGAAGAAGTAATCCAAGTTATTAAAACTGCCGCAGATGTTGAAAATGCAAGTAGAGGACTTCAACAAAAATTTGGATTTTCGGCGGCCCAAGCAAAGGCTATTCTCGACCTTAAACTTCAGAGATTAGCTAATATGGAGAAGATTAAGATAGAGAATGAGCTTGCAGATATTAGTAAAAAGGCAGAAGAAATTACGGCTATTCTTAGTAGCGAAGAACTTTTCAAAAAAGAAATCGAAAAAGAAATTTTAAGAATAAAAAAAGAATATGGGGACAGCCGCCGCACAGTAAATATGAATTTGAAATTTGATGGTGATGATGAAGAGCCGGTAGAAAAGAAGACTCTTATTGTTCATCTTACTAACTTTGGTAATCTTTATACCTTTGAATCAACTACGCTTATGACTCAAAAGCGTGGCGGTAAAGGTACTAAAGTAAAAATGGATACTAATGAGTATATTATTGATACTATTAGTGATTCAAATGCAAGTAATTGTCTTATCTTCTCAAACAAAGGAAAAGTATATACTATCAATTTGAATGATTTACCTATCAATCAAAAAGTAAATGTTAATACTATTTTTGAATTTGAGACTGGAGAACAAATAACAAATATTATTCCTTTTAGTAAAATAAATAATCGTAACTATATGATTTTTGTAACTAAGAATGGAATGGTTAAAAAAAGCTCCTTAGAGGAATATCGAATTAAGAAGTCTAAAGGAGTTATTGCTGTTAAGATAAAAGATGGTGATTGCTTAAAAAGAGTTATGTTGGTAGATTCCGCGCCTGTTGGAATTTTGACAAAAGCCGGAAATTATCTTATAATAGATACAGAAACAATAAATCCAACCGGACGAGCTACATCAGGGGTTATAGGGATTAAGTTGTCTAAAGATGATGAAGTAGTCGATGCAAAAATTATTCCACCAAATACAAAAGAAATAATTTCAATTTCTTCAAGTGGTATGATTAAGAGAACTGATTACGAAAGTTTCTCAATCGGCAATAGAGCTACAAAAGGCTCTGCTATTCAGAAACTTAAAGACAATGATACTATGATTAGCTTTAATGTTATTGACGAAAAAGACGACGAAATCGCCGTCGTGTCTAATAAAGCTATAATTAAGATACCTCTTAAAGAAACTCAGCTTTCAAGTAAAGGCGCTCAAGGAACCCAAGCAAAAAAACTTGAAGCGGGAGAAAGGATTACCGAAGTTTTGAAAATAAAGGAGAGGTAGAATGGAGAATGAGTTTGCTTTAGAAATAAAAAGACAAAAAGTTTTAACAGAATATAAAAGTGCTTTGATTTCTGCTATTAACCTTATACTAGATAATATTAAAAGTCAAAAGGATTTGGCCGAAGCTATTATAGAAAACGGTAGCACAAAAATGACTTCTGAAAAAGTAAAAGGATTTGAGAAATCTATTGACCGCTATTCAGCCTTAAAAAATAAAATTGAAAATGATTTAAAGCTATCAAAAGCTGACTATTCATTACTTGCAGTTGCTTGTACTGGTGCAAGCAATAGTGTTGCTTCAAATGCTCATAAACTTTTAGACTCAGCTAAACAACTGCAAAACTTAGCAAAAGCATTTATGGCGTAATTGGGAATTTAATCCCAAAAACAATAAAATTTGACTTTACTTAAATTTTATTGTATAATAAATATATAAGGTTGGGAAGCAAACCACCTTGTAATAAAATAA